AAGTGCATAATGTACAACATAATATGTTCCAAAATCTTTAAAAGAAGAAGAAAAGTATTTAAATATGAAACTATAAAAAATTGAGGAATTGTTTATGCAGTTCCTCAATTTTTATTCATTATAGATATTTATATAGAAATAATAAAGATTATGAAATATTTAAAACTATTCGAAAATCATAGGCAGTATGAAGACTATGTGGCAAGTGGATTAACATTGCCAAATGTTTCACACTGCATCCAAGAAATAGAAGTGCATTACGCCCCATTTATCGAAACAAGGGTTGTATGCAAATATAATGTAGCAAGCACATCATCCCCAACCGCATTAAGGACAAATTTTGAACAGAACGTATTCAAATCAATGGAGGTTGATGGTAGGATGCTTGATGAGCTTGTTACTGAGTATACATTCGACAGTACTGGTGTTCATACAGTTAAATATGAGTTATATGACGAAACTAAATTGGGCAATGGTGCTCCAACTTTTTATAATAGTAATTTAATAGAGGCTACGATTCCAGACAGTGTTACAACTATTGCCTCTAATGCTTTCAATAGTTGTTATGCCCTTGCAAGCATAAACATCCCAAGTAGTGTTACAAGTATAGGTAGTTATGCTTTCCTTAACTGCACTAGCCTTACAAGTGTGTCTATTGACAGCAACGCAATAGTATCATCAGCATACACTTATTCTACAAATATACGAAACACTTTTGGCTCTCAAGTAACTGAATATGTAATTGGAAACAGTGTTACAAGTATTGGTGATGGCGCTTTCGTTGGTTGTAATGCCCTTACAAGTGTGGCAATAGGTAGTGGAGTTACAAGTATTGGAGGTGGTGCTTTCAGTAATTGTAGCGGCCTTACAAGTATAACAAGTAATGCTACAACTGCTCCAACTATACAGAGTGGTACATTCCAAAACGTTAAAACCAACGGTACTTTATATGTTCCAATAGGTAGTAGTGGCTATAATGTATGGATGCAGAATGCTAATTATTATTTAGGAAAGTATAATTGGACAAAGGTAGAACAATAAAATATAACAAATGGGATAGTTCAAATGAACTATCCCTTCTTCATTTTTTATGCACCCTTAATTATTGGCCTAGCAATCTCTTGCCTTTTCTTACTTTTCTTGCCGTGTTTCTTCTCATACCATTTGAAGGTTTTATACATAACCTCAACGGCTGTAATTGTTGCGCTTGCCACAGTGACAAGTGTATTAACTTTTTTTAGCAATCCCATATTTTCCCTTATTTAATTTATATACGTTGTTAACTGCCCCTATGAAATCATTCCATCCTTGCAGCTCTTGGCCATTAACCTTTATACCCAAGACAATCTTCTTTGAAACAATGTCCTTTGAATTCAGTCTTGTGGTCAAGACCTTAAATGTAACGTGATGGTATGGCACACTTATGTAAGTGTATTCAATCCTACCATTCTCACGCTTCGCTGTGAATCCAAAGAACTTGTTTCTTTCAAGAATTTTACTTACTGCATCGAAATGTATTAATCCTTTACTCATTTAGGTACTTTTTCTAATAATATAGTCAGGCACTTTTTCTAATAATATAGTCATTGCATATTGACTCGTTTGGCTAATGTCAACGTCTCCATTAGGCTTCTTAACCTCTAAGGGTTTTAGTAAAGCTCTGATGGACTCAAACAATGAAGATGGATAACCTTTAAGCATCATCTTACAAATGACGTTATCCTCAACGATAGGGGCTTCTTCTAGGGGTTCTTGTGGCATACCGTCAGCCGCAATTTCAAGTAGTCTCTCCCTAAACGCTTGTGTGAGGCTTATTTTGTTAAGCTCTTCTTTAAGTTTTTTTAGAGTTTCATCCTTTTTGGACGGTGCTATTACTTTTGTTGTTGTCATTTCATAAATGGAGTTAATGCGGTTTTAACGATGTTACCGTTTACATTAGGATACTTAGCTTTAACCTTTGGCATAATCTGGCCCATATCTCTCATAGAAACAACATAGTCAGCTGGTTTCTCAGCCAAGAACTCCTTAATGACTTCCTTAGTGTAGTCCACAATCTCTTCCTCTGTAGGCTGCTTTGGTGTGAACTCGTTGATAACCTTAAGCTCTGCTTCCTCATGGTCGTACAAATCGTTCCTACCCACTTTTTTGTACTCATCCATTGATTCCTCATGCTTTGACTTGAGACGAAGCATTACCTTTACCTCACCATCCTTTGAAATGACGTATGAAGCGTTGTTGTTTTCCCTTATAAGTTCAGCCTTAATGACCTTTAGAGCGCCAAGCCTCTCTTTAAGGTTAGCCTCCTCAACAAGTTCTTCTAGAGTTTTATCCTCATTCTTAATTTTTGAATATGGGATAAGCTCTTCCATTGTCTTATTCATTGCGGTGTCAATCTCTTTAAGAATTGACATTTCATATTCTTTTGTATTTGTATTCATAGTTTATTCTTCTTTTTTTGATTCTTCGTTTATTTTCAAAATCATAGCCACTGTCATTTGTACAAGTGACTCTAAATCTCTGTAATCACACACCTCAACTTGTGTGTGCATATTCCTGTTAGGAATGGAAAGAAGCAATGTGTCACAATCTGTTGAAGAGTGCTTAATATACACTGTATCTGTGCCTCCACTCTGTACGCAGAACTCTTGATAAGGAATATGGTTGTCTTTGCAGCACTGTTTTGCCATATCAGTCATTCTACGGTTACTGTCTGGTCCATAGGCAATTGCTCCACCCCTTCCAAGCTTAATATCACCCCATTCATTAGGGCTAACATATTCATCGTCAGTAGCAAATGTCACATCATAGTCGATAGAATAGTGTGGGTCAATCTTTACAGCAGCGCCTACAGCGCCACTAGCTGATGTTTCTTCTTGTGTACATGCCACGCCATACACCTTTACATTTTGGAGGTCATATCTCATAAGCCTCTTCATGGTTTCAAGCATAACCATAACGCCCACTTTGTCATCAAGACCTCTTCCACAGAAACGATTCTGTCCAAGGTCAAGAGGAATATCACATATAACCACAGGGTCTCCAATACTTACCCTTGCAGCAGCTTCCTCCTTCGATTCAGCACCAATATCGATTTTCATATCCTTAATCTTGATTGCCTTATCCTTTTCTTCTCCACCGTTGCGATATTCGATATGAATTGGAGTTTTACCAATAACGCCATTGATAATGTCATTCTTTGTTATAATAGCAACAGTAGAACCAAGAAGAACCTTTTTATCTATGCCGCCATCTGCGATAAAATGAATAAATCCCTTATCATCAATGTTTTGGACTTGCAAACCAATCTCGTCAATATGCCCTGAAAGCATAATTCGCACATCACCGTTTCCCCAAGAATATGCAATGTTTCCAACCTCATCTGTAAACTCATGGTTAGCCCCATTCAGAAACTCTCCGATAAGGTTTTCTGAAAACTCTCTTTCATATCCGCTTGGTGTTGGTGCGGAAAGCAATCTTTTAAGAAAATTTTTGTCTATCATACTGTTGTTATATATTTGAATGTATTTTGAAAATATTTTTTTCTAATTTAGAATCCATCTGTTTTCTGGTATGCAGTCATTTTTATCTATCGAAAACATCTTTGAAAGGTTTCAAATTACCTTGTGGGTTGTGTGTACCATTGGTTGAAGGAACGTCAATTATGGCAAAATGAATCACCTTAAATGCTCCCTTATACCTCTTTGATTCAAGAACATCGTGGAACAGTTTTGCCATCTGTTCTGGAGGTGTACAATATGCCCCACAACCGAATGCACTCAGCACAAGAGAGTCATGTCCGTTCTCTAACGTAATGTCAAATATCTGTCTGATTTTATTCTTGATGGCATCAACAGCCCAAGGAACAATCTTGCCATTGTCAAGAGGTGGTTTTTTGACCGCAGGAACGCTTACAACGCTCACGGTGAATACATTGTCCAATCTCTTATAATTAACGTCCTCACCGCCTCTAAAAACGGTCACAGAGGGCGTATAGATGCCTCCAAAGTTATACTCCAAAGGATAACGCTCTTCTCTCTGCTTCACGCCATAGTTCAAACCTATTGGATGGAACTGATAGAGTGATTTGAAGAGGTCTGTCCTGCGGAATAGGTTTTCCTCTTGTGCTCCAGAGCCACGAGTAACGCCGCCACCAGGAGTTGAGAACGAAGCCATATTCAACACGCAAGGGTTTAAATCAGCTTGAATCATTTTCTCAGCTTCATATAAACAGTCATTGTTGACCACTTTTATCTCAGTCTCATAACGTGGGATATTATCATAGTCAACTAATGCTTTCTTACCGTAGAACTTAGTTCCCTCTACCATAGCGGTTTCAGTTGTGAATGGGTTGTGCCTCACGATGTCTACAGTCTCCTTGTATATTTCTATTCTCTCTTCTTTATTCATGTTCAAGCCTGAATTTATAGTCTAGAATCATTGATTCATTTTTAGTTATCTGCTGACGGTATTCGGCAGCTTTTTCTTTTGTTTTGCTTTTCCCAATTCGTTCTAACAGAGCAATGTTAGCCTTTTCCAATTGCTTGATTGCTTCAAGTAATACACTTTTTTTTGCCATATTCTTTAAATTAAAGTCATTTTTGCAAATATATGAAAAAAATTCGTAATACCCAAAATTTTTGATAGATATTACGAACTTTTAACTAAAAATTTTCAAGTTGTTTGTTCAGCAAATCAAATTTGCTGTCAATTTCAACTAGTTCTTCATTTATGTTTGGCAGTTGATGCTCTATAACGTCTTTCATATTTGCCACAGCAGACAAAAGCGTTTGGTTTTCCTTAAACAACTGTGTGTTGTCTTCCAACAGCTTTTTGACATCTATTTGTTCATTTCTTCTTTGTCCATTTTTGTGTGAAGAATTCCAAGCTTTGACATTATCCAATTCTTGTTTTAGGATATATCCTATTTCAAGTAAAAGTTGTCTGTCGCTCCTTGTAGACGTTGTACTAAGCCGTGCCAAATTTTCTATGCACTTGTTCAAATCTTCTTCGTTTATCATATTGACTAGTTTTTATACACTCCACTCTTAATTAGTCTTTCCCTTTCCAATATGAAATAACTCATCTGTTCAGAGGTTATGCCACTAATCCATTACATACAATAGTGTTTATACCGACTTGGTATTCTGTCGGTAAAACGCCATATAAGATATTCCTCCAAATATTTTTCCATAGTCAATCCCAATACTCTTCGTAAGCACCATGTGCGCAGTAACCATTATGGCCACTACCATAGCCATTGTTATAGCCTCCGTTATAGGAATATGTGTTCTTTGATATTACGAAATCCTTAAGAAGCTCTTTGTGCTCTTCACACATAGGTTTAATTACATCACCGTTATATTCTAGTTTTGGTATAATAATTTTATGTACAACTTCTCCTGTTTCAACATCTACTAGTGCCAAGAGGTCTTGATTCCATATATATCCGTATTCTAAGAGTTTTTCAATGGCATCTTGCTTTTCGGCCTCAGTACATATTTTCCAAAAATAGTCTTCTTCGTAAGTGTCTAAAGTTTTTTCACAAGGTTTGCCATTCTTTGCGACTTCTAGCACTGGACGAGAACTCCAACCAATACCGTTTTCGTTTTCACAGTATTTGCTAGGGTCATAAAATGCCGCGACTGAAAGTTTCTTTGTATACTGATAGGATGGCATCAAGTCAACTCCTTCAAATATGGCAAATGAGCTTGGCTTATTCTCATATTTAAGGAAATCACCCTTTTCAAATTTTCTTTTAATTAGCTCCATCTTTGTATAAGTTGTTTTTATTTATAATCTCTAACACTTCTTCGTTCACATAAGGGATAGGATTCATATGCCTACCTATCATATTTCTTACCATCGTTGATGAGGCATCCATACGTTGAGTCTTGATGCTCCAAAACTCCTTGTCAGTAAGACTATGCCTAGAGACAAGATGCTCTTTAAACGGAATTTTATTGCTGTCCATTTCAGTTCCGTCATTCCTCTTAACTTCAATGTATGACAGCTTGTTCCTTATATGTGAATCAAAGTTTTTCCACTGAGGAATCCTTTCTATCGTGTCAGTTCCACCTATAAGGTATAGTTCATCGTTGGGATATGCCTCACGAATCTTCTCTATAACCTTATAAGAGTACGTAGGGGGTTCAATGTCTTTTTCCAAGTCACATACCTCACACCTACCGTTAAAGCCGCTTACAGAGGCTTTTATCATGGCACAGCGCAATTCCATAGGGGCTGGTTCATAACTTTTCCAAGGGTTGTGTTTTGCCACAACGAATAGCACCTTGTCGCACAGCCCACTGTTCAGCACACATGCGGCAATGTTTACATGACCAATATGTATTGGGTCAAATGAACCAAGGAGCAATCCTACTTTCATAATGTTTTTTTGTTTTAATGCTATAAAATTCTTCTCCCAATGTACTACCAATACAGAAAATCAAAAACAAAGGCCACGCCATAACTCCAAGTTTAACTAACTCATATTCGTGTTTGCTGATATAATTATATACTTCTATTGAAACCACGTCTTCGTCATTGTATTTCCTAATCCTTTGCCTTATGTTTTTCGTCATCAATATTCCAACAAGGAAATATACTACAAAAAATATAAAAAGTGGAACACCATAGACCAACACAATATATAATACTGTTTTCATTTTTTGCAAATGTATGGAAAAAAAATTAAATAGCCAAAATATTTTTGTTTTTTTAACCAAAAAATTCTTTTTGGTCTTCTACCCACACTGAATGGACTAAATTTGTTTGTATTTTATCCAAAGGTGACTTTAGTGATTCGTTGACATAGGAGTTGATTATGTCCAAGACTTCCTTATCACTGCTATACGGCCCAATCCAAACATGCTCTGACCATTCACAGTGATGAACGTATAATTTCCCATTTTTGGCTTTTCTAGAAACGAAAGCAGTTCTTTCAATGGGCTTGCGATACCAAGGGAGCTTTTTTATTTTTTCCTCTAACGATTCACTCTTAACTGATTTGTGCTTTTTCGCAACAAAAGATGCTATGTCATTCATAATTTTAACAATAATGGCTAGCTTTTCAACATTGCTAGCCATTTTATTGTGTTTAGTCGTTAGTCTTTTTCTACTAGCTTTAACAAATTCTCAGCGTATTCCTCAAGAATCAACGGATAATACATTGTGTAGAACTCACGGATTTCTTCGATTGTATAATCCTTTTTCATCTGTCTGAAAATGCACTTGGCTTCCAAAATGATAACCTTTTGAACGTGCATGTCAGGAACTTTGCCCTCACACCAATCTTCTGCCATCTTATTGAAGATACTTACATATCCCAAGAACTCGGCAAAGATAATGAATAAAGGAGCATCTACGATGATAATTCCGTTTTCACCGTTTGAATACTTCGTCTTAATTTCGACTTTTGTCTCTGTTTTTGTTTCTGTACTCATATGAAAAAATGTTATTTAGTTACCAACTGTCAATGTCTGTTATGTCTTTCTTCTTTCCACAATACGGACATATTATTTCAATGGCAGTACCAATTCCTAACGGTGTCAGCACATATTTAAATGGTGCATATTGAGGAATGGTGTCATTATTTTTATTGGGTCTGCACCTTTTATGCCATTTTTTGAAAGATTCAGCTTTTTTTTCTTCGACCTCATTTAACTCAAATTTTATCATAAATAATAACACTCTGGATGCAAGGATTCTGTTTCAATCCCATTATTTTCCTTGGCCTCATTTACGCTATTGGTCACAATTGTGGATGCCGTGAAAAACACATCAGTTTGATTTTGATTCATTTGATACTATTGTTTTAGATACACTTATTTTAAAATTTCGTTTACACTTTGGTAATATCTGCTTATACTCTTGTCCATAAGTATTGGGCGTAGTTACGTAGCTTTGCGCATATGGAGTATAAGTTTGTTTGTCATACGACCAATTGTTCTGTTTGGGTGTATAGCTATTTCTTGCTGGAGCAATTCTCCTATGGTGTTTAGTTTCGTAACCATAATCCGTGTACTCTGGAGAAAGCCATGATATTTCATCAGGGTCTATTCCATGTCTCCTCAGAAACTCCTTATCATTTTCATCAAAGAATGAAAATAATCCCCAAATTAAAATGATTATAGGAAAAAAGATGTAAACGTAACTAGAATATACAATCATGTGAAATATACCAATGATTGCAGTCAACATCATCATTCCTCTGAAACTATTATATAGCATATTTTATCTTTTTGCGCAAAGATACGACTTTTTTTCCAATTATCGAAACTTTACGCATTAAAAAAGGTTAAAATTTTTTCTTTTTAACAAGAAACCTAGCAAAAACACTCGTGTTATACATAGTTCTTTCCTTCTGTTCAGCGTCACCGATTCTTTTGTATGTGGCTTTGTCTCCTTCTTTTGTGAGGATTAACAAATCCCTACGTTCCAAAGTAATGATTGGTGGAACATGGTACACGGTGTTCGGAAGGATTTCAGACCAAGGAACTACGCTTTTAAGTTTTTGAAGCTGCGGTTTTAATTCTTGAAGTGAACGTTTAGCCATAATATTTAGTATTTATGTATGTTAGTAATAAAAACCATTTCAATGTCACTAGGATAGACGGAAGTGCAGTATTTTGACTCTTCGCCAAACTCGTTTATTTCTGAACACTTTAATATGCTGTCTGTTTTCATAACAATCCTAACCACTTTCCTAGCTTGAGTCAATATCTTAGGTATCACATATACATCACCTTCCTTAATGTCATCCCAAGAAAGATGTGGTGGCATTTTCTTAAGTCTCTCCTTTTTTTCGTAGTAAGTTAAATGCTTTGTCTGTGTTGTTGGTGTTGGGCTATAGTTGTACTCATCATCGTCTTCATCAGATGGATGGTTATTAACTTGAGTTGTGGTAGGAGTCAAACGTTTTGTTATTTCGTTTTCATCTGCCATAGTAGAATCACTAGCAACTGGCTTAAGCACTTGTTTATTAATTCCACGCTTTTTAGGACACCAATCTGGAGTATCAATCTGTAGCATCTGTCCAGTCTTGTATTTAATAACTCTCGGCTTGTTGTAGTCACCATAATCAATAATTACTCTACCACAACAAGCGTTAAACACAAGTCTGCCATCACCTATAAAATTTTTAATTAGGTCTTGACATTGATTGCATGTTTCTTTTGGCGTTATCATTTTTTTATCTTCTTTAAAATCTTTGTATTCACAATCCTCACATTGGTATCCTGTAAAACACTTTACAAGCTGCCCACATTGACTAGACATCGGTTTTGACTTCGGCTGTAAGTCATCAATATCTACGTCAAAAATACAAGTGGTGCATTGGTCACATACCTTACCGCGACAAGGGTGTTCTTGGTTCTCAATTACATAAGCCATATTTATTTTAAATTAGAATGGACTGTTATATTCATCTTCATCTTCATAATACAAAGGGTTAGGAATAGTGTGCATTTCTTCAAATGTCGGAGCACTTAACCACCCATCGTTTTCTTTTGGTGGCTCAAATATCAGCTTCTTTCTTTTAAGGAATTCAAAGAACTTCTTGTTTCTTCCCAATTCCTCTGGTCTGAATCCTCTACCCTCATCAGATGTTAAGAACTCCATCTGTGCTTGCATCATCTTTTTTTCATCATCAGGCAAATCCTCCTCTGTAGTATCAACGAACCCATCGCCAAACAATTGTTCGCAAGTTATGTCAAATGCCTCTTTTCCCATCTTGCCCAACAATGAGAAATCTAGAATACGACTTTCCACGCAATAATGCAACAAATTGTTTATGTGCTGCAAGACGCACATTTGAAGCTTTTTGGAGTCTTCTAAAGGTATGGTAATACCATTGTTATGACCAACCACCTCTAACATTTTGTTAAGCAGTTCCTTAAGGTTTTTTGTGCCGTTAAATGGGTTTGATTCCCCTTTACAGAAATATATCAGTCTTCGTATATCAGATTTTTCATCTACTGACGGAAGGGTTGCGAAAAACGGATAGAATGCTGAATAGCGTATGGTTAAGTTACCATGTCCGTTACCCACGTTGGAACGGAATATATGATATACCTTATTTCTTTTCAACGTTCTAGTTAAGTTTTTATATATCATCAACACTAGGTCTGATTCGTTTACACTCTTTTTCATAATGCAAATATATAGGTTTTTTAGTTAATTTCAAAATACATAATGTTAATTAATCTTAAATGCTTCCATATCATCATAATTCTTGCATTGTGGACAATACAAGTATGGACGCATATTGTTCTTAGGAAGCGTTACCATTAACGTTTTCCAAGGTACAAACATGTGCCCACACTTCTTACAATGTAAGACATATTTCTGTTCTATTTTATCGAAATCTTCTATCGTCATCATATTTCAAAATATTGTGGTTTAAATACCATTTTATAGTCTTCATCCAATAATGAGACATTATATACTTTGGTGTTTCCCAACATTTCTTCCTCTCGATTTGAGGTGTGTAAATGTCCATGCAAACAATACTTTGGCTGTGCCTTTTCTATGAACGTTGCAAGAGATTTATTTCCTATGTGCGAACCATCTGCCCACCAACAATCTTTCTGTAGAATGATGTCACTAACGCCATAAGGGGCATCGTGAGCCATAACTACATCAATGTGTTCTATCGCTTTAAGATGACGCTCATACTTCTCGTCTTGCTCTTCATAAGGAGGCATAAAAGCCCATCTTCCAAATGGCTTGCACATAGGAGTACCGTAAATGGTCTTACCATCATATTCATATGTTTCACAGTCCAAGTAAACTACTTTGTCTTGTCCTTGCAGCATAAGTCGAATTCTGTCTGGGTGACGCATAGCAAAGAAATCGTGATTCCCAGCCACAAACAGAACTTTCTGACAAGGCAATGCACTACACCAAGGTATGAATACCGTTTTGTACCACTCTTCACTTGGAGTTGTGTAGCCTTGTATGTGTAGAGGAATTAAATCCCCACATATCATAACAATGTCGCATGGTTCAACTTTAAAATCTAAATTGCCATGCATATCAGAAAATGCACATATTTTCATAACTTCAATATTAACTTTTGGCAAAGATATATAAAATAATTGTAAAAACCAAATAAAATAAGGAGTAATCATAGTTATGACCACTCCTTACTTCTTAATTTCCCTAATAAATACCTTATCATTACTGTCAATGTCTATGACAATCTTTGAAGGTATCTCTAGATTTACGTCACAATCTACGAAGAGGATGAACGGATTCCACTTTCTACTTGTAAGGTAAAGCCAACGTCTTCCATCATTTAAAGCGATACACCTAGCCTTAAAACAGCCCAACATATAGAGCAGTGTGATTAATACCATAGCTAGCCAATCACCTTCGCTCATATATATAAGCCGTATAGTTGTGAATATGTTCTTTATTTTTAATCCTTCCATAGCTCCATTCTGTGTTCCTCAAAAAGTGAGATTAGGTCTCCCAAGAGCATGAACCTCTCAAGAGTCTTCTGTCTCGCCTCTGGATTACTTTGCTGTCTTGCCTGCTCGTGGAAGCACTGCTCATGCTGCACGTTAAGAGCCTTGATGATTTCATCAACTTGCTCCTTTGCAAGATTTACCTTAATTTCTTTTACCTCCATAACAAATTTGATTTAGAATATGCGTTAACAGTTAACAAACATTCATAACAGTACAACAAGCATGATTACAATGAATCCCACAAGGACAGCAGTACCAATGGACAACTCACTTGGGTCGTAGTCTTGAGCAGAACCATCAAAGTTTCCAGCAGTATGACAAACATCATTGTTTTCATCACACAACTTGAAATAGCTTCCAATTGGATGATTCTCATGCTCCTTATTGGAGTTGTCGGTGAGATACTTAGCCATTGCATTAATCTCAGCCTCATTCTCCTTATAGTTCTTATACTTTGAAGAGGTCAGCGTAGCCAACACATGATAGAAATTGAACATGCTGTTGGTCTTTTCAGCCTTTTCAACAATCTTCTCCTCGTTCTTGAGGGCATAGCAGCCAACAGCAATGACGAGCGCAACAATAGCTAAAATAATGTAAATCATAACTTTATAAATAATTTTTTTTAATAAGAATACATATCATCAATTTGTTTTTGTCTTCCTCGTGTTTTAAAATCAGATTGGTTGGTATCACCTATTTTAACACGTTTCTTAAACACAAAATGATAACAATTGCCTAAGTTACTACTTGCTGGATACGCATTCACAAGAGTCCACCCTTTTGATGCAAGGTAATTGCAAGCATCAATCATTGAGTTGAATTTGATTTTTTTACCATCTTCATCAACCATTTTTGTTTCCCTAACTGACCAAATAGATGTTTTTTGACCAAAATCTATGTCAATTGATACTTTGTTTGACATAAACTGCCCAGTACCAACAATCATACAATAGATTTCTTGCGTGGAATCGTTTTCTTCAACAGTTTGGCCAAATAAATTCAATGTAGTACAAACTGTAAACGCTAAGAGTAAAAGCAATTTTTTCATTTTAAATTTGTTTTTTATTGTTTGTTGTTTTGTATTCTCTTGAAAATGATGAAGTTCGGTGGTTTGTACCCACACTGACAGCAACTTCTTTACTACTTGCTCGGTCTAACGTTTAACCTCTACGTCCTTCATCGTTGCAAATATACGAAAAAAAATTGGAATAACAAAATGAAATTCCAATTTTTAACAGTAATTAAGAGACCCCTAGTGGTAACGCTCCACTCCACCTTTCGGCCATTAGTTTTGCAGACTACGACAATAACTTCTCTGTCAAGGGGTCATAGAAGCCTAGTCTATTTTCACAAACCAACTAGGCAGTAGATAAAAATAGAAATAAAATCTTAATTTTCATCAGGTTCTCTACGGACAAATCGTCCGTTTGGTGCGCGATGCAGCTTCGTCTTTTCCACGTTCTGCTGAATCTTGCGCATAAGTTTACTAGAAATGTGAGTTATAGGCTCTTCGGCAGCTTTCTCTTCTGCCTCAGTATTCGTTTCGGCCTTTTTCGCAGGCTTTTTTCTCACCACTTTTTTAGGTTTTTCAGTTGGTGTTGCCTCTTCCTCGGCTGTGTCAATCAGAACCACCTTCGGAATAGTAATTGTAGCCGTTTTCAAAGCTTCGTTGGTCTTGAGAGAAATCTTCTCCAAGTCACAGTTGCTAGGAATCACTACAACAGTTTTGTTACTTCTAGAACTAGTCTCGTCCTCATAAGTCACTTCCACCTTCAACTTATTGTCCTCAACTTCATAAGAGAGCTTTTCACCAATCCTTTCGTCAAAAGGAACTGTCACCGAAAAATCGGTAAGACTGTCTTTAACGTGCTTCATAAGTTCGTTAAAGTCATTCAAGAGTTCGTTGCTTTTACTGAGTAAAGCATCCCTACGTTCCTTGAGGTAGTCAATCTGAGCACCCCAATCAAAAGAATTTACGACTTCGTTGAAATTCTCTACCAAGCTCTTGGCTTGATTCGCCCCATTGTCAATAAGACTGAGGAATCTTTCTTTAAAATTTTTCATAACTATTTAAATAAAATTATTCCAATCAAAACTAATGTTATAATAAATAGTGCTAACTGTAAAAAATCTAATGCCTTATAAATTTTTAAAGGCATATAATTACTTCCCTTGTCATTCATATGCTGCAAATATATAAATAATTTTTTAAATAACCAAATATATAGTTATATTTTAACAAAAATTATTCCAATTTCTTCCACATATCTTCTGGATATGAACTATGCAGCTTATTCAACCACCACTTTGTCTTCGTCTTACACATTGGCAGTCTCTGACCACTCATAAGCGTTGACCTCTTAATTACCACACCTTCCTTAATATTAGGATATTGACAGCCCTTTTCCGTCCAATCATTGTTGTTTACGGAGTTGATGAAATCCATGTTAAGTTTGCCAATGTATATCACCTCTGGAGTTTCAATCCTATCGTCCTCACAGAAGATGTCAATGAATGTGTTAGGCTCAATATAGCCCTTTTTCTTCAAAAACACGTCAATCAATGCAAGGTGCATTTCATCACCATCTTGGTGGAATCCACAAAAGCTGTGCTCACCGTACCATTCAAAGAACAGTGTAATTTCTTCAATGCCGTTGAAGATGCCTTTCTTTCCAGAGTTATTAATAATGATTTCCCTCAAAACATTTTCATAGTTCTTTTTAAAGAACCTTACAGCATCACCAAACCCATCTGTGTTTTCATCCACTAGGGTTTGACGAGAGCCAAACAATGTAAACTGTTGCTTAGTTGCACCCTTGGGAGTATATTTCACCCTAAAATTTTGGCCATCAAGCTTGTTGAACGCAACTACTTGTTCACCATGTAGTGTTTTGTCATCCCTAAAATTTGGTATGCTTAGATATTCTTTCATGATTTAATGCCAACAACTTTTTTTATGTAATACTTTAAGCTTTTGAAGCCAATATGTTTCTATACGCTGTTTTTTATAACTGTTAAAACAATTCCTTACAAGTTCAAATTGATTTTCACCTATTTGCCATTCCGTTCCAATCGTGCAAGAATAGTACATTTTATCACCAGTTTTAATATAAGGCTTCAATTCAATATAAAACGATAGATTAGGAGCATGACTAATTAGAGTTAAACATAATTCTTTGACTTTTTCTTCTATCACAAACTCAAACTCTTCAAAATGAGTTTCCATTTCGTTGTCTATGTATATTTTGATAGCTATATCATCTGTAAGATAGTTACTGTCTTCGCAATAATATATCCTACCAACACAAAACTTACCAGTAGAAAAATAGTTTTGCCTAGTAATTTGTTTATAATAATAATCGCCCAAATAATGTTTATAAGAATCGTCCAAATAGCCGCCAAACATTTTTTGAATGGCATATTCATAGTTTATGGTATTTGGCTCAAACGGCAGTTCCTTTGTTAAGATGTAATACTTACCTTTTTCTATCATAGAAATATCGTCCTCTAATTGCTTTCAATAGTTTACAGTCTTTTAACACAGCTATTTTGATTTCTCTGAGCAAAATCTTAGCAGTATCAGTTAGTTCATTGCGGCTTATGCCAGTGTAACGGATATATTCATCAGTGGCATATATGCACTCAATTTTAAATTTCACTTCGTCATTTTTTCTATCTATATAGTCTGGTTTTATACTCAAGTTTCTAACGCATTTAAGTTCATAAATTGGTTTAAACATCTTGTCATCAAAAGTCACATCTATTTCTTGAAAATAGTTCTCATCCCTTTCTGAAAGTTTATAATACATACCACAGTCATTTTTCAAAAGACCCCATGTCACTACTGGACCATATATCTTATCTTTGGTAAAGTTGAATTCACAGTCCTCAGTATAGAACTCACGGTCTTCAAAGTATATTGTGCTTCTTCTCCTAAATCTATTGTTTCCAAATACAGATGCAATAAAATCATTCACCTCTTCTGTACTTGGTTTACCTATACACACGTAATATTTCCCCTTTTCAAACATACTTTGTTAGCATTTTACGTATTTCAGTTTTATTGTCTTTTTATCCCTATCTATTATACAAGAGTCATCATCTTTATTGGAATGTGGATAAATAATGTTATTTCCATATTTTTCTTGGTAAAATACATTTAGCCATTTTCGAAAGGCGTAGTATAATCCTATTTTAAAATCTATGTTTTTTTCATGTTTAAACCAATGGGTTATTGATGAACAACCAAAATCAACAATAATACTTGAAGAATCAAATGGAATTGTTCGATAATACTTAGTATTTCTTTGATACTCCAAAAATTCATGATAGAATCCTATTTGTTTAAAGAATCTACATAGTAGTTTATATCCGTCTGAAAATGTTTTAGCAGCCATAAGCCCTTACTTTTCTCCATGTATATTTCCCAAAAGAATCTTCCAAGTATAGTTCTGGAAATATATAACCCCTAATTACAAATGATATTGTTTGTCCGTTTCTTGTGAATTTTATGGTGTTACCATAGTATGAATAGGTGAATGTCTGTGTATACCAATTAACGTCTCTTGCTTGAGCCATCGTGATGTCGCACGTCCTTTCACTTAGGAACTTTATTTCCTTGAACTCAACGCTTCCAACAATGCAGCCGTATTCACACTGCCATGTACCCAAAAGCTTTTCAGCACAGAAATAATCATACTTTTGATGGTAATGTGGTATTCCATAATCATCAAACCCATCTTCATCATGCCCATAGGGGCAATATTCACAAGATATGAATGATAGTGATAGTATGGTAAATAAAATTATTTTTCTCATATTCGTTTAATCTTATTTATGTCTAGATTTACGATACTAGCGTTTAGTCTTTCCTCATTGCCTTTCACATTTGTAATCTTTCCATCCCTAATAATGACTATTGTGCACTGTCCATTCCCATGTAATGAATATAGATACCACTGTCTGTTCGGTTTCCAATCGTCAACATAGGTCACTACATCGCCAACTTGTAGGTTATCCATTTTCCTTCAACAGCTTTTCCCTAACCTCATCTAATGCTTTCCCAAGTAGGTTTAAACCGTTCCAATTGGACTTGTCATCAAGTGCTTCTGTCTCTCCGCATTTGATGCCATAAATTCCATCGATGGGTGAAGCCTCCACAAAGTGCTTACCCTTTAGCTCATCATTGAGCAAGTTAGCCTTAAGCTCTTCGTTGTTCTTGAACTTGTGATAACAAGCATCAACCATGACTTGATAACGCTTTTCATCCCAAACTTTATCGTCATAGTTCTTTACCATGCGCCCAAACGTCTTGGCTTTCTTTGGATTCTTGCCCTCAAGTAGTATCTTAAGTGCCATTTCTTCGTCACCGAATGTCTTGGCTTTGATGTACATGAAATACTGTTCAGAGTTATAGAATGTATAATTATTACCGTCAATCTTTACATTGAAAAGACATGGAAACCAGTTTGATGGCCATTCTCCCCAAAAAAATACGTGCTTATCTGTTACTCTCATAATAATGGTTTTTTAAAATGGTAATTCTAATGGTGGGTTTTTTATCTATTAATTCCTTGGTTTTCAAATTGTATGTATACCTATTGGTTTCTTTCAATTCTTTGTCCAACATGAGCATGTTTTCTGCCGTTGGTTTGTCTAATATCCAATCTCCGTTGTCAACTATGAAAAGAATGTCATCTATTTTAAACTCTAAATCAAAATCTGAATGTATAAGGCAAAATTTATACCTAATTGACATTAGAGGACCGAAAGGAGTAGTTTCATCTGTTTTAGTAAATGTTGGATAAACCAATATCCAATTATATGACTGCCATTTTGATTTTAGTCTGCATAATTTATTTAATGGTATGTTTAACATTTTTCAATTCTAATGTTTAATAATTAATTCTCTTTAGGATTCTCCTTTAATTTTTAAACGACTCCTATTTATTCTTAAATGGTTTTCCCTCATTACGTTTTTCAGCTTCATATACTCTTCAAGTGTCGGTTTTCTGATGACACACCTATTATTACACCCACAAATGGTATTAAAAGACCATTTATCAGTCATTGAATTATAGTACATATAGCAGTATATTTCGTGCCATCCCATACCGAAACCGTTTAAACTGACTGATTTAACTATCCCAATTATTTTTTCTGTTAAAACATTATGGTCGTTTATGCCCCATCGCATATGTTTATACTCTAAAGCGAAAACATCACCAATTTTCAATTTGTTGACAAATTCAATATTTGGGTCGTTTTTGCCATATTTTTTAGAACATACTTTCTCCATATTCGTTAGTAAAATTAATATCTTCTCCTCTTGTTAATAAACGTTTGTGGTTTAAAATGGTTTTGTTGCCTTTAAGTATGGAAGCCATTTTAAAATAATCTTCCATCGTTGGCTTTAATATTTTAGTCATTGTATCACATCCGCAAGAACCGTTTATATACCACTTTTTATTGGTTAAATTTATCAAAAAATAACAATTTATCTTATGCCAACCTTGTCCATACACATCTAGTGCACAAGACTTGAAAATGCCAACTATTTTTATTCTTGAGTTAAAGCTATTAAAAGCTATTTTAAATAAATCACCTTTTTTAAAATTAGCGATTATATCTTTATTTTTATCTTCTAATTCTATCATTTTACTATCTGCAATTATATTTGCAAATATATAAAAAAACATGGAGAATTCAAAATCCTCCATGTTAATTTATGTTAACTGATTTAACCAATCTGTTTAATCAGATAATTGCACTTCTCAGTATTTCCCAAGGTTTTACCCTTATCATTGGAAAGCTTAACGCAATCATGCCATTCACGGCTCTCTGTAAGCCTCATTCCAATCAATTTGATTACAATGTTGCTATAAGGAAATTTCTCTTTTGTTTCCATGTTGGCAACATCAGCGCAAAGATGTGTTCCAATGCCATAGGAGTCCTTCATACGTCCGCCAAGCCACTTGTGCAACTCAACAGCCTTGTCAATGGTAAGGGCGTTAGAATATACAATAGACTTGGTTGATGGGTCAATACCAAGAGAACGATATTTCTCAATCATCTTCTCAGTTTCCTCATGCTCGTCACCACTGTCAATACGGATACCATCGAACATCTTAGCCATCTTTTTAGAGAAATTGGAAAGGAACACCTTTGAGCCAAAACAGTCAGGAAGGAATATGCCCAAGTCGCCGTCATACACGTCAGACCATTTCTTCATAACTTGATAATTGCACTCAAACACGCCACTTACGCACTCTTCGAATGAGCAAATCTGGTGTGACATCGTTCCTATCACTCCAAGGTCAAATTCCTTTGCAAACCACACATTAGATGTTCCAACGAATTTTCCATTGTAATGAGGGGTTTTCTTAATCTCTATATCAGCATTTTTTAATGCGTTAATTACATTACGCTGAACGTCAAATGAAAAGCGTCTACGTGTTCCCATGTCAGAAAGCAGCAGTCCATTTGTAAATGCTTTAGCTCCTTTTGCATACGCTTCTCTGTATACGTCATCCATGTCAACCTTTTCAATGTCGCCTTTAAGTATATGCATCAACTCTGAAATGGTAGATAGAATTGGCATTTCCCACATAATTGTGGAATACCACTTACCCTCAATCATAATTGAGAGATAGCCATCAAGGTCTTGGAAAATGTGAACCTCACTAGGATTGAAACGGAATCCACGAAGGAAATTGTAGTACCACTCTGGAAGGAAATAAATCTTTTTCTTCATAAACTCAATCTCTTCTTCAGTGATAATTACATTGGCCATTCCGTTAATCTGCTCTTGTAGCATCTGACCAAATCCTTTTGGATAGCGAGTATAGTTTCTGTCAAAGAACGAATACCTTACCTCTGCACGAGGATAAGTGTGTAAAATGTAATACTGACAAGTGTACGTATAGAGGTCGTTATCAGTAAAATGAGTTACAATTTGTTTCATGCTTTATATATTTTGGTAATAATATAGGTGTTGACCTATTTTTGAATGCTAATCGAAATATCTGGTTTAACAACGAGTTCAAATTGATTAAAGTCTTTACCGCCTTCTTTTTCTTTAATATATCTTTGTTTTAAATCAAAATTTTCGTGTTCCCCTTCATTTATAAACAATTCAACATCAATAATAGTTGCCAACTTGAATACTGGCATACTTCTAAATAATGTTGTATTCCAATAAATCATATCAATTTTGTTTTTAGCAGCCTTTTTAGTATTAAACAATTTCGCATTGTTAATGTTTTGGCTGTAACATTTAAAATAATATGCACCGCCATCGTAATACAATGGCTCTTCTCCTTTCCACCCATCAGCAATGAATTTTGGGTCTTCTTCAAGATGATACTTTTTTTTACAATTAAGTAACTCTTGTATACCATCTTTGGACGGAAATAATTTAATAATATATTTTTTCATATTCAATAATTAAAATTTAAAAATATGTTAATTTTTGCTTGGGTCAACTGATATATCATTGCCTATATTTTTAATTAATGTATACTTTGTACAAAAACATTTGATGTTGTGTTTTTACCTCGTCTTATAAGTATGATTTGGTCTTTGGTAGAGTCTTTTAACTCAAATACTATGTGTTGATTAATCCTGTTTTTCAGCAAAATAAGTGCTTCAAAAGGATAAAGTGCTTTAACAGCTATTATCTTCCACTCACGGCTAACAATACTAGTCGAAGGATATTCTGTATCACTACTACAAGGAATGTTTGAACTAACGCCAAAAAAAGTTTTACTAGAATGGAGTTGAAAGCACCATTCGTTAGTATCTAGTGCCACAATATCACCAATATTCGGCACACAATCGATGTCTGTGTATATACCTAAACGATTTCTAATGTGTATTGTCATCTTCTTGGTAGTTTCAGAACTTTAGGAGTGTTGTTCTTGGGGTTATGCTTCACCATTGCAAGTCCATCAACGCCAACCAATATACTTCTTTTCAATTCGTCAATAAGTTGGCATATTATATTATGCCCCCTTTCGTGCATAATCATTCCAGCAATGCGCCATTTCTTATTTTGCCAATATTTTTCAGGTGGTATTTCACCATTTGCAACAAATAAGTAGCCTCCAGCGTAATAACGGTTATTAAAATCACTTCTACCCATCAATCCATTGGGGTATTGTTCTTCTGCCTTAGAAAAACCATGCCATTTCTTTCCCCATAAAGCTTCCATAGCATCTGAATAGGTTGAATATAAGCATCCGTAATTTACGCACTTAACTATGTCATTTATGTTAAAGCCGCTATTGTTAATAACCGTTTCCATAGTCGTAATCGTATCTATTGTATCTGTGTTTCTGATAGCTGTTGCTGCCATCTTTTGCCATATCCCCAAGGTAATAGAAAGATTCACAGCAGCCAACCATCAAGAATATTATTAGAATGAGCCTAATAAACCATCTGAAAAAATCTCTTCCCATAACTACTTTGCCTCTACGTTGGTATAGTACCATTTCTCAAACTCGTTAAACTCTTCTTCAGAAAATTCTTTTTTCACACGGTCAAGTTCGACATAATCACAATATTTAACTTTTACGATTACCCTATTGCCATTGCCACTGCAAAGAGGTACAACTGGACGTGCGACAATACCCTCTTCAATCATGGTTGGGTCAGCAGCCTTATCGTACTGAGTCGTAAAACCACTACGAACTTTGCGCTCAATTTCCTCAAGCGTCATTACACCTAGGAATGGAACAGTCTCAAGCCCAAGACCCTTACAGAGAGAGTCACGAACATCCTTTGGAGTCCACCAGCCTTGCTGCTGGATGTCGAACACTACGAACCCATTTCCGTTCTGAATATAACGAGAGCCGCATTTCTGAATGCCAGTTCCGAAATACTCGCCATAGATGTAGATGGGGACTTCCTCAAGACGAACACCATACTGCCCTTCACTTGTAGGAACTACAGTTAAAAGGCCAAGATGGTCTGACATATCCCAATACTCAACCTTGTTGGTGCTGCTATCCTTTACAGGGGCAAACCTAGCAGTCTCTTTTGGGAACATGGCCTTTAACTGAGGCTTGATACGCTCACCTATGGCTTGCAGCATTTCAAACTGACCATGCTGAGAATCAGCCTTATCCGTTTTACCACCAACACGAATCTCACCAGTTGATGGGAAGTATGCAATCTTGGAGTTAGTTCCGTCAATCTTGGAATATGCCTCCCAAGGACAATTGAACAGATACTTAGCCTCTACATTGGAGAAGTTACCAATGATGATTTTGTTCTTGAACTTAAGCCAATCCTTGTTAGGACACTCCTTGCCATCGAAAATGTACCTTTTATATAGGGTATCAATCTTAGTATATGTATTCATGTTTTCTAATTTTTTTTTTGCAAATATACGATAAACTTACGAAATAGCCAAATATGAAATGTTAAAAATGCTAAATATAGGTTTTATACTCTGCATAAGATATAAACATTCCCAAAACTATTGCCACAAGCAAAAGTGCTTTTATTGGAAGAATTATTGTTAAATAGCAAAAGAAAATCATCAGTCCAACAGTTGTTGTTATTACACCCCCAACCATTTTGTAGTGAACATCAGTATGCTTTGTTACAATTTCATTAGGATGGCTCTTAAAATAGTCTTCGATGAATATGTCTTGCAACGATTCTATTGTCACTGGTTCTTTTACATACTTAATTTTTTTTGTCGGCAAACAATGAATAAGTTTTATCCCTTCCATGAACTCAGTTGGAGGAACGCTTGTTGTTGGAAATTTGACTTTATTCGTCCGTATTATGTAATCATGCCTTACTAGGAAAGAAAGATTATCATCATAATAGTAATCGTAAAGGCTTTTATATGAAAGCATAAAACTTCCAAACAACTTTCTTTTTTTAAGAGACCTAAAAAAAGAAATGAAATGTTTTAAATATGGACTAGAATGAATTCTTTTTTTCATTTATAAAATAGGTTGCTAAATGGTTTTATAACACGTTTCCAATTAAACAATCTGTTAATGAAGCCTTCACTTTTCAAATCATCAAACAATTCTTTTGCTTCGTTGAACTTTTGTTTGTATATGATTGTTTGATTTTTCTCTTCAATTAAAGAAGATTCCAAGGACTTAACTTTATCCTTAAGTCCTTGGTACTCTTCCATTGGAATTTCTATACGAGCCATACTCTTTCTGAATTTTCAATAAAATTAGTAAAGCTATTTGCTGTGTCTTCGGCTATAGCTGGGCTATATTCCTTCATCACTGCGAAATTAACATCAGGCATCGCTTTAACGCCATCTTTCACTGAGTCTGCAAGGCAATAGTCATATGCAAGGCCGCATACATTAATGACTTGCGGTTTAATATAGTTGCAAAGGTTTACGATGAGGTCATGAGACTTTTCGTTCTTGAACACAGAATATTCCTCATGCTCTTCATTAAGACCCTTGGTGACTACAACATAATCAGCCTTAATTTCGTTGAGCGCGTCAAGAATCGGCTGATAGATAGCTGCTCCATGAGAGTGCTGAACACAGTGCATTGGCCACATGCCGCCATTATCCTTAAACGAACAATGTGTGATAGGATGCCAATCAGCAGTTAGAATGATTTTTTCGTAATCCTTTCCGTGACCTCTGATAAAGTCAGCCAAGTTATTCATTGCTCTCTCTGCACCATTTACAGGGAGTGTTCCACCCTCTAAAAAATCATATTGTGGGTCTACTACTAATAAAATTTTACTTGTCATATTATTATTTGTTTTATTTTTCTTATAAATCAATAGAGTCTTCAGTTATGTCATAGGTGACACAACTGTTATGATACTTTTTCACAAATAGGTCGGTGCAATGACCATCTTCCTTTTTAGTGCCCTTAAATGGGCATTTCTTACATAATGTTCCCATGATTTATTCCTTTTTTGCAAATATATAAAAAATATATTAAATATAAAAATATATTAATATATAATTTATTTATTTAATATAATTTAATAATATATATTAATTAATTAAGAGTCCAACTCAAGTTGTTAGGCTCTTAATTTTATTCTCTACGACCTCAAAGCATTCATCTTTCGTAATATTTGGATTTTCGAAATAGGCATCTTTGACTGCCTCAAGCAGAACTCCAATTATCGGCCCACCTTTTAATTTAAATTCTGCCATAATGTCTTTTCCATTTATAGGCAGTTTGATGTTGGCCATCTTATCAATGTCCTCAAGCTCTTCTATTCTGTTAAGAAGGTCGTACACTTGTCGTTTTTTCTTGTCGTATGTGGAATGTAGGTTATTGGCGTTCATTAGGTCAACCACTGTTCCGATGTCGTTTCCGCATAGATTCATGAACTTTCTGATTTTCTTATCTGGAGGTACTACGCCATCCGCATAGATTTTGAAAATCCTATGATATTCTATAGCAGTTTGTACGCTTTTAATGATATGGTTTGGAAACTTCATCATCTTCAAGTCTGCTGCTGCAATCTCTCCGCTAAAGTTATCAGGATTAACTGTTTTGTCCTTATCCGTTATAACCTTTCCAACGTCATGGAATAATGCTGCCAATCTGCTTTCAAGGTATGGCTGCGTTTCGTCCAACACATTCATGGTATGGTCAAATGTTGTTACCATTGGGTTTTTAGACTCATACGCAAAGTTAGTGTCGTATATATCAGGCATTACCTTGTTCAGCACGCCACAGTAATACATTTTCCTTATGCCAACGCTAGGCTTGCTGCATAACAGAATTTTTGAAATTTCATCACTGATTCGTTCTTGTGATACGATTTCCAACCTATTTACGTTTTTAATCATACCAAGCCATGTGTCCTTATCAATACCCCATCCTAGACGAGTTGAGAAACGAATGACACGCATAATCCTCAATGGGTCATCATTGAACGTTATATCTGGGTCTGTTGGTGTTCGTATGATTTTAGCACAAAGGTCAGAATATCCAGTGCCGTTAAAATCGCACAGTTTATCTTGGCTTATGTTGTAATATAAAGAATTGATTGTTAAATCTCTTCTTTTTGCGTCTTCTTCTATAGTTCCAAATACAGTCTCTGGATTCCTATTTTCTTTATGATACTGCTCCTTACGAGTCTGCACACATTCTATTTCAATGTCCTTAAACTCTTCGTGTTTATATAATTGGAATTTAGCAGTACCATAGGTCTCAAATATTACAGGATTTGTTGACGTAACAAAACATTGATGTTTCATCGTCATGTATGTGGAGAATAGAAGTCCTCCATTTGGTATGTCAATTACCAAATCCAAATCCTTAATTGGAAGCCCTAAGATGCTGTCACGGACAGAGCCACCGACAACGTATACATGATTGTCGAAGTGGGTGAACTTAATCGTTTCCCTTATTAGATTTAGAAGCTTTTTTATTTTCTCGTCCTTGAATATTTCCATTATCGTTTAAAGATTTTAATCTGTATTTTTTGAATTCTTCTAACAAACAACACATCCATTTCATGTTTATATTTTTCCAATACTTAACCCCTTCCTCAGTTTTATCCCAAGGAATCGATGTGACAGCAAAACTATTGTCGTTAAGAGCATATTTCCTATAATAGTAGCAATATTTTATATAACATCCGTTTTCCTTCAAGAATTTGGAAAACAAAGGTGTTATTCGCGTTTTTTCTTCCATTATGATACTAACTCTAAAGGATATAAAAATCTAGCCAATTCATGCTCATAGTAAAAAACTAAGTCAGAATCAACAATTTCTATCCCATTGAGTAATTTATACACTTGAGGGTAATAAGTGGCAGGAACGCCCTTTAAAATGCGTCTATTGGCATTTAAATAATCTTCTTTCTCATATACAGTTAATATTGAGCTAGATGCTGCTAATTTAAAATTTCTTGCATAAAGTTTAAACTTGCTTCCTTTGTATTCAATTCCTTCAAATACAATAGATGGTAATATTTCGCATTTTTCAAATTCTTTTTCATTACCATTCCATTTAAAAATTATTTCGTCTGAATTTATAGAAAATAAAGTGAGCTTTCCAGCCATTATATAATCTCTACTATGTTCTTTTGCGAAAATATTAATTATTCCATTGGTAGAAGATACGATTGACTTTGCAACTTCATTTGTAATCCACTTTTCAAGATTAATTGTTCTTTTTGGATTGAGTTTACCAAAAATTACTTGTCTTGTGTATTTTGACTGTTTTATATAATCAAGGTCAGTGAATTTTCCAATAAAATTTTCATAAGTATTAGCATCGCAAACTATAGCTGGATTTGCATATTTCAACGTTTGGAAGTTTGCTTTTTTCATATCATATGATATAAACAAGCATCCATCTTGTTCGTTTGTGTATAAATTTTTATTTGAACAAATTGGAACTATATTCTTGACAAATTTTTCATTAGATATGAAATCTTTATATGCTTCAGAATTTGTTATACTTGTAATAATATTGTCTCTTACTTGATGATAATATTCAAGAAACTTATTTGGATTTCCATCGAATTTTTCATCAATCATAAATAACAAATTTTCGTATAAGGTTTTCGCCATATATTCTTCCTCTAGCAGTTCTAATCTATCTTCAAAGTATGGCGACTGCACCACTTGAATGGGCAGACTGAAATCGCTCACAAAGCGGTTTCTGAGTTGTTTAATTTCTAATGATGTTTCTATCATATGTCGTATTTTTCTTTATATTCTTGATGATACACAAATGACTTCCATTCCTCATTTATTTTATGCCAAAAATCAAGTTTTTTAAAAAACCCATTTATATTTTTTGGATAACTAATACTTGATACACTAGAAAATGAATGAATCAAGTCACGCATTTGGCAATTGTTGAAAATGTCATTGACATATATTCTGTGCCTTTTTGCCTCAATCATATAGTTACCAATGAAATCCCCTAACAGTTTTTTCTCTTTCAAGAATTTAACCAATATCTGTTTTTTTTTCAGTCCAATTTGATGTAAATCTTCCATAGTGCAAATATATGAAAAAAACGTGAGATACCAAAATATCCCACGTTAAAGTTTATTAAATCAACCATTATTGATTGAACATTCAAATATTGTGACTAATGCATTTGGGTCTAGGTTCTTTATAAACCTATCATAAAACGTACTGACCCATTCAGTTTCACTACCTTCAAAGGTATCTACGTCAACCCACCCATCTTTGTCAACAAAGGCATAGTTCCAATAAGAGGTGCTGTAGTTTACATACTCTTCTTCTGATTTGAATTTACGGAAATATGCTTCTTTGTCTTTCATGGCGTTATAGATGGCCTCTTCTTCCGTATTTGAAGGTGTTTTACCTTCCATAACCATTTCCCAAGCAGCTTTATAGACACTTGCGTTTGTGTGTGTCATTGATTCCCAATCCACTTCACTTACATGAGCAGAATAGGCTTCCATACCATTTTTTAATAGCAATGGCATAGAGAAATTCCTTCCTACCCTACAAGTGTTGAAATGGGCATTAGGATTTTCAGTTGACAAGGCATCACCATCTTCATTGTAATACATTCCATCTGTAAGCTGTCTGTAATACTCGAATGAAGATTGTTTTTTAAGCTCTTCTAAGCGTGTTTTAAGCGTTTCTTGTGTGGTTGGTGGTATTCCTATCTTATCAGCTTCATCAAGCAACTTCTCAAGCGTTTTAATAGATGCTTGCTGATACTTCTTAGCCTCAAGATATTTGTACTTGACATATGGTTCGACTTCATAGTCTGCGCCATATTTCTCCATCATTTTCTGTGGCTCTTCTCCTACGGCCATTACAGAAAAAAATCTACTATTCGTCTGTGCCATACATTATCTGTTTGGGGTCGTTTCACCTAGATAGTTCGGCATTTCAAAATGCATTCTAACTGGTTCATATTCAATATGAGGTACTTGAATGTCAGCAGTTATAGTTGCTGCGATTTGGTTTACACCGTTCAGTGCTGTGTTGTCAATGAAATCCCTATCCATTTGTTGGCCAATTCTGCCACCAAATATATCATCAAGGGAATCATCATCGTCATTTGCCGCACCAACAGCACCTACTCCTTCCATAGGTTCGCCACCTTCTACTTCTTCCTCACCTATAAGCTCACCGTTCTCTACCTCATCCTCTTCAATGTCAAAGGCGTTTGTCATTTCACTTCCTATGCTTTCAATTTTTTTAATAAGCTCATCCGTTACTTCTTTATTGTAGGAAATTTTGGTTGAAGAATCAAAATTTACTCCAAAATTAGCAGACACGCAATCATTGAAAGAATATGTTTCTTGTTTGCCTAGAGATTGGAACAGAATATCATTCACGATATTGTTGTGATTTGTTTTATATCTTGTGTAAAACCAAGTATATGGTTTTTTGTTTTTGCTAATAATCTTTTCATACACCTTATCCATGAGTCTTCTTTCATTAAGAATGTCCTCAAGGAGTGACTTGTCTTTCAAGGCCCAAGAACTCTTATTGAAGGAGTTGGTGCCAGGAAATGCAAACGATGGGCATGTGCTAGACACTATGCAAGCGATGTCATAGTCTTCTAATATACTATCAATCGCTTTTTCGTTGTAAACAAAACTTTCATCTTTCCAATACAGTTTCCTACCGATTCTTTCTTGCTGCGCCTTTTTCCATTCCCTATCCAATGAAATGCTTCCGCCCAAACATAGGCAGTTGAATGATTCAAACTTAACTATTGAATAATCAGGTACTGTCTTCACATTTGACAGATTGATTTCTTCATTGTTGAACAAACTAGGGTTGTCGCTGTTTCCTCTGACAAACAGCACATGACAATTGTTATCACTTAAAACTGTATTGAAATTGTTAAACTTAGAAATGTAGAAAGATGTGTCTTTACTACCCAAACCACAATTTCCGCATACGATTATAATAGTGTCATTTAAGAAACCACGCATACTTGACATCATCTTTTTAAGCGATGGCCTAGAATGGTCAAATGCATGAGCGTGCAAACCAAAAGGATTGACAAAAGGGTTATTAAGTTGTTCTCTAAGTCTTTCCTCTTCTTTCCTTTTAAGCCTTTCTTGTCTTTCAACTTCTTTTGGATGAATTTCTTTTGATACGTTCTGTGTATTAGGCAGTTTTCTTATAACGTTTTCGATGAATTTGTCAAGGCCGTTTTCTATACTGCCACAAAGCACACAGTTATTAATCGGTTCGTAATCATAAATTTTCATACTTGTTAGGTTTTTTAAAAATTCGACATATATTTCTTTTTGCAAAGATATGTTTTTTTTTCTTAATTTCCAAAATTTGAACAATAAAAAAATGAGTGATACTTTCAAAATAGCACCACTCATTTCTGTATGTAGTTTACATTGCTCTAGTAAGCTCGTATTCCAATGAGTCCTCCGTCTCAACCTCAACGTTGTCATTGAAGATGTCTTTGTTAGGTTTGATATACTCCTTAAGGTCTATCTTACAAGACTTTGCGAGTTTCTTGTCCTCTTCCCTAACCTTAAGGTCAGGTCTCTGACCAATAATCTTCAATGCCTCAAGGTTGTTATTCACGATGCACTGTCCAAGTGCAGCGCAACCAAAATCATTAACGTTGTTGACGTTGACGTTCTTCTTTGCTGCAAGAACCTTCACAACCCACACTTGGCTTGGGAATTCACATGCCACGTTAATAGCCGTATCGTGGTTAAGGTCAAGCGTATTGAAGTCGAATGTCTTGCTAGAAAGAACTGACTTAATCATGGTAGTAAGCAGTTTGTTGTCCTCCTTAGAAGTGACAATTTCATCACTGCCGTGCAGATAAAGAAGTGACTCAAGAAGTGTCTCGCCAAAGCCGTCTTCAATCTTAGAGTTGAACTTAGGATGGTTCACAATAGCATCGAAAAGCTTATACATCTTGTTGTTGATGGCAGAGAACACAGGAACTCTTGTGTTAAATTCATAGTTAACGTCAATGTTGTTACCCTCTTTATTAATAAGCTCAATTGCACCAAGCTCATCGTTCTCGTCAATCAGCTTGTGTAGCAAGATGGATGGGTCAATAGCCTCACGGTTCAGATATGCGTCACTTGAAATGCCAATCTTTGACAGATAGCCTTGCTTGGTCAAGTCTGCGCCGAATGTTTCAGTCGCACGAACCAAAGATAGTGCACCATATTGGTCTTTGCGGTACTGCATTGCAATCATGGACATGTCATCGTTGTAGTTGAGGTTGAAGTCCATAAAGAGATACAACTTATTATTGGTATCCACAGAGAAGTTTCCACTCTTGATGAAACTGTGACCCACAAGCTTGTCAAATCCATTCTTGTTAAGGATGTTGATAATCAAACGGCCATCACCCTCGTATGCAATTGCATAGTTTGATGGTTCTTTCTTTACCATTTCAAGAATGGATGCAATAGTCCAAGTGAAACCAATGTTCCTAGGCAGACGCATGAACTTGCTGGCCTTAACGCCAATCTTTGCAAGAAGCTTGTGGATGTTAAGAGTTTCACTACCTTGCTTGAAATCTTCCATCATGTCCTTGTTGTCACAAGTCTGAGCAATGATAATTCCACTACCACCCTCAACTGTGAATCCAACGTGTGCGAAACAGTCAGTTTCCTTACGGCTGAAATCAAACAAGAAGTATTGGTCACGCTTGCCATCGTAACGTGTCACATAATCTGAAAAGAAATGTGCCTCACGAGTAATGCACCACTGTGTACGGCCGCTGCCACAAAGCTTGTGGCTAGAATCGAATGACGGAACGCGAATAATAACAACAGACCCTTCGTTGTACACGATTTCACAATCGCTAGCATTATGCTCAAGGTAACAAAGCATATCTTCCTTATCCCATTCATATGTCTCTTCAAGACAGCTATTGATTGCTGCTAGCAAAGAGTCAGCAGTTTTCAGTGCAGAGCAAGTGCTATAGAACTTGTTCTTGCGACCCATAGGCTTTTTATTGAAGAGTTTGAATACATTGTACCATTTCTTAATCGTGGCATCGCTGTAAGCTTCGAGAGCCGTATATTCCTTATCAAGGAGTGCCTTGGTAAGAATCTTCCTTTGGTCAGTGTTAAAGTGCGAAATGATGTTCTTGATGAATGCCAATCTGTCAAGTCCTTCCATTTCCTTTTTCAACTGAGCAATACCTGATTTATTAGAGTAGGACACAATGTTCTTTTTCGCAAGCTTACTGATGAGGTTCTGATTTTCAACAATCCAATCGTGAATCTGCTGTAAGTCCTCAAAAGTTAATGACTGCGAGAAAATCATCTTAACAGCCCAATTTTGATAGTTGGTCTGTCCATCGAACATTTCTACTACGCTAATAAACAATTTGTTAGTCTCTGGATTGATTTGATACTTATCAATCAAGGGCTGCATCTGTTTTTTGTTGTAAGTCATTGATTATTTAATTTATGTTATTCAACTTTTTTGTGCAAATATATAGTTAATTTTCAAAAATGCAAAGTTTTTCGTGTTAATAAAACTAAAAACATGAAAAATATATTGTCCAAGCTATTATAATGACCATCATCATAATGAAGGAATATATCGCACTACTCTTTGTTTCGTCTTCACTAAATGCAATTACTCTTACTGCTTTGCTGAATTTATCGTTTATGAAAAACACTGTAAATGCAATTGCAATAAATAAAACTAAGGCTTTTATCATTTTATGTCTAATATTATGTGGTGTGCCTTAACGGCACACCACTTATTATTTTAATCGTTACCCCTACGCAAATAAGGAGGGTTCGCACCAACAGCAACTAAGTAGTCATTTAACATGGCGGTAGTTACTGGAGTAACGTTTGACTTAGCAAACTTTTCACTGACTTTGATTTGCTCATACAAATCGTTACACAGTTTCTTAGCCCATCCATGCTTATTGGAAATGTTTTTAGCAATTTCCTTAAGCTCCTCATCACCGTACATGACAGAGTACCTAATAAAATGGGTAGTTGCATCGTTTCTCTGATTGAAATCAAGCCTGTTAATCATTGCAAGCAAGAATTCTTTAATCGCATCACCAACCAAGCTAGAAGAAAATATGTTCGTGATAACCCTTCCGTAATGTCTAGAATACTCTACAGTTGTTTTTTCGTTGGAAACCTCTTTCTCTAACAACATTTTCATAAGTATGTAGTTTCCCACATAAACAGTAAAGTTTCTGTCTGCTATTGAACGATTATAGAATGCTTCAATGTCTTCTTCCGAAGGTTTCTTAAAGTTGTTGTTCTCAAACACCCTTCTGCCATAGTTTTTCATAGTGTTGAACACCATTTTGAACAATTCACTGACATAGCCCTCATCCAAGAATTGTGAAAGTATGTAGCCGTTGTCATAGAATATGTCCAAGTAATCAAATGAAAGATAATCGTTAACAGACACCCTAATCAAATGATACAAATGCTCATTGTCTATGTAGTTGTTCAATACAATTTCCATGACCTTTTTGTCTTTCTCTAGACAATCTTTAATCATAGGCGTATTGAAATTTAAAAACGCATTCTTGAACTTCCTAACATTATCATCCGTTCTTCTGATAATGTCATAAGGCACGCCAAATTCAATAAGCTTTGCATCGAAATTGTTTAAAATAGGCGTAGAGGTCTCATTATACATTGCATTGCAATAATCTTCATCAGACCCACCATCGTATATAATAGCAAACTGGAGCTTGTTTGGGTCGTACTGACTCATTGAAAAGTCAATGAAAATGATGTGCTGTTCACCCCAATCGTCAGAAGAAACATTATCCATGTAGGCATCACCAAAGAAATACTTGATGTTCTCATCAGTGACAGATAAGACAAGTTTGTCACCATCTGACTTAATAATGTCCACATTTTCAGAATTGACGCATTCATATAGATAATCCATGAGTGCTTCCCTATCCCACTTGTAAAGCGGCTTGTCGTAATGGGCAACCAAAGTAATATCTATATTGCAGTCTTGCATTATCTTATAGATGTTCTTATTATTGTCAAATCTTGAAACATAAGACGTGAGGTACTGCATGGCATTGTTGTCACTAGCCATAAGGTTGTTGTTAACAAAGTCATGGGCTGACGTAATACCTTTATTATATGTGGTAGTGAATCCAACAATAGATAATTTTTCATCCTCAAGCTTTGAGAAGTCAAATATCATATACTGGGTTGCCTTGCCATGATGGTTTTCAATGTAGTTGTTCCAATATGACTTGTTCTTGGAAATACACCAGTTGGTTGTCTTACCCAACTGCTTAATCGTCTCATAATCAGCCACTTTCACAAGAACGACATTATCACTCTCGTATATTGTTTCATACTTAATACCCTCAACGTTCCTAATGAAGTCCATAAATGAATCTTTGTTCCATTCAAAATGAACGCTAGTTATGTGGCGCATTTGCCTCATAAGCTCTTGGAAGTCTTCAATGGTCGAAACTTTTTTGATGAAGTTAATGCGCTTTGTATCAGACAGCTTTGAGAACCTAGCAAGGGTCTTATTGTCAGTTTCAGACAATTCATTAGTCTTTAACAGCTTTTTCTGTGCGGTGTTGAAAGAGTTAATGGCATCGTTGATGCGCTTTCCGTTCCTAAGTTCAGAAAGCTCATCCAACAGTTTGGCAATGGCATCAGGAGTTGTGTATGCCGTAATACTACCTTTGCTAAGATTTTTGGACAACTGTTTGTAATATTCGTTCCAAGTCAGTATGTTCTGGATTGTCCTCATTGAAATACCATACTGATAATGGAGATTAACTGCCCACTGGAAAAAGTTCTTAGAACCATCTGTGTAGATGTAAAGCCTTTTGATTCTTACGTCTCTAGTATTGAAGCCAATCTTATCACTGAGCGTTTTAATCATCTTGGCATTTTCTTTCAAAAATGCTTCGTAATCCTTGTCAAACGTTTTAGGCAATAAATATATTTCATTGAAAAATGCATTATATTCCGTAAAATTGTCATGGTCATGCCTAGGCTTGACTTCAAGTATTCTTGAATGCTCAATATCCTTTAGCTCCTTTTTCAATTCTTTGTTATAACTCACAATTGAGCTAAACCCATAATTGTTCTGGTTATAATAACTGTTGAAGATAAACATACGTTCACCCATAAGGGGATTATCCTTTTCAGTTTTTACAACCTCGCAAATATCATAGCCATGCTCGTTGCAACGGGCTAGTATTTTCTGGAGAGAGGTATCAGCTACCCTCCAAAGATGTCTGATACCTCTAATGCTTGTTCCTATCATATCGTAACTGTTAGAATTTAATTTCGTTATTGAATTTTTCGCTGATAGCAGCTTCAAATACATCGAACAAAACATGATTCTGCACGCACAAGTCCTTAACGGCCTCAAGCACCTCTTCCTTAATCGAGTTGATGTGACCCTCGTAGCGGTTGACGATATACTTAACCGTTTCAAACTTGATTTCGTCCTCTTTCTTGGTGGTGTACGTTGTGGTAGTATTGGTGTTCGTGTGCGTTGAACCGCTACCATAACCAAAGTAGTTCTTACGAGTGTTGTCACCAAGGTTTTCAAGCTTTGTAATGTCATCAACGTCAACACGCTTGTATGTACCATCGTCATTACGCACGTATGTGCCATTGTTACGGTCAGTCCAAGTGCTGCCGCCATGCTTCAAGTAATGCCTTGTGCAACCAATTGATTCGATAAGGTCAACGCCCATACCACATGCTTGGTCCATGTCTTCAATGATGCAGTACTCATTTTCAGAGTGAGCATAATAACCACCGTTACCAAAGTTCATACAGATAACTTCGACTTTCTCACGAATGTTCTTAACGTCCGTGTAAGGCTCTGAGAAGAAACAGCCTTTGGTAAGACCCCAACGGTCACAAACCTCTTTCATATGTTTCTCGTAGAACTCATAGCTAAACAACTTTGTTCCACTACAAGCCCATGCAGCACGATAAAGGTCTGGAGAGTCATAACCAATCACATAACCTACATCTTTAAACCAATCCTTGTCAAGGTTATCACTTCCATGACAACCTGTTTCCTCATCCAAAAAGAAGCAAGCCTTAAGTTTGTCAAGGTGATTAAACAACGAAAGACAGATACATACACCGCCCTTGTCATCAGCACCAATACCAATTGAAGAGCCACCGTTTGCATCAACGCTAATCTTATGCAAGCCATCCTTGGTGCGCTCGGTCTTGAGGTCAAGAGGAACACCTGCATAGATGTATGGGTCATGCTTGGTCTGAACAGTATCAAGGTGTGACGTTACGCAAGGATAGTATTCGCCTTCTGCAAGTTCACCCTTTGTCAGATACACATTGCCAAAGTCATCAAACTCATATTTGATGCCGTTCTTTCTAGCCCACAAGATGATAAATACGACCATTCTGTACTCTAACTTACTGTGAGTAGGAACAGACATACAATCATACACGAAATCCTTGTCAAGATACAAGAGCTTCATGTCATCGTCACGAGGGTTCAAAGGAATTGTAACAGCCTCAGTAGGCTCGGTAGATGTAGGAGGTATTTCAACAGCATCGTCTTCTGTATAATCCTCTACAGTGGTTTGCGCGTTAGTTTCTGCGCTATTTTCCACGTTGTTCTCTTTGATTGACTCATTGGTGCTGTCGTTGGCAACATTAGCGTTAGCAACATTAGCGTTTTCTGCGCTAGTATTCTCTACGTTTTCGTTAGAGTCAGTCTTTGGTTTTTCAACCTCTGCTGATGGTGTCTGAACCACCTCAGTAGGTGTGTTGGCAACAACATTGCCATTCTCATTTAAAATGTTTGAGTCAGTCATTTCGATTATTGATTTAATTAGTTTTTGCAAAGATATGAAATTTTAATCAGTTAAACAAATAATTGGTATAAATTTTAACATTAATTAACTATTACTCCACTATTGCACATGCTACCAACGGTGAAACATTGCTTTTAGGGGCAATCTGTATTCTTATTTCGTTTCTTTTACCTATAGTAATATCTTTCTCATTACAACCTTGCGTTGTGACATTCACACCAATTTTATAACCCAAAGACTTAATTAAACTTGTCCTTAGTTCAATGTTCTTAACATGGTCAACAAAATAGTTGATGTCACGAATATCAATTGAAAAATCTTTTTTATTCTTACCCATTATTTAATATTGAGTTTAGCAAGATTTTCTTGTCTTGAGGCGATAGCTTAAACCATTTGCTTGCGAAATGAGACAACCCAAACTTCTGTTTTATTCGTGTTTTGTCAATATTCGCTAAAGCGTCATAAGTCCTAATCAATTCTCCTTTGATTAATATGTTCCTCTGTTGTTTCGTGAGGTTAGAAAAATTGTTAGACCAATCGGTACTAGGTAAGTTGTGCTTAACGAAAATATGCTTGTATTTTAGACTAGAACGCACTTTTTCACTTGGCGTTTTCCTATTCCATCTTTCGCTAGCCTTGTTTGTGATGCTGCGAGTTGATAAAATGTTTTCAATATTTTCATTCTCTGCCATTTAAATCTTCTTTTTAAGAACTTCAAAATAGAATGACTTGTCCACACCCTCCCATGAACTCACTTGAGCCATTGACTTGTAATATGAATACCAATCATCCTCTGTGTACTCAGGAAAAAACACATCCCCATCGCTCTCGTCTTTAACGATGGTCAGCCTCATTTCGTCAACAAGGTTCTGTTCCATAAACTGACGATAAATGCTCTCTCCACCTATGACAAACAATTCTTTATCATAGAAGAAAGCATCGCACAGTTCTACCACGTCATTTACAGAATGAGCAATGTAAACATTCTCATACTCTGGACTTACACCAAACTCTTCATCTGACGTAAGAATGACATTAATCCTATCCTTTAACGGTTCTCCGTTGGGCAAACTTTCATAGGTCTTACGACCCATGATAACAACATTACCAACTGTCATACGCTTGAAGTTAGCAAGGTCATTACCAATGTGGAAAAGAAGCTTACCATCCTTCCCCAATGCCCTTTTTTGGTTAATACATGCGATAATTTTAAACATACTGTTGAAATTTAGTTTTTACTTTTGTGCAAAGGTATATAAAAAAATTGAGAAATCAAAAAATGATTCCTCAATTCTATATTAAAAAATGTTAAAGCGGAACTAATGCTTCCATTAAACTTTTCATAAAGCATGTATTAACCACTTTTTCTAGTAGATAGTCCTTTATAGTTTCCATTGTAGGATATTTGGCGCAAAGGCAGTCTGGTTTGTCACCAATCCACGCCACTTCGGTAAAGTAAAAGTGCACGCCCTCTTCCCCATATTTGAACAACTTTTCATCATCACCGTCTTTGTTATAGTATACGGCAACTTTTCCACGATTATAACAATACTTCTTAAGAAGCTTATCTATGTCTTCGTTTAATAAGTTAATTTTAATTTCCATATCACTTACATTTTTTTTAATTATGCCAATAGCAATAAATACATTTATGCTCACATTGTTTGGGCTTCACTTTTAATAAAGAAGTTTTATTGGCTGGACAGCCACAGCTCTTCCTTTGTTCAGCACTTCCGACCAATTCTATTTCATCATTTAAACCCAATATATCAATATCTTTTTGCGATAAACATGGAATACTTTCAATTCCTGGTTCACCACATGCTTCAACTGATTCAAATCCGCACTCAAAAGCACACTGCTTAATCTTTTCTAAAGCATCTAGCCTTTCTGCAAGTGGCGCATGGAAACTACCGTCATATAAAATAGGTATATTTTCCTCTTTAAAACGCTCTTGGACGTGTTTATAGTTGTCCAAGAAGGAAATCCTCACCCTACGTATTCCAAAGTCTCTAAAAGCCCTTAAAACGCGCATAGCAGTCTCTACACCCTTATGTGTGGGAACAATTGGGTCAACCCTTAACACAACGTGGGAAATAGGAAATCCACCTTCAATCAGTTTAACAAACTTATTATGCGTCTCTTCAACTGACGGAACAAACGGTTCAATGCGAGTGCTACCCATTCCTGTGCATGTTAGATGCAATATTACCTTGTCTTGATGCTCTATGAGTTTTTCAATTAACTTATCAGTTAACCTTTTGGTAATAATTATGTTACCTTTATAAAGTCTGTCAAAGGCATCTAGGTTATAAGAAATTTCGCCACTTTCAGTAGTACCTATCCTATTTTCTGTGTCTAAAACTAATTTTTTTGTCGAAGCCATGTGATTCTATGTGTTCATCGTTTGTTCTACCATCTACAATTTCTTTATCTCTTAGCGAAGAAATATATTCGTATAAATTATTCCACATTTCTTTTGCATCAATGAATTTAGGAATATATGTGTTTTTCAATATAGGGTTTTCAATAATATTTATTGGGTTTTTACTAATAGAAACCTCACCTCTATATCTAGTGTATATAACATCAGTGCAAATAGATAGAGGGCAATTGCTTAATTTGTGCTTTTTATCAATTTTCTTTTTTTCTATTAATTGCGGCTCTAATATCAAATTATCATTATCATCAAGATACCTCTCAACTTTAAAAAAATAATGATAATATCCACTTTCCACTAGAAAATAAAAAAATCTACCTTCCATGACTGGTACTTTAATTCCGTATCCTTTAACTAGTCTACGTTTTATATCATATGTTTTATCTTTTTCTTTTTTGAAAATGTTATCAAGACCGTGACCAATATAATAATTATTCAAATCAATTGGGTATGATTTCCTTCTGTCATAAACCACCAATTCATCAATTCCAAAATAATTTTGGAGATAATCATAATAGTCTTTCTCCCCACGTTTGCATAGGATTTTCATAATAACAATTATATTTTTAAATGTTAAACGCTAGATGATAGATGTTTTAAGCACCCACCGTCTAGCGTTATTTAAAATTTTTAATAATCTCTTGTTAGGGATTACTCAGCAACAACCACTGTATCAGCGGCAGTCTCAACAAGTGAGTCAGCTACAACAACAGTCGTATCTGCACCTGCTACTGCTAGACTATCAGTTCCGTTTGCTGTAGTGTCGCACTTACTTGTACCATTTCCACAAGATGCGAATGTCATAGCCATCATTGCTACGAATAAAAATGCAATCTTTTTCATTTTTTCTTTAATTTTGTTTGTTTTATAATTGTTATTTTATAATTGTTATTTTTTTTCGAGTGCAAAGATATAATAAATATTTCTAATTTCCAAATTTTTCAGCAATTTTTTTTCACATTTGAAAGAAAACTACGATAATAATGTTGTTTGTTTGAATATTCTTCTTTAGAAATCTTCCCACTATGAGGATGTTCTGAAAACTCTAACACGTCCATCAAATGACATTTAGCATCGTAATAATTATATATCTCATTATACAATTTGGCATGGGTAACTTGGTATTTTCCCCATCGTAGGGCAAGGAAATAGAAAAAATCATATCCTTGTGCGGATGCTGACCAAATAACTGCCTTATTGATGGTGTCCATATGCTGGCCTTCTTCAAATTTCTCTAGAATTTTATATTTTTCACAAGTTGCAACGTCATGCACTTCAAGAAAATTGACTAACGCATCAAATAACTTGAGCAGTTGTTTTTTCTTTTCTCCTTTATAGTGCGCAGACATACGTTTGCGAATTATCTGTATTCGGCTTTCTTCCGTTTCTTTGCATTTTGTAAATTTAAGTTTCATTGGCTAAATTAATATAAGTTGGAAAAATAAAGGTAAATTTCATTAATGCGAGTCTTATGATTAAACGCCCATTCATAATTGTCAATGTCATTCACTTTCACCCATTTAATTTCCCCAACTTCTTTACCCTCGTTGTTTTTCTTGGAAAACTCAAAATCAGTCGTAACCTTGTCTGTAATCCAAGCGCCAAACCTAAACGTAACGTTCTGTCTGTTGGTGGTAACTGGGTCATCCTCATAGTTGATGAACGTAAGTTGGGATGGGTCAAGTTTAACACCTGTTTCCTCAAAGCACTCACGAACCGCGCATTCCTTTGTGGTCTCGTCAAAGTCAAGATAACCACAAGGACAATTCCACATGCCTCTGAAATCAGCAGCCTCTTCACCACGTTCAGATGCTAGCACACACCAATCGCCATCAGCATCCTTACAGAATACGAAAATGGCTGTTGCCATAGAACGGCTAAACCAACCAATAAATGCTTGGCTTAACACTACTCCAATATCTCCTTCTGAAATGCCCAAACTACTTAAATTGGTTGCAAGCAATTTTATTGCTTTTTCCATGTCCAAACAAGGACGATTTGTCATCTTCTCCATATGTTTTTAAAACGTTTTTCGTAACTTTTTTGTTCCAAATTTATTCATTACACACTTTATTTGTTGCAAATATATGAAAAATAAATGAAATGTCAAAATCTGAAATATTAAAAAACCATAAAAGAGGTTAGGAATCCTTTTTCCCAACCCCTTTTGAAATTATTGGTTTATCTTAGATAAATCAAACCCTCTATTCTGTAGAGTTACATTAAGCAAAGTTAAGTATTTACGGTACTGCTCCTTATTAAGGACATAACCCATATACCTAGCATTTTTCTTAACTGCGCTAGCTATGACCTTCATACGAGATTCCTCAGTCTCCATAGATGCTGCAAATCTCATGTCGTTTACAAACTCGTTAAAAATGCTTTCAAACATTTCCATCTGGTCTAATGTCATTTCTAGCACGCATGCTAGTCTACGATGGTTAAACTTGAACTCATATCTTTCGATATTGTCAACCTTTGCTGCATTGCTGTCATCAGCAAATGAATAAACGCTCATACTAAGCATCATAAACATAATTAAAATAAACTTCTTCATAATAAATTTCCCTTTTTTTTTTACACTTACTTATTTTTCACTTACTTTGTTTTTAATTTGGAACTGAATATCGGCTTGATGCCGATACCAATTCCATTGCACTTACTTTCATAACCCCCAAGCTGTTGCTTATGGATTCATTCTAGGGTGCGAGGAGGATAATGATGCATACTTCATAATTATTTCCCTTTCATTTTTTTAATTTGACACTTACTAACTTACTCACTTCATATAATATATATTATACATTTTTCTTTTGTAAACCATTTTCATGGCCAATTTCACTTAAACCTATCCATTCTTGATGTACATCAAAGTGTGCTGTGCACGTACACACCGTTTAAATTTAACAATGCAAAGATATAAAAAATATATTAGAAAGGCAAAATTTTTCATCAAAAAAGGTATCAAATACACTTATTATTGATATAAATCATTATATAAAAAATGAGCACCCATCGCTGGATGCTCTTGAAAAATCTTATCGCAACAAGAAAGATTTTAAAAAACAAGGAACAATAATGGTCGGATTCTAACCGACACAAGATTGATTTGCAATCAATTGAGTTAACTTGCTGTATGTTCCTTTGTAGCGAGAGAGAGAATCGAACTCTCACCTAATGAATATGAGTCACTTGTTCTAGCCGTTAGACTATCTCGCTATGAATTTATTAAATTCTTCTTCTACAAATTTGGGGTCATATTTACCCATATCTTTGATTATATATGGAGTGTAACCGCAATTTATAATTTCTTTAATCTTTATTTTATCTCTATTGATATTTTTCCTAAACGATTGACCACTCTGCCACCTCGTCATATCAATTAAATATGCTCATAGGGTCTTCATTAACCTTAACAAGCTCAACAGACAATTGGAATCGTGGATTTTCATCCTTTTCCTTATACTCTTCTGGATGCTCTTCCATCTGTTTCACTTGCTCTTCAAGCCTTTTAATAGCCTCCTTGAGCATTTCAACTTTGTCAGTTCCAGGATAGTTTAAACCAAACCTAAACTCCTTCCCTTCCATAAGCAACATTTTTGCTTGCAACATTTTTGTAAACTTATCCATAACCTTAAATAATTTGTCGGTGGTGTTGGACTCGAACCAACCATGCTCTAGAATCATCGCGCCAAAAATTTACCACCGTTTTGTTAAAAAATGGCTGTTAAGTTAGCTACTCCTAACAGCCATAAAGCCCATCATATCCCAATCTCCCTCACGTGTTGGGTAGGTGATATGATATAGTCACGAAAGTTTCCATTTTTATAATACAAATATTAATTAATCAATAAATATAATCTATTTTTTTCCGAGTCATTTTATCTAAAATAGATTCATAATTAACTTCCGTAACTTTTTAAGACTTTTTGTTGTATTCTAATCCGTATTTAAAGAACTTCTCACATAGTATCATCACTTGGTTCTGTGACATAAATGATGGCTCACCTAGTAATTCTATTCTCATTTTCTTACGGAAAAATTCTAGTGCTTCCTTATCCATCATTGTATTCTTTTTAAATAAGTTATTTTCAATAAGTCGTTCTCTCTAGGAACTCGTCATCATCTTCTTCTTTTACAATTATTCCCATGTCGAAAATGCAACGTTTTCTTTTGCCACTTGCTTCACACTTCCCATATAACCGACATTTTTCATTGCAAGGTATCATGGTCTAATTCTTTTAAAACGTTATTGGTTAAATCTTTACTTTCTTTTCTGAGGGTTTTAATCTTTTTGTGCGCATTATATTGGTCATATCTGTACGTCCACTTTGTAGCAGTTTTTTTGTACTGTTTGACCTTTGAGGATGGGTCAGAGTCAAGTTCTTTCCAATTTTTCGCATTCCTATACCCTCTAGGGGCATTTTTATCTTTAACTATCCAATAGTACAAGTTTTTGCTAATGCGAGACACATATTTTGTGTGTGACTTCCACATTCTGAACGCTTTGCCTCTTTTTGTCATAGATAAATAGTTTGTAAAGATTATTTATTCGCTAAATTAATAACGAAATGTTACCAAATGATATGTTTAAAAAGTGTACGAAAAAAACGAACCTTGTGATTGGGATGGGACTCAAACCCATATGAACAGACTTAGGAGGTCTGTGCCTAATTCTTTCAGCCACCCAACCAAGTAATAAAAAGGCTTACCAACCATTCTCCTAATTGATAAGCCTTAAAAGTGTTTAGTGTCTGCCAAGTCTGAATCTACGATTCATAACTACGCTTGGGTCAGTATCCGCTACCACTGGCGGAGTCTTCCAAGGCTCGTCACTCTCCGTCTTACGGACGAATCGTCCTCTAGCGTCACGTTTTGCAAGCTCTAGAGCACACGGTGCTTCACGAGGAGCTTCAAAGCGAGGGCAATCTCTACGAACCTCTGGTCTACCACACTGAGACTGTCTTGGCTGCACGCAACCGTTAAGCAGTTCAGTAACCACGCAAAGCAATACGGCTGAAGCCACTGGAAGCTCTGGGGTGCTGTCAATCAAGTAGACCTCACCACCCTTTACATCGAAAGCAAGGATAGCGTGTACGCCATTCTGTGCATCACGGCTGATTGCGCGTGCCTCTTCGCTACTGAGCTTATACTCGCGGTTAGCGTTAGGCGTGGTAGCGCACTCTACATGATTCTCAGAGAGGTGGTAGATTACAAGACGCAGATTTGACTTGTCGCTACACTGTGACAGAATTTCAGCCATAGGGCTGTTGTCAGAATGAAGTCTAATGTAATTCCACATAAATTTCTCTTGTTAGCTAATTAATACTCGTTTGTTTTAAAAAAAATAGGTGGGTAGCTTGGTGGCCACCCACCTTTAAAAGAGAGATACAACGATTAATCTGCGTCAGCAGTCTCCTCATCGTCATCGAAGAACTCGTCAAAGGTTGCCTGAGCAATCTTGAGTTCAACGTTCAGCTCGTAGAGACGAGTCTTAGCGTCCTGCAAGTCAGCAGCCCACTTGGTTGGATTCCAACCCTTCACACCAGGACGGAGTGAATCAGTGGTGTCTGGAGCGAAATCGGTCAGACCCTGAATCTGCATTTCCACGTTGGTCTTCTCAATCTTAAGCTTGTGGATGATTTCCTCTTGGGCAATCTTTGCCTGAGTGTTAATCTGTGAAGCACGTGCTACAAGAGCCTTAGAGTCATTCTGACTCATCATCTGTAAAAACTTTCCCATTGTTGTTTAAGTTTTAAAAGGTTTATAAAATGTGAACTATAAATAATTGTTTTACAACTTGTTGTTGTCTTTTTTACAGTGCAAAGATATATTTTTTATTTGTAATTTCCAAATTTTTTTGGATTAATTTTTCAAAAAAATTACCTTTGTTTTTTTGATGTTGTTTTCATCGTTTCTTTTTAACAATGCAAAGATATATCTTTTTTTCGTAATTTCCAAAATTTTCAGTGTTAATGCTTGTTAAAAGTTTTAAAAGCCTCATCTGCAAGTTGTGATACTAGGTCTATCTGAGCAGTTGCTAACGCACTTCTGAACATTCTAGGGTTAATGCGCCTTTTAGAGTCTTTCTTGCCCTTTCTAGAAGCTATTACCTTGTCTACAAGCTCTTTGGAGGGTTTCAACTGTTCTTTCTCTGACGAATAACCAACGTGGGTAAACCCAAGGAAAGAACCGCTTTTTTCAATCTTACAAAGCTCAACATGGTTTTCGCCATATTTAAACTCTCCAGTGCGAACTTTAATCTGCTTGATGTACCTAATGGTTGGGTCTTTAATGCTTGCGCCAATTGCAAACATGGCGTCAAAGAAATTGGTCAGCTTTTTACTGCCACTAAGACTGTTCTGCGTTAAAGGAGTGCCCAAGTTACGCTTTGGAGTATGGGAAAGCACAAGAATGCTTATATCATATTTCTTCTTCAATGTACAAAGGTTTTTCATGAGCTTTCCAGCAGTAGTTGCGGTGTCTTTCATATTCACCAACCAACTGAGGTTGTCAACAATGATTACCTTTGAGTTGTATTTGTTAATGTTGGCCTCAATGCCGCCAATAATAACCTCGTCAAAGCTTTGCTTGGAGGCATCACAATAATCCCTCACTTTGTCACTGTCAAGCTCAACACGAATAAACTTGTCGTTGAACTTGAAAGTGCTCTTATTCTTCTCGTCAGTATAACGTAGTTCAAATTGCTTCTTGCTCAACTCAAAGTCATAATACAAAACAGTTTCATCCTTACCCAACTTATCAGCAATCATATTGCTAATCTGAACGGCAAGGATGCTCTTACCAACATTGGCATCAGCAAAAAGGCAACATACCTCATTCTCAATCCAAAACTCTTTCCAAAGTTTCTTCGGATTCTTCTGCACCTTTGCAGCCTCGATTGTCTCATTGGCTGTCATTGCGCTAAAGATGTCTGTTAAATTTGGTTTGTTTGCCATATATAAAAATTAAATTGATTTCTAAAAAAAAAAAATAAAAATTAGCTGCTAGGGGCAGGCTACGTTCTAACGATTATCCCCTCTTAACTGAGTACGCCCATAGGTATTATTACGTAATTATCCCCTATTGCTTTCTCTGCCCTGTGGTAGACCTTTATCAAATTACGTCCGCAACAGCTAATTATTGTACCCCCTCAAGGAATCGAACCTCGTTGTTACAGCACTACGCCAAATGTCCTACCATTAGACGAAAGGGGTATAGACGAGAAATGATTTTGCTAGCGTTGCTCATTTCTCGCAAAAGCAACAGTTGTACTCAACCAACGAGACGGTTTAAAAGACACCCACATGACTCGAAATCCGACAACCCAGTCAGTTGCTTGAGAGCAACCACTCTACAACCTTATGCGTCATACCATTACGCAATATAAAAGGGAAGGTTGTATACCCTTAGTTCGTTATTTTATTGGATACATCATTGTTGTACCTCCACCGACAACTACGTCAACGTTAGCATCCTTCTTCTTTTCAATGACTTCCCACTTACGTAACTCAATATACTGAGGCACAGTAAGATTCAATGCTGTCATATATGCTTTATCAGCAATAGCCCTCTGACGTTCAGCCTTTTCACGAGCCAACTGTACCTCTGCTTCACGCTCTTGCGTCTGCTTTGCTTGCACAGCCCTAGCAGTTTTGTTCATTTCAGCCAACTGTTCCTCATTAGGTGTAGCCTTACCAATCGTCACTTGGCGAATGGTCACTGGAAATTCCTTGTCCTTTGACAGCTCTGCCACATAATCTTGCATCTGTTTCAATACCCTATCGTCAATCTCATTCAGAATCGCACGATTGGACATAAGGTCAAACGGACTATGCTGTGAAATATGGTCTCGCACTAGGTTACAGTAGTAGTTATAAATGTTGGTATTAAACCAATCCTCGCCATAATTCTGCAATAGTACTGGAGACTTTCCCTTCTGAATCTGAGTGATAATCACGGTATGGAAATCCAACGGTGTATTGTCATCAGAGAACAAATCGTTCATATCCACTTGATGCTTCACTGGAACAATCTTGAACGTAACCGCATCAGTTGTCCACACACACCAAGTAAGACCACTCTCCACTGGAGTCATGTCAATACCACCATGACCAAAGAACCAAGGCTTGTAAATCAGCACAGCCTCCTCGTCTGCGTTAGGTTTAACGCCATGACATGAACATGTCATCACTAGCGTAAGAAACGCCATCAAACTAAGAACTAAATATTTCTTCATGTTCTTTTGTTTTTTAAAGTTAAAATCAATAGAAACTGCTTATCTTTACCTCAAGAGAAGACACGGTATCTGCTGTAGCGGCCTCTTTCTCTACGATGTTGATTTCTGCATAACCGCAGTCACCACCTTGAATGAAGATGCTACCATCCTTTTTACGTTCAACATTCTCGTTCTCCCACTCTTTAAGGTGGTCATCATCGCGGAAAGTGCAGTTATCAAGAATCTTCTCGTAAACTTTTTCCACTACAGCTTTTGCTGTTTCTTTACTGTCGCAAGGGATGACCTCAGTATTTACGTAAAAGTCATCACTGTTGAAAAACATTGTTTCTACTACTACCATTGTTTTTTGTTTTTTAAAGTTAATAATGTTGTTGCTAAATTTTGGCAATTATATAGTACTTGACCCAAATAGTTAATCTACTATTGCGTACATATATTCTTCGCCATTTGCTTCTTTATCCATTATGGATTTAATCTCCTCTTTGCTTTTTTTAGCAGTTTTGTTCCAATAAATAAAATGTTTCATACGTTATTAATATAAATTATTTTTTTTTTTTCTAAAATGTCTAATTGTATATAGTTACCTAAATTTTTGTGCAAATATATGAAAAACAAATGGAATAACCAAATATTTTAACATTTATTATGCATTTTGTTGCGGAGAAAGGACTCGAACCTCTAACCTCCCCATTATACGTGGGGTGAGCTTCCCAACTTGCTCTACTCCGCGAAACTAAGTATACCTAGAACACCTTTCAACATTGATGAACTTCATAACAGTAACGGCCTATTACCGTTATGCTCTATCAACATCTAATCAATGTTGTGGGTCTAGAGGGGTTTGAACCCACGTGTAACCAACTACGGTTTCAACTGCTTATGAGGCAGAGCCGATATAGACCCAAATTGCCAAAGGAACTTTCAATTTAATTCTATCATGTATGCTGCGCCTTACGCCCAGACTCTGACGCATTAATTAAATAAGATAAGTACTCCTGCCGTAACAAATCACATACATGAATCCTATGTTAGACTCTCTTTGGCTATATGGTTTATTCAATAATAATCGTCTTCGTCATAAAACTCGTCATCATAAACATCATAGTCTTCGTAATCATCGTATTCATTATAATCCTCGTAGTCTTCGTCTTCATACTCTTCGTCCTCGTAGCCCTCATCTTCGTAGCCCTCGTCATAGTCCTCTTCGTCTTCATCACCGTTTTCTATGATGTCCATTACGTCCTCTTCGGAGATTCCTAACTCATCGGCTATGTCTTCTACTGTATAGCCATCTTCAATCATGTTGTAAATTTCTTCTTCCATAGTGATTTTTTTGCAAATATATGATTTTTATTTTTAATAACCAAATATTTTAACATTTATTAATGCTATACATCCAATAAATTAAAAAAAATATCCAACCAACCAAAAACACGATACCATAAGATACGGCCATACAAACATACACATAAACAACATCAAGCAAATTCATAAGGCTTTTGGCGAGCATTTCCTTAGTTGGTATGTCACTCACATCACTAGGCACTATGCTATCTTTGAATATAAGAAAACTAGTTAAACAGAATAATGCGATGAGCAATATGATTTTGAATCTATTTTTATTTTTCATAATCAATTATAACAGAAATAAAAACTAACTAGTAATTCATACGTGAGGGTATAACACCTCTTACGCCACCTCTAGGGTTTTCAACGTCACCCTCATATCTAGGAATTATGTGTATGTGACAATGATGAATGGTTTGCCCAGCAACCTCTCCACAGTTAATACCAATATTATAACCTTGGGGATGGTATCTTTCGTCTAATATTTTTTTGGCATTCTCTATCGCATAATGCAATGACTCCTTTTGAGAATCTGATAAATCAAAATATGTTTCAACGTGTTCCTTTGGTATAATAAGTGTGTGACCTTTAGATACTGGATATTCATCTAATACGGCTTTCCATATAGTTCTGTCGAACAACACATTCTCTTCCTTTTGATTTTCACAAAAAACACACTTATCCATTGTTCTGCTGCCCATTCTCTCTAATGTGTTCAACTGCGCTCTTAAGTGCTACCGAAATGGCTTTTTCAATATTATTGCTTCTAGAAGAATCAGCTTCAATCTTTACATACTTGAAAGTGACTCTTCCATTTATTTTCTTGCACACACAAATCCATATTGTACCATTTTCACTGTCCTCATGGATAAATGCGTCACCAATAACACTAATACATACATCTACGTTAAACATATAAGACGCACATAATGCAGTTTTCATTGCCACTTGAGAACTGTATAAGCCATTCGCCTTTATAACATCTTCACCTATTCCCATCAACGTTTTAAGGGCATCGTCATTGAAATAGTTAAGAGTGCCCTTATATATTGTTGGAACGGCACATACGCTTCCTATGGTTGCTCCAAGCAGTCCACAAGTACAATTTTCAACCGTTGCTATCGTTAGACCTCTGTTGAGGATTTCTAGGGCTAATTCTTTCAATTCTTCACTCATCGAAATAAACGTTTTTGTCAATATTAAACTCTCTAAACACGTCCATGATTTTTTTGTTGATGTCTTGTTTCTGCTTTTTCAATTTGGCTATGATGCACCTTAAAGCTTCTTCCTTGTTAAGGAAATATACATTATTTACAGATGATTTTTTCATATCATCAGAATGCCAAATACTGAATTGGCAGCTATCACCCCACCAATCATGCGTTTGCCTACCTAGCTTATCCACGAAGAGGCAAAGTAATCGCCCTTGGTCTCTACCATCAATTATGCCATTGGTAGGCTTAATTCTTTTGGTTTCAACCTTATTCCCTTTTATTACGTATATTGGATAAATCTCTCCAATAGTTAAATCTTTAAATGTAAGTGCCATTCCATATATTTTTTTTTTATTAAACTTTTTGCAAATATATAAAAAAAAATTGGAAGATACAAATATATCTCCCAACTTTAATTTTGTTTAACAATTTGCCTATATGGATGTGTGAGCGTAGTGGGATTCGAACCCACGAACAACGGTTTTAGAGACCGCCCCAATAGACCACTCTAGCATACGCCCTTATGTTGCAAATATATGAAAAATAATTTGCATAGCAAAATAATTTAAAGAATTTTAATAAAAAAGCACCATAAGCAAGAGCCTATAGTGCTTTTTATATTGTATTAGTCTTCGGTAACAATATCTAAATTCTTAAATAGCTCTTCATGACCGTGTACCGCGATTGCAGTAATTCTATCGTCCAAGTCAGGTTCTCTGAACTCAGAATAATCAACGCCTAGAAGGTCTAACTTCCTTCTCCACTTTATTATGTCAGCTCTTAAGTAAATCAGATATTCGTTATCCCATAGGTGGGTATTTTTATGCTCTAGCATCCATTGCGCTACGGCATGACCCCCTTGGACACAACCATATACTGGTTTCAACGTCTTGTCAATCAAGACATAAAGTTTATTCTTCTCCATCAGTTGATGCATATTTGTTGTAAGTGTTAATAACACGGTTTTTAAATGCTGGAACCACATAGCTTTCGGTCATTTCACCTCCGCTTACTCCCCAACGGCCACTGTATAACATCTTCCAACAACGATGTCTTATTTCATCCTCAAGATACTTGTCACGCTCCTCACCTTCAATACGATGCTTAAAAATGTAATAAGCAACATAATCAGAATGGTCTTTTTCTGCGTCTGACTTAATAAACTCTTTAAACTTAAGATACTGTTCCTTAGTGGTGGCTTCGTTTGTAAAAATTTTCTTTTCCATATGATATATTTTTTAATTTGTTTGTTATTATTAATGAATTTAAATTACTTCACTTATATTTCCCATTCAAACTAAAATATATCAGGACCACGAATCTTTTTCAGCTACCAGAATTCGTCAGAAATCTACCAAAAACTGTTCTTTTTCATAATGTTAATTAATTTAATTTGTTATTAAAAAACGGAAGCTCTTTTTCTAGAATAAATTGATTACAAGTCAAGCCCTATTAGAAATTGCTGTAAGCTTCCTTACGATAAAAATAAGGAGATTATTCTCCCACTCTAGTAGCGACCCTTGGAGTCGAACCAAGTGTTACAAGGTTATGAGCCTTGTGTGTAAGCCGTTTCACTCGGTCACTATTAAATCTTCACCCTTCCGCAATGTTAAAACTCAATATATAGGATTCAAACCCATGTATTCCAATGCTAGTGTCTATCTGTTGCTCTACTCAAATCCATTTAAGGTTAGTTAGCGATTGAGCTAATATTGAGTTATATTAAAACTTACGGATATACTTTATCAGGAATCTGGCTTTCTCTGCTGAAGACTTATTTTTACCCATCCACTCATAGGAACTTCACAGAGTGCTTCACACACCATTAGGTAGCATCGAATGAGATAGTATTCCATACGCTAGTGGAACTATATAGACATTGTTACATACCTCAATCTACATTCTTCTTAGTGTGTACCCTTGCGACAAATGTACCCACGCTTGTATATCTACGCCTCTATCGTAAGTTTTGTGTTGAAGGGAACTTTTTTTTTCGGTATTCGTTTCAAGCAAATTCCATATAGTCATTGCTGTAAGTTCCCGCTATTGGTTAAGGAATTGGAAACGGTAGAGCCACACTACGAAACTCTCTACCTACTCATCGTAGCATTATCCAAAACCTTAGTGGAGGTAGAGAGACTCGAACTCTCAAATATAGCTTGCAGAGCTATCAGTTTAGCCTGTTAGCCTATACCCCCAATGTTAGTCAGAAGGAATCGAACCTTCATACAACCATTTGACCTTAAAGTTTCTCTACGACCTTTCCGTAGATTTGGTTTCTACCTATCCATCCATTCATGTGACCGTGAGTATTGCCTATTAGGTATTCACTATCATTCTTTATGGCATGGATTAGATGCAAATAATGATGACCTCTAACCTTACATAATACAATGTCCTTTTTGTTAAGTTTAGTGTCATCTTTCACAGGTTCACATATTACTGCTTGCCTTGATTTCAAAAGTGGTAACATAGAATTGCCTATTCCAGTCACCTTACATGTCTCACCTCCTCTGAGGTGGTTGCATGTCTCTTGGTTTTCAAAACCACTATAAGTAAAATCTCTCATATATTGTTAAGTTTTAGATTCACTTACCTAAAAAGATTGAGATTCTTGCAAGCTACATAGTAGTATCTCCTCATTTATGTCCAGCCCACCGATGAAGGCTTCTACTAGAACTGGTTACCTCCGATTCACACGTGCTTCGCTTTTCTACTATGTAAATCTCAATTTGCAGGGACTGATGGACTCGAACCACCATTTTTCATTAACAGTTAAAGGCGTAATCTGTTCCGCAGTCGAGACTACGTTAATTCCTTAAATCGTAACAAACCACTCTTACCCTTGAGCTAAATCCCTATATAAATATACAAAAGACTGAGAATGTTGTCTTATGTTGATGCCGTCACACAACGGTTGGACGTTGCTCTTCACACGCTGCCTTACAGCAGACGTAGACACCATGCACGATGATTTTGCGAAAACCACCAAAAAACTTACTAGTTTAAACCTCTCGGTGCAGCATCATAGCTTTCAGTTCTTCGCCAAGCTCTTGCGGATTCATAGGATGCCTCCTATTAACTCAGGCGAGTACTTTTACACGCTCATTGAATTCCTTGCGAGTCCTCAATGTCTTCATATTGCAGAAGAATAAGTGCATTTTAGCTGCCTAGTGTCGCGCACTTTTGCTAATATAAAACCGTTTGAATCAACATTTCAAAATTTTATTGCCCATGACCTTGGAAGACGAGGCGCGACCCATCGCATTCGTACCTTTTGAGTACGACCCACGAAATCGCCTTCCTACAAAGACTCACCACAAGTCCAATTGCTGTTATGCACTATCAGCCTTACGGTTCTCACGCCTTTCAGCGCAAGACTAGCGAATAACTAAACCCAACACGCCAACTGGTGATTATTGCATCGAGTTCAGCACAGTAATCTATTGTGTCACCACTCATCCAAAGACTCTTCGCCCTTGGAAACCTACACCTATGGTGTTACCCACGATGTAGACCGTACTATGCTCTTTTCAGTGAAATGCCTCAGTCAGCCAAGGCATCTGCAACGCTACTTGGTCAATTTCACGCCACATTTATCCTATCACTAGATTATCCTTAATGGCTACGAAAGCTAGCCAAAACCCCTTGCGAGATTCGTTGGTAAGAAGAGATTTGCACTCTTGAAGCCTCCGAAGAGGCACATCAAGCACGAACTTGATGCCCATTTGTCTACATCAGTCTCTCGACTGTTCTCCTCTGGTACTTACCAAAAGGTGGTTTTTCAATTTGTCCACCACAAAATAGTTGGTAGAGCTAGATTTGCACTAGCGAAGCCACCTAAGTAGCACAATACTTACCGTATTGCCGATTTGTCTACATCACCATCACTGGTGTTCTCCTCTCGTATCTACCAAATGTAGTTGCGGAAGTGGGATTTGCACCCACGAACCTTACGGACTAGCTTATGAAACTAGCGAGATTGACTACTCCTCCATTCCGCTATGTTAAAAATAAGGAAACGTTTTTGTTTTTTCAAGAAACATTTACATACTTAAGCTAGTTGCTGTGCGTTTCCACTATTCTATGAATTTTATTATCTTTTTTCCAACTGCGCAAAGATATAAAAAATATTTTTAATATCCAAATTTTTTACGAACTTTTTTCAGCTTTTTTGAAAAATTCTTTCAACTTGGCCAATTCTGCAAGTTGGAAAGTGTATTCATCAGCACTGATTATCAATTCATCTTTATCTTCTTCAATGTTAACAATCTGTGCCTTTAGCTTTTCAATAAGGCTTGCTTTTAATGCATCACGATACTTGACGCTAACTATATTAGTAGCTTCGCCTTTACTGTACCCAGCATCACATAAGTTCTTATACAACTCGTTTCTAAACTCTTTGTCTAATATTTTCATAACCGTTTTGTTTTTAACAGTGCAAAGATATATAAAATTTTTGAAACTTCCAAATTTTTATGAACCTTTTTTCTTAAAAATCACAATTTCTTTTGATTTTTCCCATATCAGCCATCCAATCATCACAAAAAAGGCAAATATCATAAATAGTACCACAAACCAAGATAATGTACAACATATCAAAGCTGCAATAATGTCAGATAGCCTAATTTCATCAATTCGGAATTTTTCGCTTCTGTCACATCTTACTAGTAGAACTAATAGAAATGCAACAAAGCACCCAATAAGATAAATTGTCATAACCATTTGTCCATCAATTTGTTAAGTGGAGCTAGAGTGAAATAAATCTCATTAAACTCCGTACTTTTCCACATTTGTAAATATTTATATTAAAATCAATATTACTATGTCAAAAAAATATAACTTTAATCGTAAACTAGGTACAGTTAAATGTGATAATTGCGGCAAAGAATTCCAAAAGCCCCAATCAGAAATTAACCGTAACGCTAAACTCAATAGAAATAACTACTGCTGTAGAGAATGTTCTGCTGAAGGGGTTAGAAAAACTAGATTGAATTTACCTTATAAACCAGCATCTAAAAAAATGTTAGAACATTTAAAAGATATTTGTGGAAATCATCGTGATGATTACACTCCATTCAGATATTCTTTAAGATGCGCTAAAAGACGTTTTAAAGACGTTAATGTAACTTTGGAAGACTTAAAAGAAATATGGGAAAAACAAAATGGTGTTTGCCCATACACTGGTTTTAAACTAATTCTTCCTGAAAACTCTAATGTGAATAAAATCGATTTTTTTCATAGAGCATCTTTAGATAGAATAGATTCTTCACTTGGTTACATTAAAGGTAACATTCAATTTATTTCTACACCTATTAACTTGATGAAACAAACACAAAGTGATGCAAGCGTTAAACAATTCCTAAAAGAAATTTCAAGTTATACATCAAAACTTTTATAAGTGTCTGATTTTCAAGTAGTTAAGTGGAGCTAGAGTGAATCGAACACTCGTCCATACTACCATCCCATAAGAGATTATACAAGCTTTAAAATTGGAAAGTTGACATTGCTGTCCTCACCGCCACCTCATTTTGCGAAAACGAGGAAAACTAGGGGGATGACTAGAGTCATCAGTCCACCATTCGGTTTTAAGAAACCGACAAAAAGTTGCTAGGATGTTCTGTTCCTAAGAGCCTAGCCTCTCGGCTTACATTACGCAGCTATTGCGTACTCGTAAGCAGGAGTATCAATATACTCGCCGTTTATTTTTTTCTTGCTATTTCTAGTGTATGCCCACTGCTTGTCTCTTACCAAATGCATAGCTGTCTATACCATTGTAGCCCCATTGTGTCAAAGAACTCTTTCTTGTTGTCGAGACGGCAGGAGTTGAACCTGCGTGTGACCTACTACACTTTCTACTCCTTATCAGGGAGAGGTGATACGTCTCGCTGTTATAAAAATACTGTTTTAGCTTTATTTAAAACTTCATCTACCCTACCATCAAAAGTAAAACTATTACCATCTACTCTAATGCAAGTTTTTTCTTCACCTTCGTTGGTTGTGTAATCATAAATATTCTTTATGTCAGTTTTTCTAATCAATATTTTATGACCATCTTGATTAGTTATTTCCAAAAACGCATTCGTATAATCGTAATTCATATTTTTATTTTTAAAAAACGGAAACGATTCAATTTAAAGTTGAACTATTAGAAATTGCTGTATGTTTCCTTGGTGCTTGCGATAGGATTTGAACCTACTGTACCCCACTATAAGATGGCGTGTGTCTGCCAATATATCACCCCTCAAGCATGTTCGCACTCTGTACTCTTTCAAGCCATCGAGCACTTGTCTTGCATTATCGTAGTTAAGACCAATATACGGCATTCTTGACCTAAAGTATGCTTACGATGGAGTTAAATGTGTGTCCTCTGTTTTAAGTCCGCGCAATTTCCTCATAGCTCCCAAGAGACTTATGCGCTTGACTGATACTCAAGTAGTTGGAGGTAACGGATTCGAACCGATGACCTTCTGCTTGTAAGGCAGACGCTGCTGAACCAACTGAGCTAACCTCCAATTTGGGAGCGTTTGTTTTACGTGTGACTCGCCCTTTCAACAAGACCTGAGGTTTCCGAAGATTCCACTATTACAGTTCTCTTGTTCCACAATCCCTATTGTCTGTTTACTTGTCCATCAGAAACTTATATCCGAAAACTCCACAAACAGCACCAACAATAAATGTAAGCATAATGATTTTTTTTATTAGTTAGACATTTGAATTAACAGTGCAAAGATATATAAAATATTTGAAACTTCCAAATTTTATTCCTTAAAAAATGTTACCATTTGTCTATATTGTCAGCTACCCATTGTTTTGCCGCTTTCTTTTCGTATTCCTCTTGGATTGCGTCAGTAGCATCAAACTCATCTTCCAATTCGCTTTCGTCAAACTGAACATGCAACCCATATTTTTTCTTACGAGGTTTCTTGCAAGTTTCTTGTTTGCAAATCACTGCATTCTTGCCATCACCCCAACGGTATTGTAGCCACCCTTCGTATTCTCCAGTGTCAAATAAATATCCTTTTGGAATTTCATCATCACCTCTAAAGAAATCATCAAGCATTTCCAACCCCATGCGTACAGTTCCACGACATATTTTCATGACATTGCCATGATATTTGTAAATGCCATCACCACCTGTTTTTAATATCTTGTTTTTTTCAAAATCAAGAACCAAATACCCCCAAAAGCGGCTTTCAATTTTAAACTCCCAAATTTCTTCATGCCTTTTGGAACGCAAATTGGGAACTTTATATGGCCTTGGCGTGTCTGCGTAAACCTCTTCTATAAGTTTAACCTCTTCTTTCCATTCAGCTTCGGTATTAAATTCTGTCTCAGAATGAGAATATTCTTTCAACTGATACAAATCTTGCATATCCCTAGCTGTAGGGGATTTACCCCACATGGAAAAAATCACCATATATCTTTTTGTATGCTTTTTCATGATTCTTTTCTTTTTCTAAAAGATGTCTTCAAATCAAAACCGTGAGCTAATATTTTACCTTCGTTGGTTTGTGTTTTCACACCCTCTGGAGAACCAAATAAATCACAGAAACAGTCATGTTTAAACTCATTTATTTTTTTCTCATCATATTTGTTTTCATATAAAAAAGTAACGATGTTATTCATTACCTTTTCCAAATCACTAATGAGGTGGTCTTCAATTCCGTTTCCAATCAAATCCCAAGGTCTAATTTCATAGCCTATGGAAGTGTTATTCCTATTTGTTAAATAACTTATGTCATAGTAGCCACCTTGAAACTCTATCCTATACACCTTTCTAATACCTTCCTCTTGGTATTTTTTCTTATTGTTTAAAGAACTTTCGCTTTTGTAGTAGTAAAAGCCCAAAGGAGAGAGACATTTCAATTTCCTTCCACCTTTACCTACACGGCTAACAACTCTTTCATCACGAACAATTTCTTCTCCTTTTTGAAAGGTAATGGTGTTGCTATATATAAATTGAGCATTAATTGCGGGGTTTTCTACTTTCTGTACAATAACCTCACATTTACTGAACAATATCTTCCTTTTTTCTCTTACCTTATTGTCTTTCATGACGCGAAACTTTCAAACCAATTTTTAATAAGTTTTACAGGCCAAAAGAACATAAGGAAAACTATAAGCAGAACAGCCATAGACTCTTCAACCTCGTCAGCGTCTTTCTCATATTCGTACTCTGGTTTATATTCATCATTCCACCACACTAGTGCTAGAACCAAGCCTATTACAAAATAAGCTATTAATATAACTTGACCTACACTCATAACAATAAAAATTAAATTAACAGCTCGCAGGGTGCGATTCGAACACACGGTAGGATTTTAAACCTACGGCAGTTTTGGAGACTGCTGGGTTAAACCACTCCCCCACCTGCGAATATATACCTAAATTCCTAGATATGTTTTTAACTCCTTTTTAGATGTTGGTAAATTTTAGTTCAAATACCCATGTTCAATAAGGTATTTCTCGCCTTTCTTTGTGCAACGATACCGCGTTTTCACGATACTTCCATACCGATACTTCTTACGGGCAACCTTTTCAATGATAAAGTTTTTTTTAATCAGCATTTCGATTGAAAAACTAATACCATAATAAGAAATTGTCTTTAAATATGGGAGTTGTTCTATTTCCCCATAAGACATCGGCATCGCATATATGCTAGCTAATATTTTTTCAGTCACTTCTAACATATTCTGTAGTTTTTTTTGCAAATATACGAAAAAAAATTCATATAGCCAAATCCTTTAACGTATATTAACAAAATCTATTGCCAATATGTCTTTATCCGTTCCCTTTTTAAGTGTTTTTTTGTTATTCAACTTAGCAAATAACCAAGGAAACCAATCATCTATTATCTTAGGACTTTGAACTGACGAATATACAGCCTCCTCAGTTGGCTCATACTCATACTTATAGTCAAATTCCCAATTGTAAAGATTCCTACCACAATAGAATTTTATATTAGGAAACCTAATTTCCATTGCTTGACAGAAATCCTTGAATCTTTCAACACTTTCTTTAGTATATTGTTTTTTGTTCCTTGCCTCATGCAATACTCTAACAATGCACCCATTATCATTCATGAACTCCAAATGCTTCATTAAAGTCATGTAGTTAATGCCAAATTGAAAGAATCCATGAGCAATTACAATTCTGCCCTTCTTGTCGAATCTTATCCTCAAATCAAAACTTCTAACACCATAATCATAATATTGATGATATATTGAAGCTTTTTGGCATCTAGCCATAAATCTAAATGGCCTTAACCACCATTTCTCTGGCCTTAAATATGACCACGAATTGTGAGATTGTAATATCATTTGCTTTCCATTTTTTGAGCCTTGTGTCGGAATCGAACCAACGACATTCACGTTACGAAGGTGACGCTCTACCGTCTGAGCTAACAAGGCATTACCTTTAATGTCCTCCGTGTTGGAGTCGAACCAACGTTGCGTTTCCGCACAGATTAAGAGTCTGTTGCATGACCTCTCTGCCAGGTGCATCATTTATTGTATGTCCTTCTTTCTATATGGTAAACCGTAGTATTTACACCATTTTCTTACAGCGTTGTCTGATACCCCATAAGTCCTTCCTATTGCACTGAAATTGCTCTCTTGCAGCAGCATACTAAGTTCTTCCTTACTTGGTCTCTCAACTTTTCTCTGAAGTTTCTTATTACATTCATCACATCTAGTACTATGCGAATCTATATGTTTACCACAATTAATGCACACGCCATAATATCTAACTCTTGGATGTGGCATTATACTGTTTGTTTTTAATTCACCATTGACCATCTTCTTATAACATTCATCGCAAAGTCCTGTCTGAGTCTTGTTTATTTCCTTTCCACAGCATTTACAATAATGTTTCTTATCTACACCATTGTGATGATTATTAGCGCCACAATAGTTATCTGTTTGTGAATGGCAATTGGGGCATAGTATTTGTAAATTTTCTAGCCTATTGTCTGTATTATCCCCATTTATATGGTGTAGTTGTAAACTTATTTGTTCACCATTCCAATGAATTATACCGCATTTCTCGCATTTATATTCTTTTAGTCCACTAGAAAATAGTTTCCATTTAAGTCTATCAGCCTTAATATATGAGTTAGTAGTAAGGTAATCTTCTACTTTTTTCTCGTTGTGTTTAACACCACTATTGGACTTTCCTTTCATTGTGAAATGACTAGTATCAAGCTCTAACTCATTTATGTATTTTTTGACATATCTGTAGTTACCGCCTTGTGGCTTCCATCCAATCTTTCTACATACATCAGCGTATGTGTGGCTCTCTTCAACGAACCTTTTAAAATCCTCGTTACTAATTCTTTTCATATGCAAAATCATTTCCTATATAAATAAATAGTTAACGACTTGCAAAAATCAAGTCTTAGTTCGATTTTTTTTTTTGTGCCCCCAGAGAATTTTGCAATCTCGACCCCATGTTTAAGAGACACGTGCTCTACTTCTGAGCTATGGAAGCATATGAACTGTACGCCTGGTGGGATTCGAACCCACGTAGTCACAGATTAAAAGTCTGGTGCATAAAGCCACTCTGCCACAAGCGCAAATATTGTGCGCCCAGAGGATTCTGCCACCTCGACTCCTAGTTTAAAAGACTAGTGCTCTACTTCTGAGCTATGAGCGCAATTTCTACTATTTTACCTATAGTTAAAAGAGGCCGCAGCTCTACCGTTAAGCTATAGGAGCAATTATCTATATCTTATTCATAACGCTCCTAGTCCAACGGTGTTGGTACTCGACAGAGCATTACATCTGTTTACGTTTTATACACTTTATCTTTCTCATACGTTTTTTACTTCTTTTTCTTATACTTATTAAGTTCATTTAAGAACATTTCTTTAGTGTTTAAATTATCCAATTCATACTCTTTCTTTCTTTCGCTGTACATATTTAAATCAAATACACCTATAACAAAGTTAATTGCTGCCAATACGTAACGACCGTGTAAAAGACACCCAATTCCATTGCAAATGATACCTATGGCCATAAACAACAAACCAAGAACAACCTTTTTTTTGTCAACATTCATCGTAAGAGACATACCCCAAAGAATGAACACTAGACATAATATTGAAAAAATTGAACTAATAATTGAAATCATAACACTTAGTTTTAAAATTATGCGGAGGGGCAGGAATTCGAATCCTATACCCTAATGGGTACGTTCTGATTAGCAGTCAGACCCAGTTCCTTTCTGGTTGCGCCCTCCTTCATATCTTCTACTATTATACGCCACTATTTAAATACTTACATTCCACTATCTCGTACAACTGTAAAGAATACCTTGATAAATGATATATTCCATCGTTGCCTACGATAACTTCTTCAAGTAATTAGCTTGATGTTTCCTTCAGTATTATAATGTTCCATTAAATTCTATACTTTTAATATTAGCCCTTTCTAGTGTCACATAAAGATTTTCCTTGTGCAAATGACTTGGCGAACTAATTACCCATCTATGTTGTTCAATTACTAAATCAACTGAATCATTATTGAATTTTGCCTTTATTATTTTATCGTCAGCAAATGAATGGCATAACAAATTCCACCTATTATAGAATTCTCCATTAACTTCTACAGATTCAAACAAATCAATTCGATAAGTTTCATTAATTCTTCTCTTCCAGTCATTCCAAAATTTTTTAGTCATTTTATATCAACCGCCACCAACTATATTTGTTACTCCCCTAATGTTGGAAGGGATGCTTTTCTTATCATTGTCGGCATAAGTGGGTCATCAGTTCTTTCAAACCCAAATTTCTTATAGAAAGCAACCAAACCGCTTACAGTTCTATGATTAATACTTTCATCCACTCTTGGCATAGGTACTACGTTTAGACGTAATTCATAACCTTTAAAGTCTTCAATCATCTTGTTCAACATAGAGGTTGCTATACCATTTCCACAAGCTGATAGGTTAGTTATGACATATATAATTTTAGCAACTTTTCCATCGACATATACGCCCAACTTGCCTATTCTGTTGTCGTTATTGTCAAAAGCATTAACATAATAATAGTCTTTGCCTCTTTTAACTTGTAGTTTATACTCCATAACTGTTTAAATATTTTGCAAATTGTTTAATATATGTTCTTTCCAATAATTTCTTCTAGTGCTGTTTTTATTTTTTGACTTAAATGTGTCTAACTGACTATCACAATTAGGACATATCATCCGCAAATTTTCTCTTTTGTTGTTAGAAGCATCACCATCAATATGGTCTAGTACAAATACTAACGGTTTACCATTATGTTCTGGTTTACCTCCACATATTGGGCATATACCACCTTGTTCCTTTAAGAATTCTTTTTTAAAAGCTTTTGGTGTATAATTTCCTCTACAGTATTTATTGTTATTTTCTAGAAAATCTTTATAAGATTCTCTATGCCTATGTTCTGCAACACATTTTTCAGAACAATATTTAGCATCTTTTACTGTAGTTTCAAAATATTTTCCACAAACAACACATTTTTTTGTATATTTAATTAATTTCTTTTCTTTTTTAATGTGTTCTTTTTTCGTTTTCTTTAACTTACTAGCAATACCATCATAAACAGATTTATCCCTATGTTCATTGTTATACTTCGCAGCACAAGAACGGCAACAAAATTCCTTACCCCATTTATTAGTAATTTCTTTTCCGCATTGCTTACAATATTTAATTATTTTTTTCTTTTTATAAGTATCTAAATCAAATCCAACTGACGTTGCAATTTCTTTCAAATATTCAGAACCTTGTTTATTATCGCTTATTCCGAAATATTCATGTGCTTGATTTTTGCTAGTAAAACTATCAAATTTATCAAAGACCTCTTTCTTTTTTTCTTCTGTACTAATGTCAATAATCTTTCTTTTCCTCATAATTAAATGTATTATATATAATATATAATACTTTTTGCGGAAAAATCAAGGTTTTGACCAAACTTTTTTTTGTTTTTTTTTTTGAAATGCGGTGGGAGTAGGATTCGAACCCACGCTCCGATATATCTCAACCGAACTAAGAGATTTCAAGTCTCCCCCCTTATAACCACTTGGGTATCCCACCAAAATAAAGGAATATACTAGCGAATCGTGTGTTGTATTTCACTCCACGTCTTTGACCACTACCATTTCATCAATCCATTTCGTCTACCATACTTTCACATGTTTGGAATAATTAGATAATCAGTAATAACGACTATAGTCTCCTGAAGTTTGTCCATCTAATCCATGTTATTCATACAGCCTATTCTTTCATTTGTAATTTAATACAGATGATACTCTATGCATCACGAACTTACTGTTCTTCCGACCTTTATTCCTTTGTGGAGCTGAAGAGAATCGAACTCTCCCACGAACCTTGCAAAAGTCCATCGCCAGCCTTGGAACATGCAACCCCAAGCAATGCACAGCAGCAGTATCGTTGGCTTAGTGCGTCCTTACGGCTAGGTAAAAACCAATCCATCATGGGGGGAACAACCCTAGCCACTCATATGTACATCTTTGAGTGTTGTTTTAGACCCACGTCTGGGTGCGTTCTATTTCTTGTCAAATATCACCCCATCTGGTAAATCATTGTCTACCACTTTCTTCTCCTTGTAGTAGTCCAAATAGGCATTTCCATCGTCATTGATGATGTATTCGATGCCTCTTGAATATTCATAGGTAGATGCAACACCTTGCAGCATAAAGAAGAAAAATCCATCCTTATCTACTAGTCGCAACCAATGGGAATCATTTGTATTTTCCTCTTGTATGATTTTGTACTTGTCCGTTGCCTTTACCTTTTCTATGTATTTGTTGAAAGTTGGGGCAAACTTACCAGTTGCACAATCACCTCTGAAACGAACAGATTCAAACCCTATTTTCTTAGCCCATTCGACAAAATTCTCAACGAATGTAGGAAAGTTCTCAATTTCCTTATACACAACACTCACTGCTGATGTTGTTATGTTTCTGTCAAGAAGCTGTACTATCAAGCTAGTAAGCTCTTCGTCTGTCGGAATTCTCCAAGTGTTAAATATCTCTCTTCGTGCATCTAAATTATAATGATGGATTGAAATATTTACATAGTTAACCACGCCAATTAATGAATCTAAAACTTCATTCAGCTTATATCCATTTGTGGTAAGGGTCACTCTGTTAATTTTATCCAACCATTTAGAGTTTTTTAGCCTCCTTAACACTTTCCTTAACAAGTCTGGATTGAACGTTGGTTCATTTCCAGTTATGTCAAGACTAATTGGCTGTTTGCCGTATACTCTATCAACCACATCGCCAAGAGAATCAATAAATCTGCTCAAGAATAAGTCATAGTCATGCTCCATGTTCTTATATCCGTTCATAAAACAAAACTCACACTTTGCTTGGCAGAAAGATGGGATTATCAACTTAATTGAAACCACATTCTCATAGTCAACTCTTACGTTGTAATTGTCAAGTACCCATAAATGCCATTTTGCAGCATTCACAACATTTTCATTCTCATGCTTTAGAAGAGATTCAACATAACCTCTGTCCAAGGTAAAATCCTTTTTCAGCTTATGGTATATGTCTGTCCATTTCTCCCTTTTGTGTTCTAAAATTGTCTTTTTGACATCTTTCCACATACTACTGAGTTATTAATTGATGAAACATTGCGGAGGTAGAGGGAATCGAACCCACACCTAATGGTTAACAGCCACTTGCTCGACCTTCGAGCTACACCTCCAATTTTGTGGATGCAATAGGATTCGAACCTATGTTTTTTTACCATTGTATATGGTCACTCCCCAGAGGAGTCCTTACACGCATCCATATTTAGTCATTACAAAAATGTACCCAATAGGTATCATCTTTAATATCCTTTAAAACTTTTTTCCTATCCCAATTATGTAGTATACATAATTTCCATAACATTTTTTTAGATAAAGGATTTATACACCCAAAAGGTGTAGTTCCAATAAGAGAATTTAACACCTCAATATGCTTTGTGTTACGTATTTTATGCATAGTTATTATAATTTCAATTTTGCAGTGACGATGGGATTCGAACCCACGACTTTTGGTTAGACAGACCAACGCTCTACCACTGAACTACGCCACTATTTGAACTAATTTTTTGAGCCGTGTGAGGGATTCGAACCCACGACATTCACATTACAAGGGTGACGCTCTACCAACTGAGCTAACACGGCATTGTTAAACTAGGTCTGCACTCCCCTCGCATGCTACGTGTCGGAGTTACTTGCATTGCTGCATTTGTTGTTACCTAGTTTGTGGGGCTGGGTGGAGTTGAACCACCGACACGAGGATTTTCAGTCCTCTGCTCTACCACCTGAGCTACAGCCCCAATATTCATTTGTCAATTTTATCAAGAATCTCTTGAGCCAAATTTATCATCTTTCCTAATGTCTGTAGATGCTCATGTAAAAGCAAACAGCTTGGTGCTTCGGCTGCATTCTCTTTAGTTAAATGAGAGTTTTCTTTCCACCACTTTTTAAACACCCTCGGATGTACGTCACAATGATGCTCTATTACCTTTGTTATTGGCACTAGCACCATGCCGTTACATTCCTCTTTGTACCCATCTACCACCTCTTTTTGTGGACAGTAGTTTTGGCAATCTAAGCAACTATACTTTCCCATTTTTTTTGCAAATATATGATTTTTTTTTCAAATAGCCAAATTTTTTCTCCACTTTAACATACCTTAACTATAGGCACATAAAAAAGCTGCTGAATACTTTTTTGAGAGTTCTTCAACAGCTTGGGAAATATATAGTGAAGTAAGTGCCTACATTAAACCTTTCATACCTCTATATCACCGTCTAGCTGTCCTAGAACTGCGTCTGAATTAAACACAACTGTATCATTCCATTTACTATTCGCAAATGAATCAGATGTCTTAATGATATTTTTAATAGTTGTGTTCATGATATAAAAGTTTAATTGATTTTTCTATAATTATATATTAACTCTCAAAAAGTTCTATTTTTCGTGAATTTTTTTTTAATTTTTTTATTTAAGTATATTTCCCACTTCTTTACACTTAGCTTTCAATGCCTCAAGGTGTTGCATGGCACTTTCATTGTCTTTAAAATATTGTGTATTGTTAAGCCTACATTCAACACAGTTAACCCTAACCTTGGCTTTATCGTACACATCATTACCTTTCAAAAAGGTATTCCCCCAAGGGAAGTTAATATCATACGCTTTCTGTAAATCACTAAACCTATAGAATGGGTTATTCGATGTCCTATAAAGGTCTTTTTTAGCTACCAATGGAATCAGTGGAATAAAGCCCCAAAGTCTCCAAAAATATAGCTTGCCTTTACGCACTTTAGGATTAAGAGTTATGCGTTTCTCAACTGGAGTAAAGCTAATATTTGTTATATTCTTATAATAAGCTTCTCCTTCCAATTTAATTGGTGTATAATTTTTACCTTCCATTTATATGGTTATTTAAAGTTTCACAATGCAAAGATATATATTTTTTTTATAAATTCCAAATTTTTAGAAAACTTTTTTCAAAAAAAATTGCCTTTTTTTTATGTATAAAGTTCCATATTTTAAGTCTCTTTTTAATGATATTTATAAGTAATCGTATGAACGTTTAACCCATATCGTTCATAATCTTCAACAATAACATTACTGATTGGGCAATTTTCTTTTCGTTCTGCCATTCTATATCCACACACAGCATTATCGTATACTTCATTTGCTCTCTTTTTATTCTCTACGATATAGATGTTTCTTCTTTCATTTGAATTGGGTTTGAAACAAGTCATAAGGTGACAGCCACAAATAGTGTTAATAGAAAAACCGCCATCACGATGATAACCACATCCAAATTCAAGCCAAATGGGAATGTGCTTTTTTTTAGAAACTCCACTTTCATTCAGATAACTGTAATTAATTTCTTTGTCCATTATACATTATTCTATTTTAAAAGTTAAACATGAAACCATTGAAAAGAAAATTTTGTATAGGGGGTGGGAGTCGAACCCACAACTACCTTATTCGTTGCTCGTCTGGGACTCAAACCCAGGACCCTATCTTTCGTAGAGATATGCTCTAATTCAACTGAGCTAACGAGCAATAAAAAGGAAACGTAGGTTTTCGAGCTTGCTTATTCTGCTATTACTATGAGGGTGGTATTTCAAGATTGACTCCACACATCCTAGCGAATATGCTTCAACGTCTCCCACCTATCCTACACTCATATGCCATTGCTACTGTTATTCACAAGAGTAACACGTTATGCAGCCCTAGCCTTATCTTTTGGAATTGTAACGAGTTAAGATTTCATATGCTGTACGTTTCCGATATATTGTGTCAATTGCGACAAAAGAAAAAAGGAACGACCAATTTTATGTCTTGGCTCGACATTCGCCCCGAAGAGCATAGGTAAGTGCCTCGCAATGATGATTTAACGCTTCTCTTACCTTCGTCTAGTCTGAATTAAAAATGTGTTCTTATAAATTTATTTTAATCAAACTGCTGTACGTTCCTACTTGTACATCCGCTGGGACTCGAACCCAGAACCTACGGCTTAGAAGGCCGTTGCTCTAATCCATTGAGCTACGGATGCATTTACATTAACTCAACGTTGGGTCATTTTTTGGGTCGTAGTCATCGTGCAAGAAAGGCTCTGTTGATGGAACTTCTACTGCATTGCGAAATTCATACACCATTATGCCTATAAATGCTACTAAAAACGCCAATACGATTATTCCAATTATTCTCATTTTATTTATTTCTTTTTTTAGAATATTTTTCCAACTCTTCTTTAAAGGATTTCATTTTTTCCTTTTTACTTGGACGTTTCTTAGGGAAACTACAAACTAGCATAATAAGCATGTATCCCCATATAAACGAAAGTAAAATAAATAGTAACCTTCCCATAGCATTTTCTATTTACGTTGCAAATATATGAAAAAAAATTGAAATAGCCAAATTATTTTGACCTTTTTAACTTATTTCTATACCAATTTTTCAAAATATCATAAATTCCTTTATTTCTTTTAACAAATATATCACCTTGTGGAATCTCCTTTGATGAATATTTTTTGAAACTACCTCTAGCAGTACCATTTTCCTCATTCCATCTTCCAATGACCCTTCTCATTTTCTTAATCAAATAAGAAATGTTGGCATCGCATAATTTAAAATAGTTTTTTGGTTCATCTATTCTCCTAATAGATGCATCAATATATTCTTTTGTGTTATCTTTTGTGTAATAATCATCTTTTGAAACATACACTCGTTTCAACAATTTGTAGTCTTTAATTGTACCAGATAGCATTTTATAGGTCTTAGTGTCTCTGATGTCATTTTCATATTGTGACTCCATATACATTTCTTGAACCCATGCATCTATCTCGTCTCTATCTAATCTATAGTATATCCAAGGTATTGTAAAATCTACAATTTGTTTCATAGGAGTATTCGCGCTTGGATTGAAGCCAAATTTATTCCTCATTTCGCTTTGCGCTTTGGAGTATTGAGGTGTAATATTAGTGCCACCTCTTTTATACGATTGGTAAGCATGTTTTACTTCATGATTGATTGTAGATACGATATAGTTTTTTTCCCTATGAGGTATGACATCTGTCATTGTCCATACAAATGAAAATGTTATTACTCTATTACTAGGAGAAAAATTATTTTTTAAATAGCCATTACTAGAAATAAAATCCATAACATCATCAAACGTTTCATTCTGTGGGTTATAGTAGTATAGGTTAACAGTGATTCCATTCAAAAAAGACAATATTTGAATATTATTAATATCTAAATTAAATGTTTTACCATATATTTTTTTACCCCCAATCTGGAACATTTGACCTCTATATTCTCTATGATGCTCATATATCAAATTAAAAATGGTCATAGATATTTGCATAATATCATTTGACACACCGCCATATTCTAATATTACTTCTTTTACTATGGATTCTATGAGATTATTTTTAATCATAACAAAAAATGATATTTTATTATTTTAACTAATAATAAATATCATTTTAAGCTAAAAATAACTGAATGTGTTGTTACACCAAAGACAACGCTTGTACTTTACGTCTCACGATTTACGTTTACATTCGACTAAGAATCCAGCAGCGGCTTTAAAGGTTCTCCAACTTGACTTCACGAGCCTCATTCGGTCTTATATTTCAGATTCTCAGACTTCGACCTCTCGTCTCTCGCCAATTAGGGATTTGCAACTCCCACGTTATTTGGATGCACCTAGGGTTTTTATATGAGGTGTAAACCCATAAAACATTCTACCTCACCACTTACTGAGTACTGTCACTCCTTAGAAGATGGACACTACCAATCCCACTTTTTCAGTTATCTATGTAGGGTAGAAGGGATTCGAACCCCCCACAAACCTTTGTACCGCTGGTGGGAGTCGAACCCACAAAATGACGCTACCCCTAAAATAGCCGACTTTACCTAATTTGCCCACAGCGGTATTATTTAGACAGATTGAATTTTTGACTCCATTTATGTATTGCTTTATCACTAACCTCAAAATATTTTCCAGTTTTTGTTTTGTTCCAATTGCGATTAGCGGTTTTGAACAAATATTGCTGTTTGTTTCCTTACAAGTGGACTCGGAGGGAATTGAACCCACGACCTTCAGATTATGAGTCTGCTGCTCTAACCAACTGAGCTACAAGTCCTTACACCAATATGGATAATTCCTCTTTTCAGATTCTGGTGTATCTGTCAACTCATACCTTGCGCCACAGTAAGGACAATGGGCATAAGTCACCATTGCATCGTCTTCTTCACTCAAATCTTCTCCGTTGATTTCACTGAGCATAAAGTTTCCCTCTAGAATTAGGTCATGCTCACAACGCATACATTTTTCCATATTGAATTAGTTTTACTGAGCCGTGTGCTGGATTCGAACCAACGTTTGTACTTAAACACCCCTTGTGCATATGCTGGTACCTACTGGGGTCGCCTCGTTTGCGCTGTGCTGACCGTCTTACACTAACACGGCAATTTCTTGAGCAGTGTAGGAGATTCGAACTCCCTCCTTGACCTTGGCAAGGTTATATGCTACCATTAACACCAACACTGCAAAGTCAGTTTTTATAACCGTAAAACTGAAAAACTTCCTCCACCTACGATGAGGCAATAGTTTGAATCCCTTCAGGGACTACTGACGTTACGTTGAGCCTCAAATCTCTTTTGATAGTCTTTTTTAACGTGCAGATAATCTAGCAAGTAGTATGTACACGATATTTTAAGGAAACGTTTGTTGTTTATTTTTTAGTGCTCTAACCAACTGAGCTACCACGCTATGTTATTATGATTTAGTAGCGTGGACAGGATTCGAACCTGTGACCCCTAGCTTGAAATGCTTTTTAAACGATGTACTTTGCTGTACGTTTCCACTTGAGCGAGTAAAGGGAATCGAACCCTCATCAGAAGATTGGAAATCTCCTACACTAACCGTTGTGCTATACTCGCAACGATGAACTAACTTAGTGATACTTCGATTTATTATCGGAAAATGAACAAATGAAAATAGTATCTAGTTTGGTATTAGTCCGTGAGCTGTTTACTTTTCGCAGCAACCGTTTATCTAACTATCTTTACCATCATAATAGCAGAAAGGAGAATGTAGACAACTTGATAGTTGATAAACTTGCGGTTTTAACGATTTACCGCCAACGCCTTACTTTTTAGTATTCTCCTAAAACTTTTTACTGAGCAGTAGTTGGCTTAACGATTACCAAACGGTTAAGCTTAACGCCCTCACCTACGGACTTGTTAACTCTTACACCACGAGCCTTAAGGTACTCTGCAACAGCATCTGCTCTGCGCTGTGAAAGCTCCTTGTTATAAGCTTCACTACCCTCTGGTGATGCATATCCGAACACGTCAACGATACCATCTTGTCCGATTGTGTTAAGAACTGCCTTTGCATCACTTGTAAGCTCTGCGCTATTGAAAGCGAACTCAACCATCCACTCGTTAGTCTTTTCAACAGCACGGAAGATAGGCTTCTCAACAACAACTTGCGTTACAACCGTATCAACTGGATGTTGTCTTTGACACTCATCAAGTGCGCCACGAAGTCTATTAATCTCATCATTCATAGCACCAATATCCCATGTCTTGAAGTGATGTGTACCGTTGCTAGTCTTGAAGTGGTATACATAACTTACGTTAAGTGCCAACTGTGAACCACGCTTATCAAACTGAATATCGCCAAACTTGTGGAGATTCCAATAGATTGCTGGAGTCAAGACCAACGAATGAGCTTTTTTCTTACCAATGTTCCAAGCAAAGTCAAGACCTGTCTTAGAACTTAGATAGTTGTTACTTGTGTTCCATGTATGAAGCCAACCGATACCTGCAATTGCACTAACTTCAAACTTCCTAGGAGTACCTTGGTATCCACCAAATACATTTGACAAATTGAGTGCGCCATTAAGACCTACGTTTGTTGCCTTTACTGATGTCTTGATGTCAGTGAAATGGTTGTCATTCAAAAATGCCAAACCTTCTACTTGGAAACCGAATGCTGGAGTGAAATCCTTAGTGAACTTAAGACCAACATTTGTGTTGAGAGGGAAAACTGAGTTGAAGTCAAGCGGAGTTGAAACGCCACCAGTGATACCGATGCCAATGTTATCAAGTGCTGAACTGTTCTCAGTTGCAATCTGTGCCTTTGCACCAACTACGGCACTAAAAAGTGCCAACATTAAAATTAATTTTCTCATAACTTTTTTTTAATTGTGCTATTTTTAATAATGTTATTTCAAATGCAAAGATATACAAAAAAATTGTAAATTCCAAATTTTAGAATGGCAATTTATCAATTTTTTTTAATTTCCATTTGTACGTATACGTTCTAACCCCATTGTTCTTAACCATTTTATATGTTGGAGTGCTCACATAAAAACTTTTTCTTGTGAACGCTTTTATTATCAACGTAAATGCATCAGAACAATAAGGATGACTAGATGTTTCTATCGTAACCTCTATTTCATCACCGACATTTTTGATGTCATATTCATCAATGCTGTCTTGAATTTCCTTAATGAAGAAATAGCAATACCTTGGAAAATCAATATACTCTTTTGTTATTTTCTTATATTCACCCATAACATTACCTTAAAAAACGGATACTTTTGTTTAATATACCAATACCCACGAATGGGTGCTTAAACCATTTGTTTAGGTTTAGCTTGGATTCGAACCAAGAAATTGTAACAAAATTACATTGCTGTAAGTATCCTTGCGTTAATTATATCAACTATCACGTTTGGACTGCTACTAGAGACCTTACCCCCATCCATACCTCTCTAGGAAGATAACCTAGCACATTCTTTCAATTTCCATGACCCCACAGTTTATTGGACTTACGTGGCACGATTATTTGATATATAGTCTAGGTGAAGGGACTTGAACCCCCGACCACAGCCGCCCAAGGGCCGCATTCTACCTACTGAACTACACCTAGATTTTTCGGAAACATTTTTTATTTTTTACATTGCTCTACCAACTGAGCTACAACGAGCTATTGCCCATTGAAGAGACTCGAACTCTTGACCTACGGATTACAAATCATAATAAAAACGTTTGCATTGCTGTATGTTTCCTTTTATGTTTTATGAAACTGTTTTGGCTCTATGCTTTCTGTTCTATCACGTTCCAATACGTAATCCCTAAGAAGGGTTAGGCTTAACGAATTATTCTTTTACATTTCATTCGCCCTCTTGCTACGATAGCAAGACTGTGATTACTCACCGTTCAGTCTCATTGAGCAAGCCTATGGAATCGAACCATTCTTTCCCTCGGATGAGGGCTGTGCTAGCCATTACACCAAAGCCGCATTTTATTTTAACGATGCAAAGATATAAAAAATATTTGAGAACTCCAAATTTTTTACCATTTTTTGGCATTAAAATCCCATTTCTTCCTTAGTTGGTTCTTCTGAACCGCCTATTCTTATACCTTCTGCCAATAGTTTCAGCATTTCCCTATCTTTTTCGTTTGGGAATCTTTTTTCAGCTAGCCTATAATATTTTCTTTTTTTCATATTTGGGTGTACGACAGGATTCAAACCTGCGTATACAAGTGCCACAAACTTGCGCCTAAGTCTCTCGGCCACGTACACCATGTTTAAAACTAGGTGTTGCAACATTAGAAATGGGCTTACAATATTCGACATTCGGCTCAACCGCTCTAGATTTCGGTATCATAGCCTCCTCCTCGTAGCCTCTTACTGCCATTCTAAACCTAGTTTTATGAAAACGGAATCTATAAACTTTCGGTAGGTTGAGACTCGAACTCAAATCTCTTAGTAAAAGCCAAGGCTCTAACCCATTGAGCTACCCATCGCGTTACCTTATGCTGTTAGATTCCTTTGTCGGAAGGGTAGGATTCAAACCTACGAACTCTGCTATATCAACACGGCTAGTTTGCAGAACTGCTGCCGTTTCCTTCCGATTTTGTCAGGGTACTTGGACTCGAACCAAGAACAGCGTGTCTCCAAAGCACGTCGTCTACCTATTGACGTACACCCTGAGTTAAAATGCCAACACGTTAGAATTCTTGCATTATTACCTCTATAGTCTTATGCTGCTCTTAGAGAGGTTGCCTAAAGACTTGTGTTAGCTTGTCGGAGGAGAGGGATTCGAACCCCCTGCGTATCTTACGTGCTAGATTTACAGTCTAGTGCCCATCCACCATCTGAGCAGCCCTCCGATTTTAAAGCATAGGTTTCTCAACCACAATCCTTTCGAATTGACCACAGTGGTGAACTGTGTATGCTTTTATGTTTATTTAATTTTTCTATTTCATTTATTTATTATCGTCATAACAACACGGATATGGACATTTCACCCTTAATGCTCTATCACGCCCATCACAAGGATTGCAAGAACATGCGTCACAACGTTTTTTCCACTTTTCTTCGTATTCGTTCATGTTACTTAAACTTACCCAATCGTATACTTTCCACTAAATAATCGTATAATATTTCCCAATCTGTTTCAGCATCAAATCCAAATTTATCATCAATGCCTACATTGAAATATGTTTTTTCATCGAAACAAGACAACGATGTATTTTTTGTTTCAATGTTTCGGTTAATATAATCAAACCGAATGCCATTAGCTTTAAAATATCCAATATACTCATCTATTATGTTTTTATAAGTTGATGTCCAAAGAATTAAAGAAATTTGTTGCGCATGGCTCATAATATCCAATGCTTCTTTCGCAAAGGGATACCATTTATATTCTTCCTTGTTGTGATAGCACGCTTCAAACACTGTATCGTGTATATCCACAAGGACATAGATTTTCTCCCAATTACGTTCTTTCATTCTTTTGAAAGCGCCTTCGAAACTCTTAGTTATACTCATACTTATAATTTCATTTTAGAAAAGATTCCTACATCTGTCATAGAGCAATTAACTCAAAGGCAAATAGACTTCATATTCGATGTAAAATTGCTTCTACAAGTTTTCAATCCATCACCACTTTTATTTACCTGGAAGTGCAGATTCTCACTGCTTTTCTCTTACACAGTCTCCATCTGGTTGCTTTACCAATCACACTGGCCTCAATCACGTGTTTGCCACTACAAGGTCTTCCAACTGTCAATTCAGTATCCCCATTGAAATAAATTATTTCGCCCTCGGAATCTTTTGTTAAAAAAAGGATAGTAGTCTCAAATCAAGCAAACAAACCAAAGTACCCTCTATGGCTGTTATGACATTCTCATATGCCTTGGGTAATCTGCATCAAATGACATATCTCGAAAGACTTGCTATCCTACAAGGCTTACATACCCATTTTGTCAGCCAAGGTAGATTCGAACTACCACCGTTATTTCTAACGCCATCAAGTCTTCCCAATTGCACTATAACTTGAAACCTCCTAGCCCAATGTAGGTGTGCTACCATTACTCCATTGACTGAATTTGCTACATCGGTGGGATTCGAACCCAACGTAGAAACGAAAATGTTTCGACTCATATCTAACAAGGATGCACTTTTAAGGTCTTTGCTAGCAATTGACCTCCTAGTTTCATTGACTGTTTGTCTCATTTGTCCCAGATGTGGCATTAAGACTTGCAATTTTCTTAAAAATCCATATCCATTCCTCTGATACGATGCAGTTGTTGGGATTAAGGGAATCGAACCCCTACAGACCAAGAGTCAGAGTCTTGCGTACTACCATTATACTAAACCCCAAAGTAAAGGGAACATTTTTAACCGTATTCTTAAAACCCAAATTTAATTACTTGTTAATTCAATAATACTTGCTGTAAGTTCCCACTTGTAGCGCATAGGAGAGTCGAACTCCTCTTTAGAGAATGAAAATCTCTCGTCCTAGCCGATAGACGAATGCGCCATTAAAGAAAGATGCTGTGTTGGAGGCGTGAATCTCTCGCCCACTATTCTCATACTACGGATGGAAAACACCAGTGCATGTAGGGTACGACTTTCCACATTTAATATACTTCGGTGCATTTCGAACTACACCTTTTCTAACATCTTTTTGTAGTCGTAGGGAGGCTCGAACTCCCATTCTCTGCGTGAGAGGCAGTACTCCTAACCTTTTAGAGGATACGACCATTTTCAAATTTCACGTTGCAAATATATGAAAAAAAATCGGAATATCCAAATTTTTAGCCAATTTTTAACGTATTTAAACAATTTAAGGTGGATAATCCGTAGACTACCCACCTATACATTATATTTTACCGATGTAAGAAATCTTGTTTAAATATAATAATAAAATGATTGAGTCTACACTTAACATATGGACATACCGCCTAGTCTTGGGTATTCATATCCAAGCTCTCTAGGCTGTTCTATATGTAGACTAAAAGTAATCATATTATTATTAACTGTTTATTATAAATATAATGTATTTCAAAAAAATTTAAATGGAAAATGAAAAATATTTTTATTCCCCATTATGTTCTTCCCAAGAGGTTCTTATTTCGTCAGTAACCTTTTGGTATATGTCCGTGCCCTTTGCAAGGCCATAGACTTTCTTTGTCCATCCGAAAACGGACGTTCCAGTGCTACCAATCTTAAACCAAAGTTCATGATTGTGGCTTGAACTTGATATTTCCCACACTTGGTGCACCATAGGATATTCGTTGCCGTATCCGTCATCAATAAGGCAGAATACACAATCGCCTCTTTTAATGTCAATAGGAACACAAGGTTTAATCTTGCAGTATTCCATGTGGTTAATCAATGGACGAAGTGATGTTCCAGCTTCCCAATGATATACGGTTTCACCATGTTTAAGGGCTTCTTCAATTTCCTTATAGTCTTGAACTACCCTTATTCCATCTATTTCTTTTGGTTCATTTACTATCCTCATAACATTTCAAATAATTTATAAAGTTCGTTTGTGTCATCATCGACTGCTGTTTTTCTCTTCTTTTTTACGCCACTGAGTTTACACATTGTGTCCAAGTCTTCTTTCATAATTGCAATAGAAGAGTTAAGAGACTTTACATAGTTGTTCAGAGAGTTGACCATCATGTCAACTGATGCCACACTACCATTGAAATTCATTCGTGGCAAAGAAGGAATTGTGGGCATTTTAATGTTGTAGTTTTTCATTCTGAAAACTGCTGCTTCTGCCCTTTTCCTTTGTTCTTTGATTCTTCTTTCCTCTGCTTCTATTCTTTTACGTTTTTCTTCCTCTTCTCTTCTAGCCCTTTCAGCAGCTTCTTTAGCTTTCCTTTCCTTTTCAGCTTCGTACTCTTCAATGGTAATTGCGCCTAGTTCATCCCAACTAATTGTGAAATATTCATTTGGGTTAACGCCATCGAAATAAGCTCTATCAACACCAAAACATCTATCAATTGAGTCTTCTACACCTTTTTTCGTTAATTTGATTAGAATGTAAATAGTATCCTCAGATGATATAAAATTGCCATGATTGAACAGCATACCTTTTGGATAAACAATTTGAATATCCAAATTTGTTTTATCTTTGGTGATATAACCGTTGCCATATACTAATGGTTCAATTGTCTGAATCCTTACACTCTTCTCAAACTGCTTTTCGGTAATAAGATGACCACTAGGAGTTAGGACATACCCATCAAAGTAATCCTTAAACCCATCAAGTCTTATAAGTATGTTCCTAACGGTGTTATCAATGTCTGACAATGGAGTAGTACCTAAGTTGTTCTTATCAAATGGTATAATGTCTTTAACTCTTTTCCAAGCTAGTTTCTTAGGAAAAAGCTGCAAACCAGTCTGATATTCAATTCCAAGCTGTGCACAGTCATTTTTGGATAATGTAAATATTAATCCTTTTTCTCCACCCACTTGTTTTACGATGACAGAATCAACTTTAACTCCATGAAACTCATCAACCATACCAACAAGTTCATAGACTTTCTCTTCCATCTTAAACCCATCGCAAGCTACACCCCTTAAAGCATACTTCTCACCTTCAATAAACTTAGGTATCATATGCTTTGGTTCATTTACCACGCTCATGTCGGTAAAGTCAACAGCTTCAAACAACTCTTTAGGCTGAGAAAATAGCTTCTCAACCTTTGGCGTGCTGCGTTTGCGAGGACAGCCTATAGCTTCCAAAGCAGCGTTGTTAATTTCGTCTACCACCTTAAAAACGGTGCTATTACTATTCCACAAACTCATTATATTAGTATCTACTATATCAGTCAACGGAAAAACTATTCCATCATCTGTGCTTTTTAATAAAAGGTTATTACCTTGCGCATCTGTTACTATCTTAACAACACCTAACCCACTAGGCAGTTTAGTCCTAGTGGGAGGTGGTATTCTAGATGGAGTTATTTTTGCCATTACTTCTCAAGCATTCTTATGCCATCATTTTGAAGCTCCTTGGCAATAACACGCTGTGTCGATTCAGCAACACCAAGTGCTGTCTGAGACATCTGCTTCTCCAACTTGGCAATTTCAGCCTCGGCAGCAGCACGCTTCTGAGCACCCTCTTGCTGGGCTTTCTGCACGCCCTCAACCGTAGCCAACAAATCTGTCGTAGTCTTACGAAGCGTTTCAATGTCAATTACTGTACGCTGATTCTGCTTTGCAACCTCAATTGCTTGGGTCTTCATCATTTCAGAATTCTTTCTGAAGATTTCATTGGTTGCATTTGCAACCTTACTACTAACTTCAAGACTCTGCTTCTGATTATACAAAGCCACTGCAAGTGAAAGCTGATTCTTCCAAAGAGGAATTGTCATGGCAATCTGAGACTCTGTATTGTTGGCATCCATAATATTGGTGCGCTGAATAATGCGAATCTGCGTGAGAGACTGCTTAAACGCATAGCGAAGCATTGTAAGGTCTGTGAGACGCTTATCCAAAGAATTTTTGTACTCTTCGATGTCGCTAATCTGATAGTCCTCATACTCGCCAACCCTAGACTTCATGTCTTCAATCAGTGTTCCAAGCTCATCGGACTTAATCTTACCTGCAATGATAAGGTCTTCAAGTTGGTCTACATAATCACAGTTGTTTTCAAACTGCTTCTGCAAAAGGTTGTTGTCACGAATTGCAATCTGACGAGTGGCCTCAAGCTTATTGACAATACCATCAATGTTCTTCTGAATGGTGTTGTACTTGGCTTTAATCTGCTCAACAGATACCACAAGTTTGCGCAGCATAGGAATCTTACGCAAAAACCTCTTCATCTTACTAGGTGCTTCAAGGTCATCAATGTTGACCTCATGCAGTTCACCCAAAAGATTGGAAATAAGCTCTGCTGATTCGATGCTTGTACGAGAGTCCATCTGCTGAGACAAAAAGTCATTGGAATAGGTGTCCATAGCCCTCTGTAGGTCAGAGCCATAGCTAGAGATACTTGTCAAGTCCTTTTCGTCAAGAACCTTTGCAATTTCAGCATAATAAGCTTTCTTTTGAGCTGGCAAGTTTTCCGTGTTAATCGTGCCATCATCAGATACTCTCTTCTGAGGCAGATTTCCACTAATGTTCTCGCCATTAAGCTCTGCTTCTGCTTCTTCCACAATAGTTTCAGCTACTTTCTTAGCCTTACGTCTTGACACAGTTTTCTTAGGAGCTACATCTGTTACTTCGTAGTCCTTCACATCAACCACAGTTTCTACTGTTTTAGCCTTAGTTGCCATATTATTCTAAAAATTAAAGTTATTATTCAACATTTTTGCAAATATATGAAAAATAATTGAAATAGCCAAAATTTAAGCGTTAAAAAATATGAATTCATAAAATACTACCCACCTTTAATGATGGGTAGTATTAAATGTTAATTAAAATGGTAAATCATCAGCTTCGTTTGTTTCATTTTTTGCAGTGGCTGCTGCAACTGCTGGTTCCTTTTTCTTGAAAGTTCCTGTTTCAGCAACTGCTTCATTAGACTGAGTGCCACCGCTATTGCTTGATACAAAATCAACTCGGTCTGCGAACACTGAAACGTCTATTGCAGACTCTCCGTTCTTAGTCTTGTACAAAGAATACTTAGGCGTACCATTAATGATTACTTGGCTACCCTTTTTCAAGTGCTCTGCCATTTTAACCGCTCTCTCACCACCCCATAGGACACTAATCCATGTGGTAAGATTCTCTCCACCAATGAAGTCATTGCTAGCGACTCTCATTGATAAAAACTGTTTTCCGTTTTTTGAAGTCTTGAGTTCAGAATCAGCCCCAAGTCTTCCGATTATTTGTAAGTATTGCATGTTTTAATTAGTTTTTTAAATATAACACTAAAAATTTATTATCTTCTGTAAAAGCCCAACCTTGTTTTTTCAATGTTTCCAATTCACTTGATGGAAAATCCGATTCAAGTAACTCATTAACATTTATTTCGTAATAATAATCAAGAGTTTGAAAATCCATTTGCAAATTGACATTCACAAATTTATAAATGTTAACCAATTCTGCTGTACTAACTGAACAGTATTCTACTTTGTTGTCCTTTAACGTTTCCTTTAACTCCTCTAAACTCATATTTTACTATTTTAACATTGCAAAGATATACTTTTTATTTTAAAAAACCAAAATATTTATAGTAAAATTTACAAGAAATATGAAAAAACCTAGTAAAATTATAGCAGTAACGGCTAAAATAGCCTTTTTGCTACCTTCAAGATTCAGAGCAATAACCCTTTTTGGCGTTGCTTATTGCAATAAAGCTAAAGACGCACAAGAAATAAACAAAAGCGGCGATAAAATTGACAGCGTTCTAAAATGCCATGAAACAATTCATGTTAGGCAAGCAGAAATCACTAAAAACTCTTGGTTCTTGTATTATCTAAAGTATTTATGGCAATGGATATGCAATTTCCCATTGGTATTTGTTGGTTGGCACATGGCTTACAAGTTCATACCATTTGAACTAGAGGCATATGCAAATGAAGCAAATTACGAATATGCTTATGGCAAGGCCGAACAATGGAAATTATTTAAGCAATTAACGTTAAAAGAAAAACGTAAATATGCAAAAGAATATAAAAATTCTCTTTACACATTTAGACGTTTTATAAATGACGTTATGTTACCAGAAATGATTGGAGGTTACTATTAACCTCCAATCATTTTTTATTATTCCTTTTAATTTACTCAGCAGCTTTGATGTTCATACGAGGTTTTTTTACATTCTTTTTAGAATTTAATGGTTTTGACGTAGTTTGTTCCTTTGAACTTGTTGTGAACATCTTGAAGAAGGTCATGAGACTCTTGCTTCATCTGCTTTACAACATTTTCCAAAGCACTGATACACTCACTAGCATTGCGAAGACTTGCGATAGCGTAGTCAAAACTACCGTTATCCTCGCCATTCCTTTTCACTTCCGTTTTGGCTTGGTCAAGTCGCATGTTGAAGTTGCCAACACACGCTTCAACGTAAAATTCATCTATCATAGTTGTATTACATTAAATTACCGTTCTTCTCAAGAATGTTGCCATTATAAATGTCAATCACAAAAGGACGCTGCTTGCGCTTAAATTCAGAGCGTACACAACGCATAATAACTGATTCTACAGTTTCGTATCCATGCTTCTCACAAAGCTTCTTGAACACGCCATAGTCAAAATAATTCGCTAGCACATGGCTCTTAATCCTAGAATCGAGGCCAACCCATGCGTGCAGAATCTCATCAACATCGTCATAGGTCTTTCCTGGTGCAATCTGAGCCAAGTCACCACCAGCCTTTACACCATTACCATCGGTAGGTATAATTGCAATTGCGGCCTCAAGTGCCTTTGAATTCTTGTAGATGTTTTCCTTCATCCACTTGGCAAGACCATACACCTCATGCTTCCACAAGCAACCAATGGGATTGAAATCACCATCATCGCCATGAAGAGTCCAGAAACCAAGGAAATGCTCTGTAAGGTTGTCAGTATCAACAACAATGCCTCCCATCCTTGAGGCAATATCATATAGTGTAATCATACGCAAACGAGCTTTGATGTTGCCCCTTGATATAGGAGTGGCATCTATGTTATGGAGAGTTCCCCTACAGAAATCCTCTACAGTTTCGTAAACTTCCTCAAGATTTATCTCTTCGAAGGTGGTGCAGAACTCATTCCCAGCGAGCGTTGCAGAACTAACCTCGTCAGTACCATTTGTGGAACAAGGTAGACTAACACCAATAAGAGGAATGTCAACTTGCTTACACAATGCGGCACACACAGTGGAATCAATGCCGCCACTAATACCTAGAACTAATGTTTTAAGATTGTTATTCTTAACATACTCCTTGATGCCGTTCTCAAGAAGATTAAAAACCTTTGCATAATCCAAAGGTTCTGTACGATAACAGCTAATGTTCATATTATACAGTTTTAATTATTTCGTCAATTCTTTCTTTTACAACAGAATATGGCTCAATATTGCCACTATCTTCAATTAAATCCCAACCCAAAATTGGACAGCCGTATTCATCATCATATTCAACCGTAATACATACTACCCTACCACCATCCCCAATGGATTCTTTAATGTTACTACCATAGTCTGTATTCTTTGATGAAAGCGGCTCTCCTTTATCATCCTTTACCCCAAGAGAGTTCAAGGACTTGATGCACGATTTAATATCCTTATTGGAAGATAGTGTGAATGTCAGTTTATCCTTTGTTTCGACTAGATACTTCAAAAACATTTTTGCCTTGCTCTTGAGTATCTGAAAACAAACAGTTACTTCACCACTGTCTTTATCTTCTGGTTTCGAATATCTAACAACAATATCGTTATTGTCCTTGAAATATTCAGCTGCCATAAACATCGTCTTTGAAAAGGCTCTTGCTGACGTAAAGCTACTAGCCTTGAAAGTAATAGGCTCAACAGTGATTTCAGTTTCTTTGATTTTGTCCATCACAATATTGGCCTCTTCAAGTGCAGTCTTATTCTTAAAGTCTAACTCTTCATCAGACATACAATGTGTTATAGCCCATTCAATGAGCCATTCAGTTGTTAGATATTCCATCTTCAATAGCTTTTTTAAGTATATCAGTGCATCCTATTTTAATAACAGTTGGGAGAAGTCCTCTTTTACCAAATCCACTACAAAAATCAACAAATTTCATAGAAGAAAGAAGATATTCTTTACGAACATTGATGCCTAAATCAACCCTTATAAAATCTTCGTCAATATAAGGCTTACCATCGAAAGTTTCATGGAAATTAGTGAAGAAAGAAAATGAATAATTACGATGGTTTAAATCATGGATTGAAATGCACCCAGAGATAATTCCATGTCCTCCATCATTATATTCACCCCAATCTATTTCATTTATTCGCAAACAAAATGTAATATACTGATATTGCTTTGTAATATCATCAGAAACTGATAAAAAATCAATTTCTCTAAAAATTTTTCGATGATAATCATCCCAATAACGTTGTTCGTAAGCATAACAAGTAGGTGTTTTACCGCTACCAAATAAAAAATTATATTCTTTAAAATTTGGAACAAGAATCAAGCAGCTATCTTCCCACGAATGGCATACCTTTGTTAAAAACCCATTTTCTTTAACAATTTCTTTAATTTGTTCTTCGCTGTACATATTGATTGACTTTTATTTTTTGCAAATATACGAAAAAAAGTTGGATTAACCAAACGATTAACCCAACTTTTAACATTTTTTGCCAATTGGCATAATGATAGAAAAAGTCGATTTTTTTTTAATTTTTCATAACAACTAGGCAATAGTCCTTTTTACCTTTCTGTAGAAGAACATATTTACCCCAATGGTTAGTAAACACCGCTTTTTCATCGTTTACCTTCTCTCTGTTGACTGAAAAGCCGTTTGCCTTGATGAGCTTACGAGCCTCGGACTTTGAAGGAACTTTGTCATGCATGAGAGCTAAGTCTAGGGCTGTAATGCCGTTAATTTTGTCCTTTTCAACCTCAATGGTTGTTACCTCTGACTTAATGGCTTCCCAACCATTTTCATCAAGTTCCGATACAGGCAGGCCACCAAACAGAAAGTCAGTTGCTTGCTGAACTCCAACCAACGCATCCTTGCCATGCACAAGTTCAGTCATGTATTTAGCAAGCTTATTCTGTAGCAAACGTTTGCTTGGGTTCTCACGATGCTGTTTAATCATTTCGTTAATCTCGTCAAGAGGAATGAGTGTAAACAGCTTAATGAAACGTTCAGAGTCTTCGTCAGACTGATTCAGCCAAAATTGATAGAATTCGTATGGACTTGTCTTTTCTGCGTCAAGCCAAATATTACCCTTCTCTGACTTGCCGAACTTCGTACCGTCAGCCTTGGTTACAAGAGGCCATGTAATCATGCAAGCATCTGTGCCGCCAACCATCTTACGGATAAGCTCAATGCCAGTTGTACCATTACCGTATTGGTCACTGCCACCAATCTGCAACTTACAGTTGTACTTTCTGTAAAGCTCTACAAAATCGTAGCCTTGAATCAACTGATAAGTGAACTCGGTGAATGACATACCGTTACCATCACGCTCAAGACGTTTTTTAACAGACTCTTTTGCCATCATGTAGTTTACGCTGATACACTTACCCACCTCACGCGCAAAGTCAATGAATGAAAAATCTTTCATCCAATCATAGTTATTCACCATGATTGCGCCATTTGGCTCAGTTGAATTAAAATCAAGCAGCTTGCTCACTTGGGCGTGAATACCCTTAATGTTATTTGCCACAGTCTCAGCACTAAGCAGTTTACGTTCCTCTGCCTTAAACGAAGGGTCTCCGATAAATGCCGTAGCACCGCCTAAAAGAACGATAGGCTTATGGCCATACTTCTGCAACAGTTTAGCGGTTGTAAAGGCAAGCAAATGACCTAAATGAAGGCTATCTGCTGTAGGGTCAGTACCCACGTAAAACACGGTTGGTGTCTTTAGCAATTCCTCTAGATTGCCAGAGGTGCTTGCAAGAAGACCTCTTTCTTTAAGTTCTGAAATTAATGGATTCATCTGTATTTTATTTTAATATTAAAGGTTTTACTACAATGTTTCTGCATAAACCACCAATCTTTTTTTCCTTATTATGGAATCAGAAATAGCGGCTAACTGTTCATATGTTAGGCTTCCCTTTTTTGCCTTAGAAGAAGAATTTATCCTATTTCTTTTCCTTTTTGATTTACTTTTCTTGAAAAAAAAGAACATGATTATATTACTATTTATTGTTTACAATTTTCAGTGCAAATATATATAAAAAAAATTACAATTACAAGATAGTTAACATTGTTTAACAAAAAAATGAGCATCGACTTTCGTCAATGCTCACGGAAACAGTAAAAGTATGGAATCAGTTACATATTGATGTAACTAAGAATCTCTTGGTTAAGAGCCTTTGCGACAATCTCTTCTGCGGTGAGATTCCTAGCCTTTCCAGTCTTTTCGTCAATGACCTTATCTTCTCCAAGAAGCATACTTATAATGCTTCCGTCAAAGCCTGAGAAGAATGTGCATCCAGCCTCGATAGCACTACCCTCAAAGTCTTGCGTCCTACGTGAAGCGCAATCCCACCAAATCCACTTCATATTGTCCACAAAGTCACTTGGGAACACAGTCTTCAATGACCTTACAGAATACTCGTAGTTGGTAGGCTCTGTACGCCTTGAACGCCAACCATAGCCAACAGGATTGAACTGCATATCACTGACAACTAGGATGGTTGTAGGATACTGCTCAAGAGGAATCTCTGGGTGCTCCTTCCTAATCTTGATGATTTCATCAACGGCAGATTGGAAGTTAGTGCCACCACAGCCCACACTTGGAAGGTTCATAATGCGGTCACAGAATGACTCGCCCTTCATATCATAAGGATATGACACGTCATCGAACATGATGACCTTGTTGTGAAAAGGTCCACTGTTAAGGTCAGCGAAGAACAATGCAAGTGAACTTGCAATATCTTCACATGTGATGTTTTTGAGACCATCTACTCCTCTGTTCATAGAACCACTAGTGTCTAGGCAGCACCATACGTTCTCGGTAATCTTACCATCGGCACGAGCCTTGTCAACAAGACCCTTGAACTGTGCGTCAAGTGTGTGTTTAACCTCAATAGGGATGTTCTTACTGCCACAATAGTAGCCCCTACTACCGCGTGCCTCACGCAGCTTACGAGCAAGCTCAAAGACATATCCAGTAAACTTAGCCACTGGCTGTTGCATAATCCACTTGGTGTAGTCATCCTTCAAATTGTGGTTTGAAAGGAATTTAGAGGTCACAAGGAGGTTAAGAGCACGTCCTGGAATGTGATTCCAATTCAAAGCCTCATAGTTACGAGAACAGATGAGCTTTTGGAAATCATGGCCATTACCACTAGTCTTAAGCTTGTTGTACTCCTTATAGGTAAGACCCATGTGCTCTGCAAACTCCTTTGCAAGGCTGTTGGTAATCTTAGTCCAAGGAGTCTTACACTTGCTCTGAGACTTGATGCGAGGCATATACTTCTTCACAAGGTCAACATGAGTGTCGCAAAGAAGACCTTGTGCAATAATCTCATAAATGGTTTTACGGTTGACCACATTGGTAGCTTCATTGATGTCGTAGAACATCAACGTCCACAAGTCCTTCCAAGAACCAACAAGAGGCAATGCCCAAATGTTGTTGTTGAAAGTCTCAATATGCTCTTTAGCAATCCAAAGCAAACGCTTGAATGACTCGTCACGAGCACCTTGTCCGTTCTGAACCTTATCGGTCTCATTGTCAGCGTTCACCTTCACCTTACGAGTAATCATACGTAGGTAGAATGGGAAACGCAAAGCGGCCTCTGCATTCTCAGCCCAAATCTGAGCTTGGTCTGCAAATACCTCTGCAATAGGACGGCCTCTAAAGTTGCCAGCCTTGCCAAACTGGTCAACAATTGCGCTGCCAGTTGATACGTTTGTTACTGCGCCATTCTCGGTCAAAGTGGTTGACTTGTAGTTAACGGCATTGATAAACGCATTCGTCTTAGTTGCTGTCTTTGTATTCATCTTTTTTGCTGTTTTTGTTTCACGTTTAAATTACTTTGCAAATATATGAAAAAAAATTGGAATAACCAAATGTTTTAACACTTTTTTTCAAAAAAAATTGTATTTATATGTATATATAACGTTATAAATGTAGTTTATTATGAATAGAATTGATAATATAATTAACGAAGAGATTAATAAAGCTATTATTACAGAAGGAGTGCTAGATTATATACGTAACCTTTTTAGAAATTTTACGCATAAGCCTCATAAAAAAAATGGCAATGATGAAAACATTGATAAAAATGATAATAGAGGAAAAGAAACTAAGCCTAAAGAAATTAAATCTAAAGAAGAAATTCGTAAAGAAAGAAAACTTAAGAAAAAACTTGAAAAAAAGAAAAAAGGTAGGAAAAAACGCCGTAACCTAGTAAATGGTGGCTACAAATATTATGATTATGATGACTATGAGAAAAAACACAGAAAAATCAGTAAAGGCGATATAGATTCTATCATTGATAGTATTGACCAAGAGAAAACTAACATAGCAGCTATTGCTAGAGAGTTATTCCCTGACCATACAGAAGAAGGTGCTCAATCACAACTTAGGAAAATCTTGAATCATGAACGCCCTTGTCCAAAGGATATAGCTTCAAAAATTGAAAAAATGATAGCAGCTGGTAAAATAGCAGTTAAATAAAAGGAATGTATTTTGTACATTCCTTTTTTATGTTTAGAGCAAAGTGCTTATTCTACTGCCGTACTCATTTCTAAGCTTTTTAATTGCTTCTTGCTCAATCTGTCTTACTCTTTCAGATGTCAAACTAAGCTTTTCCGCAATTTCGGCCAATTCATACTCTCTTTTCAGTCCATCGCAATCGTAAAGGCCAAACCTCATCATTATAATTTCCTTCTCACGAGGCTTAAGCACCTCTAAAAGGGAAGAAACCAACGTTGAGTTATAATCGTCAAACTCTTTCACCTCATACTCATTGACTGATGCACTAGCTTTGTTGTAATCTGTAACATCACCAAATGCATAGCTCTCATCGTCTTCGTTTTCAACGTCAATACTAGCAATATGTGTGTCCAACAAATCATTTTTGTCCTTAATGCCCTTGCCATATGTTTCATTGACAATCTCAAGCAGTTCTTCTTCGCTAGGATTGCGTTCAGTCTCTTGCATGAATTTGTTCCTAGCTTTTGAAATCACATGGAAAGTCTTGAAATAATTTGGCTTCTGAACGACTTGCGCAGTACCATACTTATAGGTGTTTATTGCCCTAAGAATAAACCACATTGCGTAACTAGCAAACTTGACCCCTTTCGTCACATCAAACTTCTCCACAGCTTCGATAAGACCAAAGTTTGCTTCGTTTATGTAATCAGTCAAAGTTTCTGTAGTGGCATAATTCTTAGCTGCTGCAACCACAAGCCTCTGATTGCACTTAATAATGTAATCACGCGCATGTTCTCTTTCTTTTGGAGTGCCCTCCTTCATCAAAGTAAACCATTTAACCTCATCCTCACGGTCAAATGTTTCAAAATCTTTGATGTCCTTATAGAATCTAGTTGTATTTTCAGAACGGTCTACAAGACCAGTATCGGCTTTAAGATTTATTACGAAACCCATTATTTTACTGTTTTATGTTATTTTTTCTTTTTCAAAGTCACAACTGTTTTGTTAGCCTCATCTATTGGGGCAGACTCAGGAACCGCAACATCTTCCAACATCACGATAAACTCAAGAATGGACTTTTTGTTCTCATCCCTTCTCATAAGTTCTCGCCCCTTCATGGAAAGCGTGACTCTAACTCTGCAACCTTCTTCAATAAATCTTCTTGCGTTATTTGCTTTTGTCTGCAAGTCATGTGTAGCAATATTAACGCTAAGTTGTATTTCTTTAAGAGGCTTCGCATTCTGTTTAGTCTTCTTTGCGATTTTCTTAAGCTCATACAGCATTTTTTCATAATTACAAATCCTAATGATGGGAACATCAGACTTACCTTGTATTTCAACCAAGTCTAACTCCATTTCATCAGCAATTTTACGTGCTTTAGACATAGGAACGATTTCGCTCTCAATTCCTTCGCCCACAATTCTGACATTACCGTTAAAACGTATTTCATCGTTCACACGGTACTTTGAAGAAAAGTCATTCTTGTTACCTTTCGCCATTTAATTCGTTTTCTAATTTTTTTATTTTGTCCTCTAAATCTTTAATCCTATTTTTCCTTTCTTCCAACTCCCTTTCTTGAGACTCTAAGAAGAACTTTTGAAACGCAAGGTCACGTTTTAAAGCCTCCAAAGTAGGAGGCTCATTCATGCGTTTTTTAGCCTCTTCTTCTACCTTGGCAGCTCTTTCTAGAAACAAACGTGCTGATTCACCACTTAACGTAGGTACATCTTTACCCACGTCAGTTGCTAATGCAGTAGGTTCGTCATCGGTTGCAAATTTACGATTTTTTTTTGACACCCCCAAATCTTTTATATTAAACTTTGTTAAACGCTTATTATAAATGGAAAAAGCCTACAATTTACCCACAAAATTCCCATACCATTTCGTTGTCTTTTGCTTTGTAATGCCCTGGTTTTATACCTTCAAACACCTTTTGATGCAAAAGTGTCTCAATTAAATACAGATTTTCGGACACATAGTTATATGTGTCTAACATATACTGCTCTACATCATCAGGATATGCTGCCCCATCTGCATCTTCCTCTGTATTTTTAATGGCTTTGTCTCTAAGTCCTAGAATCATTGCCACATCATCCAATATATGAGTCTGCATTGTGAGCATCACCTTTTTATTAATGGTGAGCACATCATCGTCTTTGTCTTCGATGTTCAAGAATCTAACCAACTTTAGGTGGTCTTCTGTTAGATTTAAATGTATTATCATATTTAATATTTTTTTTTTTCATAAATAATTTTGGCGATTTTATTTTTTCACCGCCATTTTTAATGGAATCATACCATTGGCCGTTTATGTCCAAACCTAAAAGTTCGTATCCAATTGTCTTTTTAATAACGTCTGTGACCATTTTTTTTAAATCTTTCTTCTGCTTGTTTCTTACGTTCCGCTACAGCCTTATTATAAGCCTCGTAGTCGCGTTTTTTAAGCTCTTGCTCATTGGTGTACCATTCTTTCATTTCTTCGGCTCTAGACTTCTGGAAATAGTCAAAAATCGTAACGTCCGTATCTGTAATACATTCATTAAAAATTTTGTGTATTCTTTCCTTATCACCATTACCATCAAAACGACTTGAACCAAGCAAAGGGCAAGCAATTTTCTTACCCTTATACTTGATATTAACAAGTTTCAAACAGCTCTCAAGTGCTTCATAAGAAAGGTAGTCTTTTTGTAAATCAGGTCTGAAATTATATCCAACTGTAATGAAACATAAACAGAATGTAGGTTGTCCGTCTGACTTACATTCCAATATAGTACCTAATTTTTCACTGTCACCATACTTAGTGCCAAGATTAGCTTCATAAGCATAGTGATAGTTAAGCATTACTTTAAGTTGAATACCTTGTGACATGGTACAATAAAGGTTAGTACCTATCAATATCGCATCATACTCTGAAAAATGGTCGTATATGTCAATATCTTTTATAACGTTAATCATTAGGCACAAATCCTACAATTCTTTTATTACATTGAGTGCCCTCTAGTACAGGATGAGGCTCATTTGCTGGAGCATCAGCCGCATCTTCATCCACTTCTGCACCCTCTGTGACAAAACCTATTTTTTTACTTTCCTTTTCACCTTCTGTTACCTTTACTTTGCCGTCCTTTTTAATAAGGTCTTCCAACCTATCAAATATAGCAACCTCAGATATACCGTCAACATAGATGCCTTGAATTACTTCTTTGACGAAATCGAAAGTATAACCCTCAGTCTTTTCCACATACCTTTGTATATCCCTCTTAACGGTTTCATCTTCAATGTCAATTCCACTGTCAGAAAGTTTCATTTCCATGTATGCTTTCCTTATTTCAGCCGTAGGCTTCTTATATTCAATGACAAGATTGAATCGGCTAGGTCTGCATGTAAACCTCTTCTCCAATATCTCTGGATAATTGGTCGTTGCGATTGTTACAACGTTGTCAAACTGACCATTACCGTCCAACAACTGTAAAAGCATTGCGGCATAATAATCATCCTTTGCCAACCTTTCAAAGTCTTCGATAAGAGTGATAATCTTTCGATTAGGTTCAACACTTCTTAATCTGTCCATGCAAGGACTATAAGCATTAAGTTCATCAATGTTATCTATACAAATAACCACACCATCATAATCATCAATGAGTGTCTTGCAGATAATGTTGATGAGAGAAGTCTTACCATTTCCTGGAAGTGAATACAGTAATATGTTCCTCTTATAAACTTGTCCAAACTGTCTGTATCTTTTTTCTGACTTCCAAAACCTTTTGATGTCATCTAAAATTCCAATCTGAACATCATTCGGTAGGGTGTACAACTTAGGCATAATCACATCTTTACTAGAAAAGAAATATCTGCCATTGTATTTATCCCACACTGGTTTATAGAACCCACTTGGTAACATTTCTTCGGTGATACCAATAGGCTCATACATATTACCAATTTTCTCGTAGCGAGTAAAATGTTGCTCTTTTTCTTTTGCCATAACTTATATTTTATTTAAAATGTTCTTCTTGCCTAAGTTGACCTAACAAGGTTTTTTCGTTGTTATTTAATTGGGTTGGCATATATACCTCTATAATAACAATCATATCACCATTCCTATTACTGCCGTAGATAGGCATACCGTAACCTTTGAATCTGAATTTGTGGCCATTGTTAGTTCCTTGTGGAATCTTAACAGTTAACTTCTTTTTATCAATCGTATCTACTACCACTTCACAGCCTAGTATAGCATCTATGACCCCTATACAAAGGTTATAATGTAAGTCATTACCAACCAAATCAAATTTATCATGTTCGATTGCTTCAATAGAAACAATAAGGTCTCCAGGTGTTCCTTTTCCTTTTGGTGGGAAATTACCTTTCCCTTGTATAATAAGATTCATTCCAGGAACTACACCTTTTTCTACCTTTATTTCAGTTTCATTGCTTGTTTTTTGGACAATTCCATGACCCTTACAGTGAGGGCAAGGATTTTCTATGATGTAGCCTTGACCGCCACAAGTAGGACAAGTTTGTGAGAATGACATAAACCCACCACCAAAACTGTTGCCACCTATTACAGTACCACTACCGCCACAAGTTCTACAAGTCTTCCTACGGCTCTCAGCAGTCATGCCACTGCCATTACAATTATCGCAAGGTTCAAACCTCTTATACTTTACTTTCTTGGTAACGCCATCATGCATTTCCTCTAAAGTAAGTTTAAGGTTAATTCTAATGCTACTACCTTTTATATTCTGCTCCCTTGGTGTACGATTTCCAAAACCAAAGTCACCCATGTCCATATTGGCAAAATGTCTAAGAATGTCATCCATTCCCATACCCCCAAAATCAGGACCTCCACTAAAGTTGAAATTACTTTGTGGGTTATCGTACTCCTTTCGTTTTGTTTCGTCACCTAGTACAGAATAAGCTTCTGCGATTTCCTTGAATTTCTCTTCTGCTTGCTTACTTCCTTGATTCCTATCTGGATGATACTTAATTGACAGTTTACGGAAAGCCTTTTTAATCTCATCTTGAGAAGCTTCCTTATTAACCCCTAAGATTTTATAGTAATCTTTTCTTTCTGCCATATTAGTCTTAAATTAAGTTATAATTTATGCAAAGATATAAATAAAAAACTAAATTCCAAAATAAAACACCAAAAATCTGAGGAACTTATTTATAAAAATCCCTCAGATTTAATGGAAATATTTATAGACCTTGCCAAGTCAAATTACTTAACCTCTTCAAAATCAGCATCTTGGATGTTTTCACTAGCTGCTTCCTCTGCTGCTGCTTCATCAGTAGTTGCATTGGTCTGAGTCTGCTGAGTCTGTTGCTGATTTGCATAAACGCGCTGAGAAATGGTGTTCCACTCAGTGTTGAGTGCTGCTTCAACCTCATTAATCTTATCAACGTTCTTTGCGCTCACAGCATCTTTCAAGTCCTTAATCAAACCCTCTAGCTTTGTTTTCTCGTCAGAAGTGATGTTATTCTTCTGCTCTTCAATCATTTTCTCTTGAGTAAAAGCGATTTGGTCTCCCTTGTTCACAGCATCAGCGATTTCACGCTCTTTCTTGTCGGCATCAGCATTTGCCTCTGCCTCTGCTTTCATGCGTTCAATCTCTTCCTTGCTGAGTCCGCTAGATGCTTCAATGCGGATGGACTGCTCCTTGCCAGTGGCTTTATCCTTTGCAGATACCTTGAGAATACCGTTTGCATCAATATCAAACGTAACCTCAATCTGAGGAATACCACGCTGTGCTGGCATAATACCTGTCAAGTTGAACCTACCAACTGACTTGTTTTGAGCTGCCATAGGACGTTCACCTTGAAGCACATGGATTGTAACCTCGGTCTGATTGTCTGCTGCCGTAGAGAACACTTCGCTCTTCTTGCATGGAATTGTGGTGTTAGCTTCAATAAGTTTTGTCATAACTCCACCAAGGGTTTCAATGCCCAACGTTAAAGGAGTAACATCAAGCAACACAATGTCACCAACGCCACTCTCCTTGTTAAGGATTGCACCTTGGATTGATGCACCGATAGCAACTGCTTCATCAGGGTTAACTGCCTTTGAAGGCTCTTTGCCGAAAATCTTCTTCACCAACTCTTGAAGGGCTGGAATTCTTGTTGAACCACCCACAAGGATAACCTCGTCAATGTCCTTTGGCTCAAGTTTTGCATCAGCCAATGCGGTTTCGCATGGTTTCATATGACGCTTAATAATGCTGTCTGCCAACTGCTCAAACTTTGCGCGAGTAAGAGTCTTAACCAAATGTTTTGGCTGTCCTTCTACAGGCATAATGTAAGGTAAGTTGATTTCTGTTGAATTTGAAGATGACAACTCTATTTTCGCCTTTTCAGCAGCATCTTTCAAACGCTGAACTGCCATTGGGTCAGTTGATAAGTCAGCACCCTCATCGTTCTTAAACTCTTGCACGAGCCAATCAATAATCACTTGGTCGAAATCGTCACCACCAAGGTGTGTGTCACCGTTGGTTGAAAGCACTTCGAATACGCCTCCACCAAAATTGAGGATTGAAATATCGAATGTACCACCACCTGCATCAAATACGGCAATGTTCATGTCCTTGTCTGACTTGTCAATACCATACGCAAGAGCAGCAGCAGTAGGCTCATTCACAATTCTACGGACGTTAAGGCCTGCAATCTGACCAGCCTCCTTAGTTGCTTGACGCTGTGAGTCACTGAAATAGGCTGGAACCGTAATAACAGCGTCCGTAACATCTTGACCAAGATAGTCCTCTGCCGTCTTCTTCATCTTCTGTAGAATCATTGCAGAAATCTCTTGAGGTGTGTATTTACGGCCATTGATGTCAACACGAGGATAGCCGCCCTCATTCACAACATTAAATGACACACGCTCTGCTTCACTCTTAGACTGGTCATAGGTTTCACCCATAAAACGCTTAATAGAGTAAACTGTGTTCTTAGGGTTAGTAATTGCTTGACGCTTTGCAGCATCACCAACCTTACGGTCTCCATTCTCCGCAAAACCTACAATTGACGGAGTAGTTCTCTTACCTTCACTGTTCACAATAACAGTTGGTTCATTTCCCTCATAGACTGATACACATGAGTTAGATGTACCTAAGTCAATACCAATAATTTTTCCCATTATTTAAAACAATATTTATTTTACGTTATTTTATTTTTTCCCATCTAGGCTCTAATTTACCTTCACTATTTAAGAATGGTAAACTAGCACGAGTTCCGAACAAATTCTTAGCCCCATATTCTACCATCATTGACTTATCGTGGCTTTTAACCATAATTGGGTCTTCTTGCGGTATCCTTGAAGCACCAATGTACCAAACAAGGCTTAATGTTCCGTCATTCATGACAGTAAGAACATACTTTGAAGCCATTATTGTTCCATTCGTTACGTATAATTCCTTTATATTATCCATAGCAAATACCGTGCCAAAATTAGAAGTGTGCAATCCTATATTTGGTCACAGACACTAAAAGTAATGTGTATGCGGCAATTCCGCAAAAAACTAAAAACAAATCTTTCATAAAATTTCAATTTTTGCAAATATACAAAAAAAAATTGGAATAACAAAATATTATCCCAACTTTTTAACATTTTTTAATACCATTCTATTGTATCTTCGATGAAACGAAAGAAAAAAGTCGCATTTTATGGTAAAAATTCATCAATGTTTTCACAAATGTGATTCAACTTCACAATCAACTCAGCTTCTATTGCATCGTCTGTAAGCATTGTGACATTGTTTGTCTCTAGAATGCCTAGGTTTTCGCCTTTGTTGATTCTACTCAACGCAATCTCAACACCCTTTTGTTCATCAAAATCATCTGATGGGTGACAAATTGACACGCCTAATGTCAACTTTCTCCTCATTTTCTTTGGTTGATATGTCAAAATGCCATCAATAAAACTGTTAGGCTTTACTTCGACATCTACAACCTCTTGAACGACCTCTCTGTTCCGTGTCTGCTCAAACTTTCCCACAACCGTTACGTAATGCTTCTCTCCCTTGGAGTCGATTGCCTTTCCGTAAACATTAAAAATCTTTGTTCTTGTACTCATAACTATATAGTTTTTAGTTTAATTATTTTCTTTAAAACGTATTCTTTTGAATCTTTACTTTACTAACATAATTTGAATCATTTACCAAATTAAGGAATATGTCGTTATATGATGGTGGAATTGGGCCTCCATTTACCCACACTTGCCCCCTGAAGCATATAATTTCAGTTCCAACTGGTAACACACCATATTGGCATTCATAAGATTTGGTTAACACATACTTTTCGTTCATAATACTACTTTATTTAGGTTGACGCTGATATGTTCCAATATCGGTGTCATTATTTTATCCACTTCAATCCAATCGACATATGGCCTAGTACAGTCTTCATACCATTTAACTGGTATGTTCACATTTCTGTCATCGATTGAAAAAACAGCAAATGCCTTTGGAACTGTATTACCGTCTTTGTCTTGCTGCGGATTCTTTCTTAAACCATATAGTTTTACCCCATATTTTTCAAGAGTTTCTAATGGTTCTTTTAAAATTTCGTCATGCCTCATGGTGTCCAATATAAATCCAACGTTGTAATCCTTTATCCAACGTTTCATAATATCAAACGCTTCAGTGTTGATTACCATTTCTCCACTTTCCCATGACGAACACTTGGTAAGTGTGTAATCCCAATCCACTGCGATAGGAATTACCCACCTTCCGTCTTCACTTCTTTCACTATAGAAAAGAATTTCATCAATTATTCCATCGTATTTCATAACCTATTTACATAATTTTCACAACTCTCTCCATGAAGAGACATAAATATAGTTTTCTCTTCTTCACTTAACGACTCTGTTAATTCTTTTAAAAGCCTACAATTTGGAAACGATAAACAATTAAAACAACTTTTTTCTTCCATTAATCTATTTCTGTGATTTCAGGCTTTATTAAATCCTCTGGATACTCTGCCCCATCATTCTCATAGTCATACATCCTATGTTTCTTCCAATAAGCATGTTTAAGCCTCCTAAGAACACCTTGATTAAGTATTGTGGCGTAGCTGTTCCTATCATCATATTCTATTTCTATATCTGGATTATCTTCCACCACTCTAGATATGAATTCAGCAAATGCCCTTGACCTACTCATACCAGCTCTACAGCAAATTCTAAAATACATAACTCCATCATTTATCATCTTTTCAATAAAATCAACAGCTTTTTCAGCTTGTTCCATACTCATTGTTTTAAATATATGACCATTATAATTAACATCTGTTGAAATATCGTCAAAATCGAGATTTAATACATTTGGATGGTCTTTAAAGTAATGCTGCATTTCTTCCATTAAATAATATCTTCTACATTCTTCTGTGCCTATAATATCTATAAAGGCTTTGTCTTTTTTATCCTCAACATTTTCATCGTTTAAACCATCTTCTTTACATTTTTCTTCAAAAAGATAATGCGATAAAACTTCAATTTTTAATTCCATCCGTAATAAATTTTATGAATTCTTCTTTATTGTAAACATTATTATATTTATATATTGGTATATCAATTATTGATTTTTTATCATCAACAATATACAAAACATTTAAACCGTTTTCTGTACATTTATTAAATTTTTTAATATCAGCTTTTATGTTTTTTTTAAGGTTTTCTTGAGGCTCAGATTGGCCACCAAAATTAGATGGAATAAAATGCTGTAAACCTTGACATTCGAATACCATTTTTTTTGAGGGAATATAGAAATCTAGCCTTTGTTTGCCTAGCCAATTTAAATATTCATTGCTGTAGTATAGGCATACGTAGTGGTATTATAGGCAGCAGTGCTTATTGTGTAAACACCATTGTAATCGTTATAATACCATTTTGGTGATGGCTTCTTTTCATAATTCAACTCTTGCCTCATCCCAAATGTCGTTTGGTTATATTTCAAATTAGAGTTTTTCAAAAAGTAAAACGCCAAATGCAGATAATCGTCTTCATTGTCAGTATATCCCTTAAATATGCCAATAGCAGCACTAACGCTAAACTCGCCTAAGACTTTTTTTAAGTTCTCTAACCTTTTGACAATTTCATCATGTCCGTACCTTTTAATCATAGTAGCTCCTCCCCCCAATTTTCAAAATCCTTAGACATACTATCTGTCTGCTTATTTAAATGCTTGTGCAAGTTTTCCGTTGTCAAAGACAATACAACACTCAATCCTACTATGCTTCCTAATATAAATATTTTTGCTTTTGTTTTCATAACACTTCTCTTAATCTATCTGTTACACTTTGTAATGGTATTAGTTCATATTCCCCATCATCTTTAAGCCATACTATCCTTCTAGCTATCACCTTCAATCCTATGTCCTCTAGAGGAATCTGATATGCAGACAATTGAAGAGTGTAATATGACAATGGCTCTTCAAATAAATCACCAAACGGAGGTGCTAAGAACCTTCCCATTTCTCTACTGAAATCCTTTTTTAATTCCTTGTTGGTTTTAAAGTCGAATATACACAATCCACTTTTTGAATCATCTTCCTCATCTTTATAATAGAAAAGAATGTCAAATGTTCCACAATAGTCTTGTTTAAGGTTTGTAAGCTGTTTGTTCTTTCCTGTGTATACCTTTGTTTCGGCTAGGACAAAATGAAGATTGGAATGTAATTCATCATAAAACTTCATTATTGCTTCTTCCTTTGGCCTTGTTGGTATTAACCAACCCTTATCTTTTATGTATTTACACTTGTTTTCTTCTGTTATAAACTCTGGATGGCCATTCCTTAACCATCCCAATGATTCCCCATATGCATGAACCAATGTTCCGCTTGTCGTTGCTTTTAAATTGGCGAATTTCCATTTATCCAACCAATATTGTGGTGTCTCACCATGCTTTTTAGTATAAGCCACCGCTTGCGCTTGTTCGTCAAATGGGTGCGCGCAAAACTGATGCGTTACCTCTGATACTGATGGTAATTGCTGCCCATTAAGGAAATACTTATGTCCATCTTCTATAAATTGAAGGTCTTTGAATTCTGATAATATATTATTTCTTATATCTGTTACTTCCTTTGGCTCTCCATCTACTTTGATTAGTTTTTTAGCCATTATATATTATATTTTTGCAAAGATATATAAAATATATTAAAAAAGCAAATTAAATAATAAAAAAAAAAATAAAAATAGGATAACCAAATTAATTGATTATCCCATTATTTATTTTCCTATGTTCTTTACACATCATTCCTCTAACAGTTAATTTCCATATGTACTCTTCAAATGATTTGGTTATTCAGAACAAGGTCCTGCTTGTTGCGTTATAGTTGCATCACAAATTTTAACATTACCATCCACAGTGCAAGTAGCTGTTATTGTCCATTGTTTTTCAGTGTTGTCACTGTTTGTTGGTATAGTGGCAACTAATATCTTATTGTATGGGTCAACCACACTAATTGCACTAGGAACGCTCCATTCCACGGTGTAATCGTCATACTTACTCCAACTTGTCTCGTGCGGAGCTATACATTTGCGCAAAACATCCAAACTTAACTTCACTTGCATTTCATTGCATGGAATGTAAATTAAATTCAAGTCAATGTCATCATCAGCATTGCAAACTAATTCAACCGTATCAACTTTACAATTCGCACTATATGTGTAAGAGGTGCAAGGGCATAGTTCGCTATTGCCTTCTTGACAAACATTAAATGGTATAGAACAGCTCTTTCCATTTATATTAAATGAAATTATTACTTGACCACTTCTTCCAACAGTTTCACAAGGTATTGCATCCATTGAGGCTGTTATAACCATATTACTTGTATCTAGAACAACATTTGTTAACCATGAAGGATAATCTCCATTATTGATATGTATGTTAGTAACATCTTGGCTCAATAACTCATAGTTGCCAATGATAACATTTGTGTGCGCACTATGGTCAAAACAAGTTACGCTAGACACGGACATTACGTCATCACATTTAACGCAATCAGTCCTATCAACACAATCTAAAGTAAATATCATACTATCAGTGTTGCCGTGATACTCTATAGACAAAGTTTCTGACAAATGTATTGGATATTCTGTATCTCCACTTGGGCATATTATTTCATCAAAATGTCCACTAGCTGTGCCTGCATCTTCATTACCTTGTATATCTCTGTATACATCGACATATTTATATCCACAAGAATCTACCCAATTATAACGGTCATAATAATAACCAGTAGCTGTTATAGCATAGTCGCCGCCTCCACAATCAAATGATTTTGGGGTTGTTTCATATACTGTAACTCCAGTATAATGACGGCCTTCATAGGAGGTATAACCACCTGTTAATGTCTCTTGGTTTATTGTGACCGTATCACTATGCTCAGTTCCTTGGAAAGTAACCTTACCAGTTACTACAGTTGTTCTAGAACTTGCAGAAATGCTGCCGTTTTTATCAACGCTAAATGTTGGATATGAAATACTACCAAAGTTGCTTGTAGTCCAAGTCACATTACTATCTTGAGTCTCTGATATTGGCTGTGTTGATGACGTAATCGTGCAGTTTGAGGCCATATACTTGGTATTCCTCGTAAAACCATATGAATAATTTAAAGTAGAATTGCCTCCGCATTCACTTATAGTTGTTGGTTCTGCTCCAATTGAAAATCCATTAAATGTAGTATATGCTACTGAAAGGTCTTTTTGGTTAACTTGTTGATTTTCGGTATAAGGATTTATTCCATCATTATAAAAAATACTATTAACAACAATACCATCAATGTCATCCTCTGGACTCTTTCCTTCTACATGGTTTGGAATAAGTGTTCCTCCAGTTAATTCACTATAGGTTGGGCAATAACTATCATTGGAAAAATCTGGTTTTGCGTCTTCATTAATATGGACAACATTTCCATTGTAGTCCTTTATAAGGTCTCCAATGAAACTTTTAAGGTATCCAATCGTAATAATTCTCAAACACTCAGTTTGTTTATCTACTATTGCCATTTTGTTGTTTATTTTATTTTTTATTTTCTAAATCTTTAATCTTTTTCTTAAGTTCTTCATTTTGCATACTTAAATTAATACAAAAGTCCTCTAAATAAGAAAGCTTAAGCATCATAAATGCAGTATAATCAACTGCCTTAAACCCATCTTCCTTAGTATAAACAAGCTCACCTAATCCAGCAGCTTCAACTTCTTGTGCTATTACACCATATGTTTTCGTTCTGTGTGGGTCATCTTTGAAGACAAATGATTTAGTATCAACTCTCTTTACCTTATTGAAATCATTCCTAGAAACAGTCCTAATATTATCCTTTAATGCAATATCTGAAGAATAAATAGCCCTATTTGCTGTTATAGTTCCATCTACTTCAACTGGATATTCAAAAGTATAATAGTCAGTTTCATGCATGCCATCACTATTTTTATGATTCTTCATATGACTGAACTCATTAGGAATCGTAAAGTTTGTCGTAGTACTTCCGCTTAAGTTGGAGCATTTTCCATTTTCATTTCTAACATCTCCATACACTGAGCAAACTTTTGCACCCAAGCCGTCATTGACAACCACTGAACCACTAACAATAACATCCCCATCAAAATTTGTGATAGGAGAATTGATGTTAATCGTTTCACCATTAATTGTGGTCAATGTAGAAGGACTAGAACCACTGCAATTAACACCCACATTGGTACTTTCTACTCCATAAATGGTTACATCAGCACCAGCAGTTTCGCAAATAACATTATTCGCAGTAATAAAAATATCATTCTCAGCAGACTCAAGAATGTCTTCCTTTGCAGTCAAGCCTAAATTACCTACTGCTGCGTCAACAATGACTTTATTACCTCTAACGGTTGTCGTTGCTGCCGTTGTAGTTCCATCACAGCTAATACCAACGTTTGTATTCTGACTGCCATACAACGTTATGTCTTCTCTACTGTTCAAGCACAAATCGTCTAATACATTAATAGTAACTTCGTCACCACCAAGGTTAATTGTAGTACCACTAATGTTAATTGTAGTAGCAGTAGTTGTGTTGTTACAGTCAATACCAATGTTGGTTTCAGCGCCATAAATGTTAGCGTTTGTTGCACCACTTATACAGATTACGTCACCATTGACATCATAGTTTGTGATGTTAACAGTGCCATTCGTAAAGTTCTGTGTTAGGTTAGTTCCACCTTCATTGATTGTTGTACCTTCAATATTTGTAGTGGTTGATGTGTTGTTGTCACAAGACCTACCAATGTTCGTGGTTGCACCATAGAAATTAGCGTTTGTTCCTGCTGCCACGCAAGTTGCACCAGTTGAAGATACGTTCACAGTTCCACCGCTTCCAGTTATTGTCTCACCGTTAATCGTGGTTGTTGTAGATACGTTTGCGTTATGACAGTCAGCACCGATATTGGTATTTGTGACTCCATAGTAAGTTGCATCCACGCCAGCTGTTGAGCAAAGGTTGTTGTTTGCTGTAATCACTATGTCGTTTTCAGCAGACTCAAGAATGTCTTCCTTTGCAGTTAAAGCCAAATTGGTTACTCCAGCGTCTACAATAACCTTATCGCCTCTGATGTTCGTTGTTGCGGCTGTGGCCGTATCATCACAACTAACGCCAATATTTGTATTTTCACTACCATAGAAAGTAGCATCACCACTAGTTACCTCTTCACAAATATTATCAGTTGCCAATATATGCATTTGACCATCCTTATTCATGGCTATTACAGACTTAACTGCATCTGGATAAGGGGCTTCAGCAGCAGTTAACTCTATCCTTTTAGTACCGTATAAGCTAACCACGCCTTCATCAGTTCCATCTCCGCTTGCAGCCATTGCTATATGATTACCATCAACTTCAAAGGTGTCACTAAGGAAATGAGACTCTGTAACGTTAACATCTAACAAGCTTCCGCAAGAACCGTCTAAACCTTGAATCTTGGTTGTTCCTTGAAGTAAAGCGCCACAAGTTGTTGTGATTGAACTAAATGAAGGATTACCGCCATTCATTGCATACATATCCATATTAACAGCGAAACCAGCGCCATCCTTAGTTCCATCTGGTGAAAGTGGATTGATTTCGTCTCCATGCATGTCCCTAGCTCCGTTTACATTTGAACCATAAGGGGTCTTTGTAGGAACTACTTGGTTAATCTTAAATAAAAGCTGTGATTTGTTGTTTTTAAGGTCTTGCTCAGTAGGAGTCGTTACAGTTGCTGAATAAGGGAAAACCTCTTTGTATTCCATCCAATCTACAATAGTAGCATCCTCTGAAAATCTTACAACTTCGTTATCTGTGTTCTTTGTGGAGATAAAAGAACCATTTTTGTTAGCATTCACCGCCAATTCGCCCAATTCTAAAGATTCTGGTGTTGGCTGCTTGTCGAACACACTGCTATGGATGTGTTGGACTTTTCTTCTGTCTTTTGCCATATTATTACTATTTAGTACATTAAGAAAAGCAAATATAGATTTGCTTGAATTATTTTTAATAATAAATAGTCATAAATGCAAAAAAAGAGGGTGGTTAGCCCTCTTTTTAATTAGATTGTTTATATAAACCTTACAAATTTTATGAAGGATTTTGTTTTATATTAATTTTATATTCAACGTCTCTAGTTCCACTTGTTCCTTTTACAACAACGTCTGCTTCGCGGCATACTCCAGTTGTGTTTTGTGTTAAAGACCAAGACACTTTATTTAAACTACTATCCACTGTCACTGTACAGAAATCATTCGTTATTTGTGTACTTGAACAGTTATACGCTATACATAACCCAGTGAGTACCAAGTTTTCTCTAACTCCATTTATTGTATTATAAACGTCCTCTATTATCATTGAATTATTATATGCGCCACTTTCTATTGTAATATCTTCTTTTTTAATCACTCCGACTCTATCACCTTCATATGTTACTCCATCAATTTTCATATATCCTCGAATTTCGCGTCCAGTTCTACTAGTCATCTTGTTTTCCAAAATTGCAGATTTACTTTGAATATCATACGTTAACTTGGCAACATATGAATAGTATTTTTTAGTGTCTGCTGCACCTTTATTAGCATTCTCTGTAGAATATGCATAAACATTACCACTATTTGGGATAGTAGATACTAATTCAGTATTACCACTTGGTACAAATACAAACCGATTAGTACCATCACCATGTTGCATTCCGTCTCCTTTATAAGTTTTATATGTCACCGTACAGTTACCATTCCTTTTTCCATTAGGAGAACCGCCACTACCATACCAATTGGCATAAAGATTACAATAAAGTTTAGTGATACCTTCACTTATATAATCGTGGTCGCAAATTTTCTTCCAATTTACTAATGCGCATTCATCACCACTTTGTGTATTATCACCTCCATGCTGTAAATACATACTTGTCACGGCAGATATTGCAGCATTATTAGAGCCAACAAGCCCATAACCAACTGGACAATCATCAAGCGTTCTGTCAACTATTGGTAAATAACTACCTTCTACATATGTTGCTGTATCTAAATCATGACCGTCTTCATCAGTCCAAGTAAATGTAAATGTTAAGTAATCGAAATCTGGTAATATTGTCATGTCTTGTCCACTTTGTTCAATCTCCAAGACTGTAGATTCTTTTTCTCCTAAAACCGCTTTAAATTTAGCACTTTTAATTCTATTCACATTGTTTTCTAAAGCATTATAGACTTTAAACAATTTACCATCAGAAGTTGTTCCTGTTCTTTCAAACTCGTAATTAATCTTGTTACTAGCTTCTACTTCTACTTCAGTTAATACAACCCCATCAGATACAATGTTATGGTCTGAATCTTCAGCCCAATAATATACAGTGAATTGCTCTTGTATAGAACCATCTAACATAGTCTTATCAGATGATATTTTCACGGTAAGATTACCTTTTTGAACTATGTTAAATGTTTTACAAGGCTCGCCATTAAAAAGAAGATTTGCAGTATATGTAGCTTCTAAACCTTCATTTCTTTCACAATCTATAACTACTATATTGTTTCCGTTAGGCTCTATTCTTGTAATATCACTACATTGAACTGAAATAAGAGAAGAAGGACACTCACTAGTAAAAGTTGCGACAACAATATTGCCACCCTCAACTCCTTCTTGTGGTATTTTATTAGTAGTTGGGGTCACAGTTATCTTATTGCAGCATTCACTTGAACTGATTCCTTTAACCGTTACTGTTTTAGAACATTCTTTATTACCATCAGTATACGTAACAGTATATACTATGTCTTGTGTGGTAGTGTTTTGCGGGAACGTAAATGTTCCATCGCCACCAGTCACACCAGAATCAGGATTTACACTCCATCCCATATTACAACTATTTATTCATTAAATTATTTATTATATAAATATTTATTTCGCCATAAAACTAAATATTTTTTCTTAAAAGAAAAATTATGGGATACGTTTATTTAATAGGAGAAATTGGAAATGAAAACAGATTTAAAATTGGGGCTACAAAGTGTAAAGACATTAACAAAAGACTTAAACAATTGCAAACTGGAAATTCAGAAGAATTATATATCAAAGAGTCATTTGAAACCACACGTCCGTTTAAACTTGAAACAATGCTCCATAATAGGTTTAAAACATCCAACCTTATTGGAGAATGGTTCGAACTTTCAAAAGACGATGTAAACAACTTTAAAAACGTTTGCCACAAATTGCAAAATATTATCGATTGCTTAAAAGATAACCCATTTTTTTAGAAGGGAACTATATACTTGTTGACACAAGTTCCAATTTTTGGATAAATATAAAAATCTGCAAGAAACATTAAAAGTTCTTGCAGATTTTTTATTGATTGATATTGAGCGCATAATATTCAAGCGTGATGACTGCCATTGGTATGCACATAGGAATAATGTATAAAGAAAGAGCAACCATTACTGATTGCTCCCTTTATTTTTATGTTTATGCTGCCGCAGTTTCAACCGTCCAACCAGTTGGAATACCATTAACACCTTCAACATTCCATGTTGCCGCACTGTTCTTAACAAATGTTCCACTTGCTGCAACATTGTTTACCCAATAATTTGTACATGATGTACTTGGTGTTGTGGTAAACATTGCTTTTATGTAATTAAGACTTGTACAACCATTGAACATATTATTGTAACAACCACTTTCCAACGTTGTTGCAGGCAAAACAGGTGCTGTTGTTAGACTTGTACAACCTTGGAACATACCTTGATAACAATAATTTGTTAATGTTATGCCAGGTAATTCAGGTGCTGTGGTTAGACTTGTACAACCATAGAACATATTTTGGTAACAATAAACTGCCAACGTTGTTGCAGGCAAAACAGGTGCTGTTGTTAGACTTGTACAACCTTGGAACATACTATTATAACATTGTGTTGCCAACTCTGTTGTAGGTAAAGTTGGTGCTGTGGTCAGACTTGTACAACCATAGAACATATTAGTATAACAACTATTTGCTAATGTTGTAGCAGGCAATTTAGGTGCTGTTGTTAGACTTGTACAACCTTGGAACATACTATTATAACAATTAGTTTTTAATGTTGTTGCTGGCAAAGCAGGTGCTGTAGTCAAACCTGTACAATCTTTGAACATACTATGGTAACAATCACTTGTCAATGTTGTAGCGGGTAACTGAGGTGCTGTTGTAAGACTTGTACAATGTTCGAACATACTTTGGTAACAATTATATGTCAACGTTGTTGCGGGCAAAGCAGGTGCTGTTGTCAAACTTGTACAACCTTTGAACATACTACTATAACAATAATTTACTAACGTTGTTACAAGCAAAGCAGGTGCTATCGTCAAACTTGTACAATTATAGAACATACTATTATAACAATAATCTGCCAATGTTGTAGCAGGTAATGATAGATTTTTAGCGCTAATTAATTTTGAACAATTAGAAAATAATTGATAAAATGCATACTTTTTACCTGTCAAATCAGTTTGTACAGTAAAATTATCTCCAAAAAGCAAAGACATTGAATTACCTTCAACATTAAAATTACCAGTTGAACTAAATGTTCCAATGCCATAAGGATTAGAAGTACTTGGTGTTATTTCTGCCCTCCACATTATCTTACTTCCCACTGTAACGGTAGGTGAAGGAGTATTAGCGGCTAATTCTGTCCAAGTAGCCCCACC